TCTTGTTGTTTCTTGCTAACAGATATTTGGATAGTTTCTATTTGCACCTGTTCCTGAGCAGTCATTTTATTTATTCTAAAGCCTAGTTTTAACAGATATTTTCTTTCCAATTTTACATCACCGACGCCGGCCTCAAAAATTTAAAGAAATTTATTTGTTATTTATTATTCGGGGACAGAAGCACAGAAGGCCGTGCGTTGCCACTTATGGGCAAGGGTCGCGGGTTCAAGTCCCGCCTGTTCCATTTTTCACTCTAGTATCAAAGTTAATTACACTGTATTGTTTTTTCAAACCGTTGGTTTAATAATACGAAGAGCCTTATTTCCATAGGCCGCCGCCATTTCCGAGAAAGAAGATCCTGCAGATCCCAGAATCTCCGAACAATTCGCGAGCCCCAGAAATTCTCGGAAGGCATCCTGGATTCCTTTCAGAAGATCCCGATGATAACACTCTGTAGGAAGGACCATTACCCGCCCAGGATAGCGCGCGAGGACCGCGGCTTTTTCTACTGGGCTATCCGTCGCCAAGAAAAAGATAGTCGCAGCATTATAGGCGTCCATGGCCCGGAAAAACGCCTCCGTGGGCGAATCCTTAATAGAACGCGCATTATCCGTTCGACGAATATGAACTCCCACTGTATTCGGCGGAAGCTGCGGAACAAACTCTGCACGGGGCTTCAAGCTCCTCAGATACTCCAGCCAGCGCTTCGGGTCCTTCCGATAGAAACAGCCATAGGATTTGAGACGCAGGCCGCTGCGCCCATCCCAATCTGCCTCGCTCAGACACATTTTAGCGCCCTGTAGGACGGCATCATCAAATGATACGGCCCCGCCGCTAGGCAGCTGAAACAAATCCGTAAACGTCGCACCGAACACGGCTTCTCGCGGCCACGATATTTTTACAGGCACTCCAATGGCCTCCCCAGCACAAATCCCCGAAACAGTTGCGCGCAGACGATTAGCAAAGCCTGCGCACACTTGTAGTTCCATTCTTTTCAGCTATAAAACGCCCCGTTAAAGCCGGATACGAAATGTATACCGAATATAACGCAACGGCATACGCATTCTTTTAAACCACGATCTCTCTCCAAAAATCGTGTAAGCAACATAGCGGTGTATCGCGTGCTTCTTAATAAATGCGTGCTCCATCATGTTTGCCCCCGTAAGACACTTACGATACTCCTTATATTCCGCCGAATTCTTGACTTCATTGATCGCATTCTGCTTCGCAATCTTTAAAGCCTCCATATGATTCTCAACATTCACTTTGAATTCCCTTTTCTTCACGGCCAACATTCTCTTATATCCGGTCAGCGCCTTCCGCGCAGCCGTCTTCTTTTTCTTAATCGCCTTCACTTCTGCGGGAACACCCTCCTTCGCCATGACTTGTGTAACACTCGCCTCTATTTCTTCATCCGTGTGACTATGGTGCTGCGGGTGCTGGTATAATACACTGCCGCAGTTACAATATACAACGGCAGAATGATAGTTGGCCTCGCATAGCTTCAATATACCGCACTGAGAGTGGAATTTCAGATCACAACAGGGTGATTCCATAACCTTCGCGCCCTCTTCAATAGGCATTGCACAGTGCGCACACACAGACATTCTCTAGAGGATGCGTGCGTGCTTGCTTTAGGTCGCGCTTTCGCCGAGAAGCCTAAACATATTTTGTCATTTATATGTATTCAAGCCACCCTGGAAAAACTACGCTCCATTCTATCCCGGCACTTGCCGCATGTGCAGCCTCGTGGGGCATTCTACCTTCTCTCGCCGAATCGCGTCAATGATAGCATCTATTCGTGGAAGAAGGAGCTTCCCACGGTAGACCCCTACTACGCTGTAAAGTGTAATCCTAGTCAGCGCCTTCTCAAGCATTTACATGATGCGGGCGTCGGCTTTGACTGTGCTTCCGAGCGCGAGTTGAACGAGGTCAGCACAGATAAGACCGCGAGCAACATCGTGTATGCGAATCCGTGCAAGTCCTTTCACAGCATTCATGTTGCGAGGAAAATGGGGGCGCCCCTGACGGTCGTAGATTCTCTGGAGGAGGCTGCGAAGTTGGAGAACTATAGTGGTGGGGCGTTGATCCGAATCTTGGTAGATGACACTGGCAGCAAGATGCCCTTTTCAACCAAGTTCGGGGCCAGTCATCACGAGGCCATTGACATTGCGAATTTTGCGAAGAGTATTGGCTTGAATATTCGTGGCCTGAGTTTTCACGTGGGTTCTGGCACGAGCAATAAAAATGCACATTCTTCTGCGATTCATAAGGCGCATTCTGTTATTACGCGCCTGCCGAGTATAGGGCATCACAATGCGGATATTATTGATATAGGCGGGGGCTATGTAACGGACCAGCTTCGTTTCTGGGACACGGCCCGCTCTATTCGCGCGGCCATGCGCGTCGTGAATGAAGATAGGCTCTACTCGGCGCCCCCCATACGATGGATTGCGGAACCTGGGCGGTTTTTCGCAGAACGGGCCTTTGATTTCTTCGTGCAGGTGATTGGCAAGAAGCCGGCCGAGTATGGATGGAAATACACCATAGACGACAGTTTATACGGGCAGTTCTCCAATATAATCTATGACCACGCGCGGCCCACGTGGGTGCGCGTTTCTACGCGCGACTCCAAGCCGCGTAACTGGTACGAGGGCGTCATTTTCGGTCGCACGTGTGACTCAATAGATGTGATCGCCCGTGCGGAACGTATGGAAGAGTTGGAGGTGGGCGATTGGCTCTGGTTTCCCCACATGGGTGCCTATACACATGCGAGTGCATCTGAGTTCAATGGATTTCCCAAGCCAGAAATCTTCTTGGCGGAAGAGCCCTATAGCATTCGTAAAAGGGATGTAGAACATCTTGTTCCTCATGGCGTCTCGTATATGGCGCCACTCGATGTGGCCTCGTTTTGGGGGAAAAATTGAGCTGCGGGTCGCTGTGTAATAGGGTTACTATATACCATGTCGGCAGATGAGTGTGCGATTTGCTTTGAGAAATACAAGGGGAAGCGCCTGGTGAAAATCACGTGCCAATATTGCCCAGTAAATGCCTGTCGCGGATGCCAGCAAGCGTATCTGCTACAGTCATTTGACGATCCGAACTGCTTACAGTGTAAGCGCGGCTGGAGTTCAGAGTTCATGGCGGCGAATTTCCCTCTTTCATTCCGCAACGGGGCGCTACGGAAGCATCGGCGCAAGATTCTTCTGGAGCGCGAGAAGTCGTTGTTGCCGGCCATGCAAGTGTATGTGGAGTATCGTCGCAAGATCAGCCATTATCAAACGGCGATAGCGGCTGTGAAAGAAGTGCTGGGCGACCCGCACACGCATTCGCACATGACTCCAGAGAGCTTGCATCAGGTGAGTGAAGCCACAGCGCAAAAGATCGTGAAAACGGTCGCCTATCGTCACGGCAACGCGCTAAGCCTGCGTGTGCGTGAGCTGCGGCGTATTACGGGGATCAAGAAGGAGATTGAGAATCTCACGAAGCAGTCGGCCGCGTATCAGAAGATTCTCGCGGAGATACCTGATACGGATGGAAGGGCCACGACGGTCCAGGAAGTTCTTGCGCGAATGCCCGAAACCGATCCTGTCCTGCCCGAAATCGAGCTCCTCATTGCTCAACAGACGATGATTGAGAAGAAGGTGACCGCAGGGACCGCAGAGTTTGAGAAGCTGGACGCCGAGTTCAGGGAGCTCTTTGCAGCATACAATACCGCCACACGGGGCCTCTGGGAGAATAAGAACCTGTATGACGGGGGCGAGGGGAGCGGTGAGCGCGGCCCACGACGCGAGTTCATAATGAAATGCTCCGACGAGACCTGCCGTGGCTTTCTGTCCTCTGCCTACAAGTGTGGGACGTGCGAGAAATGGACATGTTCGCAGTGCCTGGTGACGATTGGTGCAGACAAGGACGCGACGCATGTGTGTAATCCGGATACACTTGCGACGGCGAAGACGATTAAGGCCGAGACGCGCCCCTGCCCGAAGTGTGGCACGCGCATCTTCAAGATAGATGGGTGTGACCAGATGTGGTGTGTTATGGATGGCTGTAACACAGCCTTCTCATGGCAGAGTGGCACGGTGATTGTGGGGACGATTCACAACCCGCACTACTATGAGTGGTTGCGTCGCCAGGGTGGTGGGGCGCCGGCACGTGAAGTGGGTGATATTCCCTGCGGAGGTCTGCCCACGGTTGCGCAACTCATGAGTTATATGCGCGACAGCTATTTGAGCCACGCAGAACGCGACTCTCTGTATGAGATTCATCGGAATTTGCGAGAGCTGATTGAGATGCGCCTGCGTGATTATCCTGCGCGGCAGCCGCAGCTGATGAATAAAGATACGGATGTGGGCTACTTGATGAAGGAACTATCGGAGGAAGAGTGGCAGAGGCAGTTGGAGCTGAGCGAGGCCAAGTTCTTGCGTAAGAAGGAGATCGGCCAGATTCTTCAAACACTTGCAACGGCTGGCTCGGATATGATGAACCAGATTACGAATCAGGCCCGAGCCGCATCGCGGGCTGCGGCAGCCTTTGAAACAGCCGCGCGCACAGGGCGCGCTGCTGCGCAGGACACGGAACAGGACCGCCTTATAAGAGCAGCTGCGAGTGCGAAGGCCGTCACGGTGAAGCACGATGCGGCCATTGCTTTCTCGGCGTGGTTCCGTGACGTCGGTAAGCCCGGTCTCGAGCAACTCCGGGTATTCGGCAACGACTCCCTCAAGGATCTGGCCAAGCGTGATAGGATGGCCGTGCCGCAGTTTGAGGAGCAGTGGGTCTGGGTCCCGCATCGGGCGATCTACAAGCCCAAGAAAGAGGCCGTTGCAGTGGATCCCGCGCCAGGAGTTTAAAGTCGGAAATCTCTAAAAGAAGAAGATGTATCGCTGTGCTGTGATTCACTTGGATTCTGCAGCAGAACGCATGCCCATTATAGAAAAGCTCCGTAAAACACTGATTCATACCGTGGAAGTATATTCTGCGAAGGATGGAACAGACTGGGAAAAATCTTCCAAGATTGCGAAAATGCACCCATTCGAAAAAATACCCGTGCCTCGTGGGCATCTTGGATGTACTCACAGTCATATTGATATTATTCACGGGACTCTAAAGGGGAAACATCAATATGCTCTTATTTTTGAAGATGACTGTGAAATGCTTGCAGTCCAAGATGATATTTACGGATTTATTCACTATACAAAGGTTCTTCCCGTGGAATGGGATATGATTCTCCTGGGTGCGTCTGAATACGTGGAATCGGAAAAGATAAATGAGATCTATACCAAAGTCAAACGATTCTGGGGGACGCACGCGGTCATAATGAAAGAGAAAGCCATGCGCGCAGTTTTACAGACATTTGCGGATGCACAAAAAGAGGGTGTATTCCTTCCAGCCGATTGGATGTATAACGAGGCTATAAAGAAGCATGGACTTACATGCTATGGGCCTACAGAACTTAATCGCCTTTGCCAACAGAAGCCTGGCCTCATTTCCGCAATCACGGGAAAGCCGCGCGTTGCTCCCAAGCCAAACAGTAAAATTGCTTGATTTTTATATCACACTGAATAGATCATGGCCGAAGATAAAAGACAGTGCATACTATGTTTAGAAGTTGATGCAACAAGCATTGTAAATGGGGAAGGGGGTGAAGAATATGTGATCTGCACAGAATGTGTAACATACTGTGAAGAATGCAATAGCGAGTTAGAGCCAGGTAGCGTGTATATTGTAAAACTTGAACAATATATTCTTCCAGGTGGATGGATATTCGCCGAAGCTGGGACAGAATATAAAAAAGAAGAATACCTCGCGGTATATTGCGGATATTGTAGGGATATGGTTTGTCGCACACACAAATCAATGAACTGTCCTAGCCGTTGCGAGAACTGTTGCAACCCTTGTAGTAATCAATGTGAATGCGAGAACCTCAGATAGGTAAAGCCTCATAGTTGTCATTTCCATCAATATTTACTTTATTAATCTTATATCCCAAGGTTTGAATATAACTCATCAATTCAACGCCTGTATTAACGATCCCTTTCCAATGAATACTGTTACTGCTCCAGCATTCAAACAATATAACCGGTTTATATTTCAGAATAGTTTGTTCCCCACCCTTTAACACATTCAGTTCATGCCCCTCCACGTCTATTTTAATTAAGTCAATCTTATCAAATTGAAATGAATCCAGGGTTTCCAATGCATATTTATTTTTTGTGTGTTCAGGGTTGCCTGTTTCTACCAATTTACACCCACCAATATTACAAGTTTCAGGAAGCATCATTGTAGTTTTTTTATCAATATTATCTGTAAGGGCGCAATGGCGTGGATAAATAATAGATTCCTTATTGTTTAAAAAAATATTTCCACATAGGGCATAGTAAGAAGAATCATATGGCTCAAATGAAAATATTTTTCTATTTTTAATAGCAAGGGGTATAGACCATGTACCAATGTTTGCACCGATATCTAATATAATAGAATCATCCTTAAGATATTTTTCGGCGTGTTTAATTAAGTTATTCTCCCAATAGCCGCGTGTAGCTAAAGAATTGGATATTGTATCGTTGCCGTAGCATAAATATGAATATTTATCAATACTGTTGCAAACTCTTCTGGATGACATGCTGTTATAATAAGAATATATCTTTATACTGGCACCTTTTGCCGCAGATTACGTTACTGAAGAAAATGAGTTATCCATTCCCAATTTATTCATTCCCCATTGAAGGATACGCTTGACTTTTACCTCGGGCAAGAAAGAAGAATACATTCTGAAGTCGAACATGCTGCCGCTGAAAAGTTCGTCGCGCAGTTCATAATCTGAAAGATCGTTCATCCAGTTGGACTTTCCGAGATAGTTATTGCTGGTCACTTTGGCCTGTGGCAGGTATCCCTGTTCTTGTGTGGCAATGAGATTTCCATTCACATAAATATGAATATCTGGGCGCATAGCATCCATATTTTTTGCTGTAACTGCAATATGTGTCCATTTCTTAATAGGAATGGCGCGATTCACTTTTATTTGCACTTTGCGAAGTTTCTTTTCCCAGACTTCATAGATAAGAGTGGCGCGGGTAGCATTTACGGGAGAATCCAACGGTTTTGTCTGAATGGCATCAAGTTTCCTAGGAAAATCGTTAAACCCAGGACATGTATAATCATCCACATTCGCCGATGAAGTAGAATATAGATCTTGTGGTGTCATTTCTTTACAGAATTGTGCGCCACTGGGTGCATCAGGAACAGTGGTTTCTGGACACTTGGCTCCAGGACGCAGTTCATTCGGATCATCGCCACCCTCACCCTTTCCAACAATACCCATGAATACGTTATTCATACCAGGCCCGTCTCCAAAATCAAAAATGTGTGCATTATTAGTGAATTCATCAAATTTCACCCAGACGCTGAAGGCGCGAATAGATCTCATTTTAATACTATTACCAAGCGATAGCTCAGAACTATCCCCTAAACGAATGAATTGATCTTTGCCATTAAAGAATACTCCCTGCGTAACTGCAGGCCGAGGCGTTTCGTCTATGCGTATCCCCCCTGCGATTTGCACAATACTTTTATCTACATAATCTTTCATGTCATCACGGAATCGTAACCACATTTGACAACCCGAATAAAAATCCAAAAGGGTAACAATCTCTTCGGGAGGGTCGGTATCAATTTCCTCAAAGGTATTAAAACCAGTGTCTGTCGCGCGCAAACAAAGTGGTTGATATGTAAAGTCTTTCGCTTTCAAAATACGACAATATGCCTGCCGTCCCTCTTTTGTAATATCACGCATATAATCATCGCGGCTTAGACGAAATCCATCTTTTACAGTTGCTGTGCGAAATCCTATAGAACTCGTTCCAACAGTTCCTGCAAGCGCGCATGCAAAAATCGTTCCATCAGTATCTGTCCCACGGGTGAGCATGCGGCAGAAATCATTCAAAACTCCGTAACGCTGGACGTCAGCATAACCCGCAAAATATCTAAGATCCTGATAATACCCCTTTTCTTCGCGACCAAATCCAATATCGGACCTGCGTGAAATAAAGTTTGTAAAAAAATTTGAAGTAGGAGGCGGCGTTTCTTCAAGCGTAGTTTGAGCAATTACCTGAAACCCTTCATTGAGTTTATTTGGAGCATATATTTCAAGTATCAGTGCTCCCAATAGGATGCATAATCCAACCCAGACTACTCCGGACATCTACCGTCATGTGTCAATTTAAGCAGCGCCCTTTTACTCCCTATTTTTTCAAACGGCACTATAGAAAATGAATGATTTATCATTCATAATGAGTGGTGGGCGACTACTAGGACAAGGCGTATATGGCTGTGTATTCGATCCACCGTTAATATGTCGTGGTAAGAAAACTCCCATAGGGGGGTGGAAAACAGGTCGTCTCGGAAAGATGTGTGTGGGTGGAGATGCAAAAAATGAGTTAATAGCAGCAGAGCTATTTAAAAATAAGCCGGAATCTAAAAAATATTTTATCCTTCCTATCATGGAGACAGTATGTGAAAAAAAACCAGGGGAACCACCTATCATTGAATCTCAGCAAATAGAAAAAGATCTAAATAAATGTGAGCCGCTTTCAAGCAAGGGCGTAGATGTAATGCAGCACTTTGAAATGGAATATGGTGGCAAAGACCTCCAAAGCTCTTTTAAAAATATTAAATTGAATCCGAATGATTTTAATTATTTTCAGTTTATGGAAGATTTACTTGAAATAGGGGCATATTTGGTTTTAAATGGATTTATCCATAATGATCTTCATAGTGGAAATCTTGTAGTTAATAAAAATTATCACCCTCGCCTTATCGACTTTGGACGTTCATTTTATTCTGCGCGTATTGATAAAAATATTGTCGATGGATTTAAAGCATATTATGATCCCACCCTTTCTCAGCTTCCACCAGAATGCACAGCACGCGACGGAATTGCAGAGGGAATACCACTCGAGACTATTGTAAGTGACATTATTAAAAGTAAAAGGGGGTTCATAGTTGGTGAAAAACTCTTTGGAATAGACCGATATGAGCAAGGATATGAATTCATGCGATTTTGGAATAGTTCGAAAACTGCGCAAACAAAAGATTGGGTATCTTTTTATCGCTTATATTGGCCGGTTGCAGATTCATGGGCCGTGGGGACGATGTTGTGTAAAATTCTAGAAATGCTGCATACAACATATTCGTTTGAAAATAATGAAAAATGGGGTCAGCAATGGAAAGAAAAACGCCCTATTATTAAAGAAATTATTACCGGCCTTCTGAAAGCCTCGCCGAAACAGCGTTTAGATTGCTTGGAAGCACTTTATATGTATAATCCTATGAATAAACTTGTCATTAGTAAAGCGGGCAAGGCCTGGCTTGACAAAAAACAAGAGATTCGTAAAAATGTACCCGTGGCGACTAAACCCTAAGCCCTGGAGCTCCTTTTACGCGTTTTTCCACCACCTACACGTAAATACAAGGGCTGCTCGCGAGGAACACACATGAACCCACAAAATATATCGTAGTTTAGATCACTCCCATTTTTGGTGTAATCTAAATCACATAGTTGTGGATTCCATATTTTATGCCCTCCCGCATCAAGATTAGTTACAGGCCTGGCACCAGATTTCTGTGACCAATAACCACCTTTATCTTTCCGCAAAAAATGATAATCATCGGATGCATCGACTACGAGGGCAATCTGCGATGTTTTCGGCGGACACTTCTCCTCGAATTTCGACATTTGAACGTTCGGATTATCACCAAGAATACGTTTTACCATATTTGGACACGTTTTTGGCTTATTAGAATTAAATCCAACTGTTCCAGATGCACTACCGGGCTGATGAAAAGGAACGTTACAATCTCTTACTGTCCTACAATCCACTAGCTGTTTCGGATCATTGACATTCATAGCATACGAAAAACAATTGTGAGTATCTTGTAGCTGAAATTTTTTATTCCAGAATTTCGGATCATAGTTTGGCTCCCAGCCACTTTCATACGATTGTGCAGGGCATGCGCGTAAATGTTCCTTACAAAATGCCTCCCCAGGAAGTGATTTTGATTTACATTGGGAAAGACACTGACACTGACTCTTTCGCCCAGTTTTGATTATTTTTTTCGTCCCCTTTTTTATTTTCTTCTTCTGCATTATCTACTTTAGTATTGGAAAGTTGTTTTTTAACAGCATCCACTATTTCTGTAGGAAGTGCGCTAAGCTCTCCCTGCTGAGGTGTAGGCGGAATGAGCGTGATTGCCTTCATCTCAGGCTTCCCTTGTGACACCTGATTCTGTGATTCGGCGATCTTATAATATTCTTCCTCCACCTGCCGCATCCGTATCTTTTCCACAGAGTGGCAAAAATACACGAACTGGTTTTCGTGCGTAGAGCTCATGTGAGGTGGATGAACAATGCTATATTTTCCAGTCAGCTCAATATACTGCCATCCCTCCGAAATCATCTGTTCGAGCACAGTGTGCAAGTAGTAGTAGCGCTTATCGAATTTAAACAACGCAAGGAGCGCATTACAAATCGTCACAAAAAGCGAGACAATCCAGGTGCCCCAATAGATACTGACATTCGTGTTAGATACACCCTGTATAGAAAGAAGGGCTGGGACGATGAGAGAGCCCACCGTTATAATAATACGCGATGTGTGGAACATGAACGATATTTGCGCCGTACGATTACGCAGATGGGTAACAAGAGGGACATAGCGCCCTTGCATCACTGCGCGTTGTAGTTCATTCAAAGGGACTGTTGAGAGGGCCGTCTCAAATGGGGGGATGGTGGGCATGACGCTTTACACTAAAATTGACCAGGATTTATACTGGATGGTGCGAATACTTCCATGAAAATATGGTCATCCGCGTTTGTGAGTTCCCCCGATTGGGCCACGCTTGCCGTATCACTGCGTAACTGGGACCGGATCACGGAAGATAATCCGGGGTCCAGGCTCGTATGTGAAATGACTCATCGGGCTAAGAAGGTGTATATTGCTCTCGGAACGCCGAACACGGAAGTAGTAGGCGATGATTTATACGCGCCGAACTGGATCCTGGATAATCTAGGGGTCACTGGTTCTGGAGAGGAAGTGGAAGTGAATTGGCTAACCGACGAGGCTTTCCCAGCCGCAACGCGCATCGTCCTACGCCCGCATGATTCCGCATTCTACGCGGTGGATGCAAAGGAGGAACTGGAATCTGCACTCACGCGCCTTGCCGTTATTCGCCAAGGCGATACGCTTCTTATCCCCTTGGCCGCACTCGGAGACTATGAAGTCGCATTTGATGTGGTGGTCACGGAGCCGGCGAATATTGTTCTCGCACACGGCGACGAGGTCGTGATGGAGTTTGAGGAAGCGCTTGATACGCCGCCGCCCGTTGTTACACCTGCGCCTGAGCCTGTTGCTGAGCCCGTGCCTGCCCCCGTGCCACAGGGTATAATGCTCGGCGGCGACCCAAATCGCATCATGCCCGATGGACGTCGTTGGAATCCTTGGCGTGACGGCCCTTGGAATCCAGAAACCTAAGGCTCTTTGCATACAGTAGGAATAATGGATATTGTGAAAGGCGCAGAACAAATCTGTGGGTTATTTACAGCCGGCAAACCATTTTTTGTAGGGCGGAATGGGACGATCGAGACGGAAGTCTTACATTTCTGGCATCTCAGGCGTCGTAATGGACTCAGTACTCCCTATACGGGGCGGCTTCGGCAACAGCTTCAACGCAATGCGGGAATCTTCCCCGATTCCGATGAAAGTATCGATCGTTGGTGCGCTGCCTATGTGGATGCTCTAGAGGTCATGGACGGCGGTGCAGCGGGCTGGTATAAACCTCTTGTGCCGATGGAAATATCTATTCTTGATACGTATGCCGCGAAAAACAGTTTCCGCACACCGCTACGAAGCCTGGAGCCCTATTACGTCGCCCCCGATAAGCGTTGGACGCAGCATCTCGCTGGAAAACGTGTATGTGTTGTAAGTAGTTTCACAGAAACGATGCGAAGCCAAGTACAGCGTGAGGGGATCTGGGACATAATAGATTATTCTGCAACAACGTGGAGCTTTGTAAAGACTGGATATGCGCCGGCGACTGCACTCGGAAAGGCGACATGGCCTGTGGGGGATACGTGGGAAGAAGCGGTCAAATATGTTGTTGAAAAAGTTGTCGCGAGCGAGCCCGATATTTGCTTAATAGGATGTGGAGGCCTGGGGATGGTCATTGCTGGGATGCTAAAACGCCGTGGAATCTCTGTATTTGTTCTCGGCGGCGCGATACAGATTCTTTTCGGGATAAAAGGGCGGCGCTGGGAAACACACGATGTCATTTCAAAATTCTGGAATGACAAATGGGTTTCACCTGCAGCGTCAGAAGTTCCTGGGGGGGCCGCGAGCATAGAGGGGGGGTGTTATTGGTAGCGCGATGTGCTGAAGTTAAACGCGACGACTGCGACGAGCAGTTTTCCTCTTAAAAAGTGATGTTACACCGTTCCACGCACGCCTCCAGCGACTTGTCCCTGCTCTCGCCGATCCCCGCGCAGTTGCATTTTGGTGGTTACGCTTGCCAAACTTTCTTCCAAGTAATACCCTGTCGTATAATGTATTTTTTGCCGCTTTAGTCCAAGAACGACCCGGAACATAAATGCCTTCATTGTGCGCGAAATTTTTTCCAAGAACGACCCGCTTTTTTACTGAGCCTGTTATACAGCCCTAATAAACCACTACGCCGGCGTGCAGCGGGTTCTGCAGCGAGTTCTGCAGCGGCAGCGGCAGCTACAGCGGGTTCTGCAGCGCGTTGAAAAGCCCTTTGACCATGTTGTATAAAAGCATTGCGCCGCGCAGCCACCACATCCGCCTCATTCCCACCTGCCGCGCGCACACGCGCCTCCGCCGCCGCTGCTCGCGCCGCTAGGATCTGCACTTGCATCGCAGCCATTTTCTGCAACATATTTTCCCTCACCATCGCCCGGCGATGGGGCAGCATACTGTATCTATAAGATAATATTATTAAAAATTACCATCCACCGACACATCAGCGAACGCCCCCCCTCAAGGGGGATTTCACGGCATATTAATCATATTTTATTCAATAGATGCGCATACAGATTGCGAGTGACCTCCATTTAGAACTACGGCAAAAGATGACTTATAAAGAAATCCTTACACCCGCTGTGGCCCCGATTCTGGCGCTTCTCGGCGATGTCGCGCCCCTAAATCATCCGAATCTGAAACCCTTTTTAGAATGGTGTTCTGAAAACTGGGAGACCGTCCTTTGGATTCCGGGCTGCATGGAGCTTCTTGGGCCAGGCTCGGATAATGAACGGCGACACATTCCCGACTTGGAAACGGCCGTCCAAAAAATGCGCACCATCGCCGAACCCTTCTGGAATATAACCGTTCTAGACCATGATGGAATGGTCAGCACCGACGGGGTCTATATTTTCGGCCTCCCCTTCTGGAAGTTTCCACGCGATGACGGCCATGTGTGGCATCCCCACTTTTTTCGCTACGTAGAAGCCGAGCCAAGTCCTATGAATCACGATTTTCTCAGAGGCCTCTATAACCGCGATCTCGCCTGGATTCGCGCAAAGCTAAAAGCCCAACATGAACCCGTGGTTATTCTATCCCATTTCGGTCCAACCACCTGGCTCCAGGAAGAAAGTTTCCTCGGCGACCCCGATAAAAGCGTCGTGTTTCCCGATATAGAAGAAGTTCTGAAAGCACCTCTTGTTGCATGGGCCTGCGGGCACGTGCATCAATCGGTTCAATACGTCAAAGAATGGGCCGATGCTACCGGCGCCAAAGGCTCCGTTCTTCTCACCGCAAATGCAAAAGGGCGGCCCTATCAAAATCTACAGTTTCAACCTGATGCTGTTATACGCATTGATCCGTCCCTACTTCGCCACTAACGCCGGGCGCACTTCACGATTAAATTCCGCCTCAAATCCGCGAATAGAGTTCTGAAAATTCACCCCCGGCCTAAATGCAATAGGGCGCTTCGACTGAATATACGTTATCGCCTGCTCAGACGTCATGTTACGTGTCGCAATCAAATACATGGCCACAGACGCCGCGGAACGCTGCATACCTGCTGCGCAATGCACAAGCACAGCGGAGCCCTCTGCTTGGCCTCGACGATACTCTTGTGCAATCTTATAAACGATTTCATAGGACCACGATTTCAGTTTATCAATATCTTCTTTTTGAAGGCTATCATCAACAGGGACACGATATTTTCTCGGAATATCGGGGTTGAATGGAATATCTTTCGTGCAGTTGAAAACGGCGCGAATGTTCTTCTGCTTGGCGAAGTTCGCGTCACTTGCCGCCGCACGATTGCCCAACCAAAGCCCGGGAATAATTTCATCCGCCTCGTTCGACTTTTGATACATCTCTTGAACGTTCATTCTCTATTGTTGCCAGTAAATTTGACAGGGTATTTACACGCTACTATATTTACCATGCCACTGACACGCCATCTTTATAGGGATGATGAGGTCATAGCTGCCCTCATATTCTGTATGTTGCGTAAGCGCTTTGTAGAGGCTGCATTCTGGTGTTCGGAACTTCTCGATTCCGGCCTCGTAACTGAGCTGATCGACACCCTTAAAGACGTCTGGCTCTATGGATTTGGCGTGAAAGCACTGAACTGGCTTCGAGTGTTTCGAGCTGCAACAGAAGGTGAGAGCATTGATCCTGAACAAATGCTTCGTCTGATAGGGGGGCTGAGAGAACCCGATAGAAGTATTATTACTCTTTTGGCTGAGCCGGTTTTAGAGCAGCCTGATCGTGTAAATGTGTGTAAGGTCTTGCCCGAATTTACGCCTTTAGAGGCATTTGTGGCGCGTGCGATTCTTCAAAGGAAATCACGAGCGGCGTGGGGCGGCATACGTGGAATGGAGGCACCCGATAAGTTTCTCTTGAAGATCGCCATGATTAAGCATGGTGTAGCGGGCTGTCGATGTATAAAGATGATTCAAGAAGCTGGGTTCAACCACCCATGGAAAGAGCGTGCCGCCATTGTAGCAGCACTCTGCCTTGACCGTGCAGAATTTACGGCATCATGGAATCGTATAGCGGATCCCCCGCTGCTCACAGAAGTTGCTAGGGAGTTGGACACGTGGGCGGCAGCCCTGGGACGTCGATCGCGGCGCATATATACGATTCCAGGAGAATGCCTTCATTGGCTCACTCGGCGCGGGCGAGAACTCACTGCATACGATACAAATGAGAAAGAAATCATGGGTCGTCTAGAAAAGTCTGCTGCGCTTTGGGGCTCCGGATTCTGGGATTCCGCTGCAGAAGAATTCGGTGGCTGGGCAGCAATCAAGCGCGACGCTGAGCCGCGTGAAGCATTCTACGCCACCTATTTCCCCGATGATATTCCCGATGAATGGTCCTCCGCCGATAGGAAGAAATCACATGACAGAGGGGTGCTACACAAGGATCAGAAAGCCGATGCATCACGCGCAATACAGACACTCTTTGCACGCTGTCCCGCTGCTGTGATTTGGGGCCCCCTACTTCCCGTAAAAAATGCAGAAACATGGGCCGAACTCTGGTCCGACATTGGCCCCATAGATGTTACTCAGTGGAACTTGACACCGGTGATCCGACAGCTGATCGTTGCCTAGCCCGCTCATCAAGAAGTTTCTGCTTGAATATGGATGCCTTTTTTGCCATAATCTCGCGTGGTGGCAAAGAACAAATATCCTTCGCCCTTGATCGAATGCGTAAGATTTCCTTTGTCATCTCTTCCATCGTCGCAAAGTTGTATTTCAGCATGTAATAATCCCTACAGAGCTTAATCCATGTCTCAATACGATTCATGCCTCCGCGATTATTCAGGCCCCACATGTATAACTCGTAACAGAAGTGCTCGCCATTACGATCATGTTCATCGTCAATAAACTGATGAACAAGCTCAATCGCTTCGGGGCTATTCAACGTGGTGAGTTGCGTATTCATGATGTGCTGACCGATAGTCTCTCCAAACTTTTTTTTAAGAATTCCCATGTCATAGTTGCAAGAAAGAAGTGCTTCCAAGGCCCAATGTGTAATTTGATGCGCCCGAAGCTGATTCAGCACACACATATATTGCAAATATGTGAGATCCACATTTGTATAGGGGTTCCGCGGAAACCCATATGTGGGAAAGAGATAACTGCTCTGAAGAACGCGGTCGAGCATAAGACGACGAATGGTGTTGCCTTCAAAGGTGTAACTGCGACGGGCGGGCCAATCTACAAATACGACCGGCCTTTTCGGCACTTCGCCCGTCACCAAGTCCTCTGCGCCATTGGATTTGAGCCTACGCGCGAGCCAGTTATGCACAAGCTTTCGGCAGAGCTGGACAAAGCGCTGGTTCTTTATAGCAAGCGACATGCAGCCGCGTAAAATTCTCATTTCCATTGCACCAAATATACCTGGATTTTTCATCAGCCTCTTTATGGCGTGGAGAATAGTTGTAATCGTATTTCCATGCAGGCAACACATTCTATTCTTCACAGCGTGGTTATTGCACGGGTAAATACACCATATACGGGCTTTAAAGTCAATGGAGGGTGGAGGCGGGAGTGGCTCACATATGGGGGGCTGTAAAGGAGGTGGTGGTGCCCTTCTCCTATTACGCACACGCACCACTGATATAACTCGGGTTCGCCGCCCGAGGCTAAACACTGGCAGAGGTTCGGACATTTCTGTAAAAATATATGAAGGGGGATTGCAAACTCAATTTTATTAGCTAAGGAGTTCGAACAGTACTAGTTTTGCAGAAGCAGTATGATAGTAACCTTTCGCCTCATATGACGCATCATAACACGTGCCATCATCTGCAACCCAGAGTGGTTCTTCCTCGTAGTCAAGTTGTTTGAGAACGGGAAGAACATGTGCTGTAGGTTTGGGTGGCTGCGCATACAAATGTTCTGGACACCGGCAGACACCTGTAGCGTTCCAAAGAACCGCTTGACCGCATGCTGTCAGAAAGAGGGGGGTATCAGGTCGCTGACAGATATACTGGCAGCGCATATTCTGCTCACGCGTATCATCGCTCTCTTCAAAGATATAAGGCCGCACTTTCTGCGATCGTAGGGCTTCCACCAAGGGGGCATGTGGTTGCCCAAGTGTTTTAGCAATGTCTTTTGCAAGTCGTAGCATATTGACCTCTAGAGCATTTTCTAGCGTCTCCCAGATAATCGAGGGAACCGCAGCTCCAAGGCCTGTAAAGGGTTCCATGATTTTTGTTACATTGCCGCGTCGCCGGCAGCTACATACAATTTTATTCAACAGGTAGATGGTGAATAATTCAGAGTGGGGACCACATCTTTGGAAGATCTTGCATATAACAGCCGAAAAATGTGGAACACAGCCTTCATATTTGCTTCATATGGATGAAATTCGCGCTTGGATTGCTTTAATAGAACTTGTGGAGGCTATTTTACCATGTCCCCTTTGTCAAAAGCATTATCGTGAATGGCGAAAAGCAAATCCACTACGGCGCCTCCTAGAAGAAAGAACAGGGGCCTCATTTCAACTTGCGGCAAGAACTTGGCTCTGGCGCCTTCATGATGCTGTGAATGCACAGCGAGGTGTAGCACGACTTAGCACAGATGAGGCTGTAGAATTATATTCTACATTAGGATCGTCTGATCTTCAACAGGCTTTAGAGAAACTGTTGGAGGTCTTGGAACGTGCAAAACTTCAGCGTTTAATTGATGGGGCGTATATACGAGAATGGCGAAAACGCCTCGCAACTCTTCGTGTGCTTATTAGGGTTTAGGAGAATATACACAGGCCATGGGCGTTTCATCTTTTGCAGAATATGGGATTATTTGCTGCGCGATACCAAATACATCAGCAGCACGCGCGCCACAACTTTCGGCGAACTTATACCACGCATAACCTACTCCACCGCATACAACTAGCGCAATTGTAATTCCAGACAATGTTTCTGCACCACCCGCGACACCTCCTATAAATCTCGACAGGAGGGATGTATTATCAACAAATCCTCCACCTGTGAGTCTAAATCTTAAAAATGGCAAAATCAGCGCCAAAAAGATCGTTGCAATAATAATTGTTTTCGCTCGCCTCATACGATGTTTAACGTCATTTTTATCAATGAGGGGATCCGCAGGAATATTATATATAGAAACAGCATTTGCAAGAAGATATCCCAGAAAGAATGTTATATGCGCAGTCCAATATGTTGGTCCAACATTGTCACTGCCTTCTATGCCAGGGATAACAGTATTATCATCCATTGCATTGTAAATATGAAATAAATTTCTATTAGAGAGGGCATCAACGGCGTCTGTAATAAATCGTAAAATATATACTAAAACCGGCAGAAGTGCTATTTGGCCTATAAACAGCACGAATAATCCGATACTTCCTAAGCCCATGGCTAAAAATCCCACAAAACAAATAATTATATACGGGAGGTGTGTAAATGCAGCCAACACGCGTGTTTTTAATGAATGCATAAAAGTGTCTCCATTGGCCGGGACTACGTCTGTCATTACTTTAAACGGTGATTATTTAGGGCATACATACATCTTTTTCCCACCTGCAGATCGATTACGTAAATATGGGATGCCGAGTAAGTTAATACTCGAATCTCCAAAGAGTCGTTTATTCTGCATTACAAGCAGGGTGCCTATTATCAATCCAAGTATAGAAGAACCGATAATATTATAATATTCTTCACATCCGTACATAAACCGGAAACTCCCTACCAAAGAAACAAGCGCTAATAAAAATGTAATAGAAACGTAATATCTAGTGGAAAATGCGGGACCAAGGGCTTCGAGTTCTTTTGATTGATTACTTAATGTATTAAATACATATGCCGATGCTACACTCAGCATATACATTGGCGTTGAAGGAAATACATATTTATGACCTGCTGGGCCCTCCATTATATCATCATTACCAATGGTGCGTGTTATCTTATTTGTGCAAAATGAGTTTCTATCCACCGCTGGTCTATACCTATCAAAATCCATACCTGGCAAGTAATGATGTGCAAATATGTGGATTCCCAACAAAATAATACGCGCTTCGATCAAAGATGCAAAGAATGTGCCGAATGCAGATGATAATGTAAAAAGAGCATAGACGCCTGATGCCGGTAATATCGCATCAGGTAAAATAGATAACATATATGGAATTACATCCGTAGCCGTGTTTATTGCTTCAGTAATACCTTCAGCCATCCTGACCTGCCTTAAGAAAAGCGACGAAGATAAACTAACAAGATGGGCATCCCTTCATATTATAAAAGACTTATTGATCGTTTTCCTAAACTGGTGCAAAAGGGCATACGAAAAACCACATCCGACGTCCTTTTGATGGATTTTAATTGTCTTATTTATCAGTGTGTTCGAAATGACTCGCTACCACGCTTCACTGCGAATACGCGCGATGAGTGGGAGCGGGCGCTGATTGATTTGGTAAAAGCCTATACAGTAAATGTATGGACAACAGCGGGAAGGCCGGCAAAGGTTCTGATTGCCGTAGATGGAGTTGTTCCGATGGCCAAGATTCGCCAGCAGCGAATGCGACGATTCAAATCGCGATGGCTCGCGGCAGAAGAGTTATCTGCAGGTGTTCGGAAACCGGGAGAAGAAACTTGGGATACGAATGCCATTACGCCCGGGACGGAGTTTATGGAAAAGCTTGGGCGTGGGCTACAGGCTTTAGCGACGGCACGTGGTGCAGGCTGGGAAGTTAGTACTGCATCCGAGCCCGGAGAGGGGGAACAGAAGGTCATGGCCTGGGTTCGTTCTCATATGGCCGAGGTGACAGGAAAGTCAGTCCTAGTGTATGGCCTGGATGCGGATTTGATTGTCCTCTCTCTGTTGAGTGTTGCACGCCATGTTCCTGGCGTGGGAAGTTGGAAACTGCTGCGTGAGCTGGCCGAGTTTGAAGGGGGGAAACAGGACGGAGGAGTGTTCGGAACTCTTGACATTTGCGATCTTTTGAAGATTCTTGTGCCTTCTGCGACGACACCCGCAGAATACATGCTTGAATATGTGTGCGGCATGAGTTTCCTCGGCAATGACTTCTTACCGCATTCTCTTTCTGTAAAGATGCGCGAGGGGGGGCATGATCTGCTCTGTAGGGCATTGACGGAGATGCATGAGAATGGTCTGCGCCTCATGGGGGCTGATGAGAAGGTGCTTGGGGCGGGGATTCTGGGGCTTGTGCATCGGTGGGTTTTTGAGGAAGAGGGGTGGATTGGGGAGAACTTTTCGCACAAATATAAGATGCGTCCCATGCCCCCTCGGAATGATCGGGAGCGTCTGATGATTTCAACGGAGCGGCTCCCTTTGGAGTGGATGGCCGAGTCGCCCGTATGGAGTGCAGAGCGGGGCTTTGTAGAGGGATGGCGGGATGTTTATAGGGAGAAGTGGCTACACGGGGCTGGGGCGCCGCAAGTGGTCGGCGAATATCTCCAAGGGCTTCAGTGGATTGTTGATTATTACTTGGGGAAGCCGGTGAGTTATTCGTGGTATTTTCCGTGGAATGTGCCGCCTCTTTGGGGGGACTTGGTTACACAAGTGCGTGGAGGGCTAGTTGTGACTGCGGCCCCTGTGACATTGCCGGTGGCTCCACAGGAGCAGCTGGCGATGGTTTTACCGATGGATTCTTGGTGGCTAGTGCGCGAGCCGAAGCTGCGGGCCCTGCCTGCGAAGCTGCCTGCGTATTGGCCGGCGCGGTTCGGGTTTTTCTCTGTAGGACGGCGATGGCTCTGGGAGTGCGAGGCGGAGATTCCTGTGCTTACGGCGGGGAGGCTCCTTACGGGAATGTAGGCACCGTAGGGAGAGCGCCACTGCGCGCATACTCAATCAGAACGGTTCCGTTAGACACATAGGAGACCGCAATGCACTGTGTGCCGGTGGGCGCAACGGCCGCGCCGACAAATCCAGAGCCAGGTGTGGTTGTAAAGGCTCCGCTGTAAAAGATAGTGAGGGTTGTTCCGGTCGGGGGCACACTTGTCGCAGTTATAGCCACCGCCGCCGCCGCCGCGAACGAATAAAAGGGGCCCAAGTTTGCGGCTGTGCCGAACGCATAGGGGCTGGTTGTCACCACATACGTAATGGCCTTCGTGGTGCCTGTAAGCGCCAGCTGGCCGCCCAGAGTGACATTGCCAGCCGTATTCACGGGCTGGCCCAGACGCGTGGGCACGCCGCCCGCATTCTCAAACGCGTCCTGGATCTCCACGGACTTGTCCGAGTTGTAGATGGTAAAGATGGCCGCGTTGGGGTCAATAAAGCCCTTCAGGCCGGTCTGCGCGTCATACACCATCACCCAGAATTTGTTGGTGTCCGTAGTTCCAACGACGGCGCCACTGTATGTGTCGCCTAGCGCCAGACCAGGATTCGCGCCCGGATACAGCTTACGACCCACCTCGCGCAGAATACGTCCCGCCGGGCAATTTGTCGCAGAAAGGGCCACTCCACTGGGAAGAGTGCTAGTCGCTACAAGTCTTCCCTCCGTGCGCAGATTTGTCGGGTTAAGCTGGGTATTGTATTGGTAGATACGGTTGCTGTTGAACGGCGCCGTCGTAATGTACGAGCGCTTGCTGCGATAGTTGTCACCTTCGTATGCAAGAGCCATTATACTAAGAAATCCGGTTTTATTTTTCCGGTTTTAGAGATCTATCGCAAATCAAGTAATAAAACAACGCATTTGTTCCAGCCACAAAAAGTTGTAGAATTGCTAAAGAGATCGTCACAGGTGTGAGGTATTTCAGTGCCGTGCGTGTGATAAGCAGATACAGTAGGGCGAATATAATCAATGCGGCAACAATAACATTTGCCAGGAAGAAAGCATAAAACCAGTTGCAAAGGGCCCAATTGGGGATATGTTTCATCCATTTTGGTTCAAAGTTTTCTGACTCCATTTCTACTTAGGGGGTATTTTTTCGCGGCAAGAATTTCATACCAGAGACTAATGGGGAATACGCAGTCATACAATCCATCGCACGTCCGGATTTATCGGGATCTGCTTAGGATTCAGAATCCTGCTACGCGTGCTGAAATGATACGCACACTTTTGATTGCACCTGAATACATTTCTACGGCAAAAGGCTCGGGAATGTATGCGCATATGTTGGCCTATGTTGCACGTGTAGAGGCAGGTCAGAGGCCTGCTGCTCTTCCGGGGGAAATGGCCATGAACGCAGTGGTTCCAAGCGCAGCGACCCCAAGCGCAGCGACCAGAAACACTTCTCAAGGCGCTACGCAGATAGTCGATTTCCAAGCACCACAGATTCAACAACGGCCTTCTGTGGCTGTAATGAAGGGGCGCCGAAATGAAAAGGCGCTGAATTATTTCCAGAGTTGCCTAGAAGTCCTCGGCCTCGAAGAGGAAGTTGCACTTACGGAAGAGGCGTTGAAAAAGGCGTATAAGCGTGCGGCCTTGAAAGTGCACCCGGACAAGGGTGGTACCGAGCAAGATTTTGAGGCAGTTACGAGAGCACATGCATATCTAGGGGAGATTCTCCTTCGTATCAAGGGGGGTCGTGCAAAAGAGGGAAAAGTAGAGGCCCCCGAGGCTCTTCGTGATACGCGTGAGGGTGTAGCAAAGGAGTGGGAGATGGTTCAACCTGTCCGGTTGAATCCGAAAAAGTTGGACATGAATCTGTTCAATCAGATGTTTGAGCAGACACGCATACCTGACCCGGAGGAAGATGGGTATGGTGACTGGTTGAAGGCGACGGATTCGGGGGGTGGAGGGGGGCCAAAGTTTGGGGGGAAATTCAATCGCGATGTGTTCAATCAGGCCTTTGAAGATGAAGCGAGGGCAGCACGAGCGCGAGGTGGCCATGAACTTGCGACTCGACAACCAGAAGCCCTCACGCTTGCTCCGAATGCGGGTGTAGAACTCGGTAGGGGGGGTGGCGGAGGTTATACTGCTGCAGTAGGTTCTAGTATGAAATTCACAGATCTCCGAAACGCCTATACAAGTGACAATATGATTACTACTCAAGTTGCAGATGTCCGAATAGAGGATAGAAATTTCGAGAAGTTTTCGGCGAGCAGAAAACAGGCTCCAACTCCTCTTACAAATCAGGAGCTCGCGGGTGTCCAAGCAGCGGAGGCAGCAGCGGCGCGGCGCGAGGAGCAAAGACGTCTCCGAGCCGCACAGGAGGATTCGGTAGGAAACCAATATTTTGAGAGAATGAAGCGCCTCGTCATAACCAATAAATAGTATCCCAAAACAGGAGAATGGCGAAGCCCGAAACGCTTCAACTTATAGTTGTATGTATTGTTCTCGGGGTCGCCGTAGTAGGTGGGTGGTATATGGTAGGGCTGAAACAGTCGGATGACCCCATACAGGACAAGCATTTACTCAAAAGGGGTATGGAACTACCCGTTATCTGGATCTACGTGAATAACAGCGAGGTGAATGCAAGAAGTTGGCAGGACTTCGAGGCACGTTCTTCACGTGCAATAAGCCTCCCCTTCCTGAATCTCTGTTATGAGAGTTGCGTCAAGGCAAATGGTAAAGAGTATCGCATTGAAGTGATTGGTGGCCTGGACGATTTGGCCCTACGCCTAGGTGGATGGGATGCCTTACCAACACCCCTCCGCAATTCGCAAGCATACGTGAATGGCCCCGAGCTCAATTGGATTCGTGCGGCTGTTCTGGCCGAGTTCGGTGGTCTCTGGGCCTCCCCCGCGCTCATATGGCTACGATCGATTGGAGAACTCCCGAAGAAGAAAATTGTTCTTTTCGGCTCGGACGATGAAGTTACCTTTGTAGGGGATGGTGGGACTGCGACCCCCTCTCTCCGAGTCGCATGGTCGCCGGAGCCGAACCACCCTGTATGGGTGGATTGGGAGCAAAAAGCCCGCACGCGCCTGGAGAAGCGGGCGGGTGGTTCCGAGTTCCGCCGTGATGAAATGTCCGATGCGGCGGATGCAATACAGCTAGCTCAACAGCGCGGTGACCCTATTGAAGTGCGGCCCACGGCCGAGCTGACGCGCAAGGGTGCCGCGGGACGTCGTATTCAGTGCGAAGATCTGCTGGCCTCGGGTGACGCTGCGGATATTCCATTCGAGCTCACTGGAGCGGCTGTATATGTGCCGATTCCCTGGCCCGAACTCAAAGAGCGGCGCGCCTTCGGTTGGTTCCTCCGTATGAGCGAGGATCAGATTATGGGGTCCGATTTGGCCGTCTCGCATTTGTTTCGGGCGGTGTTATAAGAATTCTACAAATGCACAGGCCCCACTCAGATCGCGAAAGGGGTCCATGGGCTGGATTTGATATAATGTATGCTTGCTCTCTTTGTATAGACGCTCCTGGACATGAAGATCATATCCATGAGGTCTCAGAATATGCCGAAAGATTGTTACAAGTTTTGCGTGATCCATTTCGCCGTGGAGAAATCGCGTGGCCTTGCATGGCAAATAATAGGGCTCCAGGATGGGAAGCCATTCTTCATAGCCTTGTAGCGCGAGTTCTTCTTTTGCGAACCAGCGTAAATCCGTCATGCCTATCAGGCCTGTGGCCCGGAGAATAGAATCCACTAGTTCCTTAGGGGGTTCTTTTCTGAAAATTTTTTTCTGTTTCTGCGGCATATCCTAACTAGTAGCGGCATCCTCTGTAAAGAATAATCGCATCAGATCAAGTGAGTGTGTTTTTCCTTGTGCAAAAGAAATCCAGCCGTTGAGAATAAGTTGATGTATGTCCTGGGTTGTTTTCGGTAAAAGGAGACCCATTTGCATTACAGAAGAAGTAAGCTCGTGTAAAAAGTCTTCGTATGAAATGCCTGTCGTCCAAATATCTAGGAAAACGCGCATCATTGTGTCACGATCTTTGCGCACGTATGCGCGTAGAAGTTCCATACACAGAGAAAATGAGGGAGAAGCGAATAAGCTAATAATCTCTTTTGAATTTACTTCATGAGGTTCCGTTGATTTCCCATACACTTTACAAATAATCTCGCATACATTTTTAATTTCAGTAGGGGTTTGCGCTAGACTCATAAAGATGCCAATACTTTCTAAAGAAATAGTAACATGCGGAGAGCCGGCTTTTTCGCAGAAATGCTTCGCTAAAACAATCGGTGAAACTATGTCAAGTTCTATATGAAGACAACGAGATTTTAGGGGTTGAATAAGGTCGGTTCCATGGCGACTCACAAAGATAAAACGCGTTGTGTGAGAATGCGTTTCCATGGGACGACGAAGAGCTTGTTGTGAAATCATGGGTAAAGAATCAGCGTCATCCACTATTATAAATCGATAGACACCTTCGCGCGCGGAAGAATGCCTTACAAACTCTGCAACGGATTGGCGCACGCAATGAATTCCGCGATCCTGTTCTGAAGAAAGCCAGAGAGTCCATTCAGAATCTTTATAGTTGATCCCATGTGGGGCATAATATGCGCGTATAAATTCATTCGTGATGGTTGTTTTTCCGCAACCGTAACTTCCTGATATGAAAATATGCGGGGGATCTTTCAAAATTTCTTGTAAAACGTGTGCAGGGCCATTTTGACCTATGAGAGTTGTCTCGAATACCATCCTGTTTGATTAAACGATAAAGATTCTTAAGGCGGCGAGAGAACGGGTTAAACCCCAGGTCCCTCTAAATAAAAGGAATATGCCCAAGTCACCGTATGATGTGATTGGGGTTTCGCGCGATGCGACTGCAGATGAAATTAAGAAAGCATATAGAAAGCTTGCGCTTGTGAATCATCCTGACAAGGGGGGTGATCCCGATAAGTTCAAAGAGATTCAGGCCGCGTATGAAATTCTGGAAGATCCGCAGCGACGAAACCTGTATGATATGACGGGATCCGAGGCCGAGATTCCTGAGCAGCCTGGTGTATTCCCTTTTGGGCCTATGGGCGGGGGTGGTATGCCGTTTGGACCAGGTGAAGGCATTCCGTTTGATATTGGTTCTATGTTTGGAAATATGTTTGGACCTGGAATGCCACGGCAGGTTCGAAAGATGCCCAAGGGCCCGCCCAAGATTCATGAAATGCCTGTAAGTCTATGGGACTACTATCACGGGAAACGGGTGAAGGTGCAGTTTGAGCGTCAGAAGTTCTGCGAAGGTTGTAAGGGGAGTGGTGCGGAGAAATATGAGCCCTGTAAGGGGTGTAATGGTTCTGGAAAGAAGACACAGATTATTCAAATGGGTCCTATGCATGCTGTATCGCAGATTCCCTGTAATGAGTGTTCGGGAGAGGGAAAACGTATATCGACAAAGTGTGGGCGGTGTTCGGGGAAGAAGTTTATATCGCAGGAAAAGGGGTTAGATGTCGTGATCCAGCCTGGTATGCGACCACACGAGGTAATCGTCTTTGAAAAGGAGTGCTCGGATCAACTTGAGTATATGGAGGCGGGGGATGTTCATATTATTCTGCAACAGGCGGATGAGGATATTCCTTTTAAGCGCCTGAATGGGACGGATGATTTGGTCGTAGGTGTTACGATTTCTCTGCGGGATTCTCTCTTGGGAACTTCGCAGCGCCTGGACACGCATCCAGGGCATCTAACAGGCCTTGTTGTCGATATTCCTCTAGGAGTTCAACACGGCGACGTTATTATTATGAAAGGGGAAGGTATGCCAAAGAAGGGGGGTGGCCGTGGAGATCTTCGTATTTCTGTTACACTGAGTGCAACCGAAGCGGAGAAGAATATTCTGCGTGAGAACCGGAATAGGATTGTGGAAATGTTTAATGCTCGTAAGGTTTAGCGGGGATTGTAGGCGGCAGCATTTTCTACATATCTCCACTCAGGGTTTTGTCCTGCGGCGGCGGCGGCGGCGGCGCGGCCACTAAGAAGCTCGCCAGGTGTGCTCACGTCCTGCGCATGTGTCAGAGAATACGCTGCCCCACCGCGCTGCTTGCGTCCAGCCTTCCGCTTTTTAGTGAGTTTCTTCAGCATTCTCAGAATATTTCTGTGCGCTGCATTGACGCGTCTCCCACCACCGGCCTGGTCCTTCATGCCGCTCGCCGCTGCAAAGGCCGCATCACCGGGCAGAACGCCCGCGGCACCCCGCATGGAGGAATCTAGCACACCCGTATATCCGAGGGGTGCCGAGTTTGATAAGCACACGGCCGCTCCGCCATGTTGATTTTTGTGCATGGATAGGTAATCTCCGCCCTGTGCAAGGTTCATGCGCGAAGAATTTTGCATACTAGTATCATCTATGGGGGCGAACCCACCAGACCAACAGCGCCGCCCGTTACGACGAGAAGAACGACGATTGCGCCTGTTGTTACTGCGCCGCGATTTACGCGCGGCATTACGTCTAGAACTACGCATTTCTATATACTATATAGAAATGAAGAGAACACGACTCTTAGCAATTCTGCTTGCCGTTGCCGCGGTTTTTTTGACCGGGCTAGGAGGCGCTATGGATTTTTCGAAGGCGGGTCTTACAAAAACACACGCTTGGAATGACGGACATTTTCTCATGTTGTTTGCAATATTTATGCTCTTACTTTGAAAGCAAAGAGAATTGTCCAATAGATGACAAACCAGGCGCCGACTAAAAATAACCCGGTGTCACCGGTATAATATCCATGTGTTCCCAGAAGAATATTAGTGATGATATTCAATACTAAGCTCCAAACGTTGAAGTCACGGGTTTCACCCGTCGCCAACGTTTGATACAATTGCGGCACAGTCGCAGAAGCTGACACTATAAAAAGCGTGCTAGAAAGTGTATATGCGCGCATTCCTACTTAGAACCCACGAAGCGCAGGGGCCTGAATGCGGCGCTTCTGGATCTTGCCACTCACAATGTAAATAGAGTTCTCTGTCATAATAATGTAATCCTCCTGCACCTTATACACTTTCTGCACAAGGCTGGTGAATTCCTCATTTGACTTAATGAGCATCTTCTCCTTGGTCTCCTGGTCCTCACCCAGGAAAGCCTTATTCGTGGCAGTATCGGCATAATAGTCAAGCTGAATGGGCTTATCCTGCTCCATAGCGAGCTTAGCAGCATGCACGAGCACCTGAGCAGAAGGCATGGGGCCCGCGGGCGCAGCCGGAGTTTGCGTTGTGGGGGGGGAGGAAACATTGGGTGCAGACATGGTAAATTCTGTGTGGTTCTGGGAAAGCACAATACTTATTTTTCCGCGATTCAAAACTAGGCTGCCGGTGGCTTGCTAACTGCATCGCGATGCGTTTGAAGAACTTCGTTCATGAATTCATATGCCTCATCGAGTTGTTTGCGATTTCTCGCACCCGTAATGATAATACTGCCCGTTTGGAACGCCGCGATTGTAATCTTCTTGCACATTCCAACCTGTGTTCCATCTCCCTGGCCGGTGCAGAACTTTGGGCAGTTACAAATACCCCTGTTTGCCGGGGCTGCCTCGTTGTAATAATACTTTGTATTCACGCCCTGGTAGATTGTAGTCTCAAGCGTGCTAGACAAACGATATTGGTGACATAAGATACGATGCAGTTCAGAACGCTTGAGTAGTGCGCTAATCTTGTAGTCAGAGTTCAGCAGTTGAATCGCGAATTTCTTTATGCTAAGGGGTGTCTCGGAGATGGGCTGCGGAAGATGGATGAACTTTTCCAAAATGAATTCCAAAACAACCCGGGAAAACTCTTCAGATGTTACACCGGTCATCTGAAATCCACCATTCGCGAAAAGCTTAATATTTACTTCTTTAAACTCGCCGGCATCGCCACCATCGCCACCGCGCAGTTTTCTAACAACCAGTGTGCTCTGGTTGAAGAAGCTCTTATCCGTCACTCGGCGCTTGGTAAGCATATCACGCGCAGAGTGTCCAACGACTTTTGTCTCATGCTCCATTTTTAGAAATCCTTCAGCAGGATATCCAATCGGAATCAAGAGTTGGGGGATTTGTTCGAAGAGTTTATTAAGATTGATCGTAACACCCAGGTGCCCCGTGGTTACTAGGGTTGAGATACGAAGAGGAGTGAATGTAAGTGGGGCACTTGACATTCGCGGCTTTATGTGGGTTGAATGGGGGGCCATTGTTCCAATTTTACTCGCACGTGTGTTTCAAACCAGGATGATAAAAGCCTACTGCGAACTTTCGGGCTGCATTGTTTAATAAAATCTGTATCACTTATACGTAACATTTCATTAAGGGCCTCGGGAGAAAGAGTATTCACCATTTTTGCTGAAAAAAGGAGGAACATTGCGAGATCGGAGAAAACCCATTTTGGAAGAATTTGTTCAAATAAATTCGGGAGTTGTGTAATATGTGTATTAAAACATTCATTCCATAACTTCGAGCAGTCATTGTATCGCGATGGATTCAATAGGAAAAATCGAATGTCTCCGCGACGGAACTGGATATCAAGGCCATACAATGTTGTGCTACGCTGTTCCCCTATGATTTTTTGAATACGGTATTGAAATTCATGCGTCTTAGGGGCTTCAAAGGGGATTGTTAGAAATTTATGAACAATCGAGGGGTGAATGCGCGATATTGAGTTGCAGAGGAAAATAATAAGGACCTTTTGCGGGCTCATATCAAGAAGGGGGCGCAGGGCGATTTGGGCCTGGTCCGTAAGTGTCTCGGCCTCGTCAAATACTATTATCTTAGGTCCAGATGTGACGAAAAGAGCATCAAAAGAAGAGCGAATAAACGGATATACACGGCCACGAACGGCTTCTAGCCCGCGCTCATCACTCGAATTCAAAAAAAGTGCGCGACCAAAAAATGACTTCGATCTCTGCCCACTACCACCATGCATTGCCTCCACGAAGAATTTCGCGGATGTTGTCTTGCCCGAACCAGGTGGCCCTATCATAAGAAGATGCGCGCGGGCCGAGGGATTTATAACCATCGTCTGTAAAAGTGTTTCGATCCGCTGTGGAAGACCAAGACCTTCCATTTACTAGTTTCACCTTCTATCTTTTTAGACCGCGAAGGGGGTGGAAGGCTTAAACTTCGTAGCGCGCTTTGAATATAGTAAAAATGCCAAGTGCCGCGCGGACGAGTAAAAAGAAGGCCGCCATGGCTGCAGAAACATCTGTTGTAGAAAGTGGGGCGACCCCAGTGGAAAATACTTTGAAAAAGAAGGCATCCAAGAAACCTGTAAAAGTGGTTGCAGTTGTAACAGCGGATGGGATTGATGGTTCTTTTAGCCCCGAACCTCGTCGCCCTCTTATTGCACACCTTCAGATTCGCACGAATGAGGTCCTGTTTCATGATCAGGCATTACGCTATGATCCAAACCCGCCCGCCGAAGTGGATCCTAGCCCATATGACGCTGCAAATGATGATATTTTTACGGCAAGGCAAGAAGAACTCAAGCCCGCCGCTGTATCTATTAAACAGGAGGCTGCGGCGACAGTGGCGGCAGAAACTGTAGTTGTAAGCACGTCGCCTGCGGTTACAAAGGCGATGCCCTGTTTCACACGCGCGAATCTTATGGTTCAATACAGGGAGTGCTCTGATAAGCGGCGTATTCCTGAGACCACCGATATTGCGTGTTTCTGGTGTTCTCATACGTTTGAAGGAATGCCTTGTGTTATTCCAGAGCGTGAAGTGGATATGGTGTATAACGTCTATGGAAACTTCTGTTCCCCAGAATGTGCTGTTGCATATCTTCTTATTGAGGGCCTTGACCCCCATGTTCGCTGGGAACGTATGGCGCTTCTTCACCGCGTTTATAACTCTATGGAAACCGGTCGTATTTTTCCGGCGGCGCCGCGTGAGAGTTTGAAACTATTCGGAGGACCCATGACGATTGAATCGTATCGTGCTACAACGCGGGAGAAAAAGGTGCGTGTAGATTTACATATGCCGCCGATGGTTAGTATTTTGGGATCGATTGATACAAAGCCGATTGATTTTTTTGACACGAATCAAAAGCAGCAGGGGGCGCTGGCAACCATTCAACCGCGTTCGGTTGAGGAGGGATTGCGTCTAAAAAGAGGAAAACCTCTGAAGGATAAGGAATCTACTCTTGATACTGTAATGAACATCAAAATAGGCGGTGGTCGTAGGGCCACCTAAAATTGACGCGACAGGCTACAGTAGTGAGTGTTATAGAAATGGCGTCTTCTCTTGTCCATGAACTTATTCGCGGTCTAGAGAATACGATTCACGAGCGCCTTGCCATGATCGAGGAGGTTGTTCAGCGGCGGCAGCAGCCTATCTCAGTGGGGGGACCTGTTGGGCCCACGGGGTGTGAGCCACCTGGTTGGATGCAGCGTGCTCAAGATGAAAAATACACGGCAATGCAGCGAGCACATCAGTTTCTTCTTCAGCGGATTGATACGCTCGAAGAAGATGTCAGCCGCTTGCGTGCTCAACTTGCCGAGCGTTGTGTGCCGCCGCCACCCATGTCACTTATCCCTTCGCAGCCCCTCGTTGGGATCGAGGTTATTCCGAAGAAGGAGGTTATTATCTCCGAGCAGACACCCGAGCCAATTAATCATGCCGACAGGCTTTTGATGAACACTTCGGCTCGGATGGCGCTTGAAGAGGAGGAGGCTGGCGATGAGGAAGAGGTAGAAGAGACCGATGGGGGAGAGGAAACTGTTGTGGAGGAGGCTGAGGCTGAGGCTGAGGAGGAGGAGGAATTTGAGGGGCAGCTAGATGCCGCGGATGAGGAAGATGGAGAAACTTTGGAGGAGTTCGAATACAAGGGTGCAACGTATTACCGTGATTCGGACAACATTGTATATATGACAGATGCCGATGGTGCGCCCTACGCAGTAGGTGTCTGGAGCAGTGTGAAGGCTCGTATTATTATGAAGAAACCTGATGAGTAAAATATAAACTGCGGGCTATGTAGAAATGGATGGATATTTCACTTTTTCTACTTTTACGAATATTCAATTACCCGTTATAATTACCGCCGCTATGTTTGTATCTTTTATTTTTCTAGATCTTGCACGGAATGAATACAAATCACTTCCATTCCGTATTATTTTTGGAAGTATATCTACGTTATTAATAGCAGTTATATGTGATAAAAACTACACGATGGTCGCGTGGGGGCTATTATCTATTCCTATTATAATAATATTAATCGGATGGAACAATCAACGATCCATTGCAGAAGCAGCGCCAGTAGTGAGGGCGGCACCGGCACCTCTTAAGAAAAAATGTTCTTCTAAACGCGACACGGTTTAAGGCGCTCGTACCTAGCATCTGTAGATGACCCCCTTAACTTTCTATTTACTCAGCATTTTCAACTACATGACGAGTCTTGTTGAGCATGTAAAACGCCAGTATAATAAATTTACAAATGCATTTTCTCCAGAGACCTACTTATTTTTTGATGTAAATGATAAGGTGTATCCTGAACATCTTGTAGATCTATCAGCAAATCTATCTGCGACTCCTATGTGGAGCTATTCTAAAGATACCCATGTGTTTCGCCTTTGGGGTGCAACGGAAAATCTAGTTCCTACTGCGTTACCATATTTGAGTATAGAGGTTGTATTAGATGGCGAACTGCAGTATGATATTACATCCTTTATTGAGCAAGTTAAGGTATATAGCATCGATACGGAAGAGGCGCCAATTCCTAGTTTTATGAATATTATAGTTGCATGGGGCCTTCATTCGGGGGTCATAATAGGTGATAAAAAGGGGATTAGTTACCGTATCATTGATGATTCTGGTAATACGCATGAGGTTATTATAAACAATCCCTATGAAGATTCTGATGTAACAGAGGATGAAGAGTTACAGCAAGAGCAAGAAATCCCTAACGATGTTCCGGTAAATGAGCTTTCTGAGGTGGAGCCTTTATTATCCACCGAAACTTCTACAAACCACGATAAAGAGGATTAAACCGCAGGGGACCTAAAATTGACCAAATATGTCATGTATATCACTGACATACCAATGTCAGTTAATATTGATTCTCCCCTGCCTTCTGGCACGTGGACATTATATTTCCATGCGCCAAGGGAAAAGAGGTGGACAATGGATACTTTCCAGCCTATTGCGAAGGTATCAACTATTCGCGAGATGCTAGCAGTATTCAATGAGCTCGGTGATAAGCTAAAAAGGGGTATGTTCTTTTGTATGCATGATCCGATTCCACCTCTTTGGGAGAATTATCAGAATATTCGTGGTGGAAGTTATTCCCTTCGTGGTGGAATTGAAGAGGGTGGTGAATACTACAAGGCCTATATCTTAGGTGCAATGTTGGGCAAAGTTGCGGCGGATCCAAGTGATCGGATTGTTGGAATAAGTATTAGTCCAAAAATCATGAGTGGCCCGAATGGCTCTCAGCGCGTAGGATTCTATGTGATTAAAATCTGGAACAAAGATTCAGAGACATATAATAAGGGCACTGGCCTCAATCTGTTACACCCTAAACTTGTTCCATCGGATATCTTATATACTCCACATGTGGATAAGAAGATGTAAGCACGCACATCGCGGTAAGGCCTTTAAAAGGGGGAGAATTTAGGTATGTCAATACTGGCGATAGTAGAACTATTTGCCATTGTGAGATATAAATACCGTCCCACATTGCTAGAAAGCGCGCAAACGATGTGTGGTATATTACGCATAAGAAAGAGTTCCGCCATGAAATGCAGGTAAGCATTCATCCGAGAACGAGCCGATGTTGCATTAAAGTCTTGGGGGCTGTTCAAAGAGAATATTTTCCATGTAGGATCACACTTCCTTTGTAGTTCATCCAGGCGTTGCTGCGAATCGCTCATAACAAATATATTGAGTCCATTCTTCTTAGACATTTGATGATACTTTTTTATGGCCTGGATATATTGATCAATCGGAACAGGTTTTACTTGAGTTGTGTGAATATGAATGCCTACATCAAACTCCGTATGAAAAGGCACCCCCGCAAGAATAGGCTTGATTTTATCAATATGGGAAATATCCCACTCAAATAAGTCACGCGCAAACGCACGAAGTGCATCAGGCTGTAAAGCACTTACTAATGCAATGATCTGACCCTGCCGTCTTTTAGTAGAAACACTCGACAGAACCTGTGTATCCACATATCTCACACTAGGGTCATTCATAAATGTGTTTTTTAGGAGTGGATAACTTGACGAAATCGTGTTAGGAACATCATTCACATACAGAACAATATTTTCAGATTTTGAAAGTATATATGCATATAAAAAATTCACAAACTGAGAGCAAATTTCACCATCTTCTAACTCAAAAATGAGCGAATCCTTTTTTGTACTTAGAGTCGGGGGCGCGGCTCGTATCCAAGAAGTCATAATACCTCTTTATCAGATTATCGGGGGCTGCGAAAACCCGCATTTGCATGGAAAATTTGAAGGGGGGTTTAGCCAGCTGTATAACTAACCAAATGTGTAAGGTGTATATTGATGCTAAAAAGGAGTTGAATGATGCGCTGACATCGCTTGGACTTGAAGCTTCTGACATACGACCCATTGATATAGGGAGGGATCGTTGGTCGCAGTTTCTTACGACAGGGCGAGAGCGAGATATCAGGGGGCAGAAAGGAGTTATCACCTTTTGTCGTAAAATATCGGATGAATTGGAACTTTCCTTTAGTGCATATTTCCCCCGATTTGAATATGCTGCCTCGCGGTATAAGACACTCTACGTGATATCAAACGGTAAAAGATACTTTGATGGTATGCGCGGGCGTTCAAAAAATGAATCTATGATTGGATGGGTTCTCACACAAAAAGAGCGGGCCATATTCACAAAATGGTATAATATTGTGACTCTCAGACAAGAGTCAGCTTCGTCCGCAGAATGTTGTTCAGACGAATCAGCTGCCCCGCATTCGGAGTGAGTTTTCCAGACTCAATATCGCGAATCGTATTCGCAGGGAAACCGCATAGTTGATTGATTTCCACCTGCGTCTTTTTCATGGCCGCACGCAGCTGCATCATCTGTGTCCGTGACTCCGAGGAGAGCACTTTCGGCTTCGGGACTTCTGCAGCCTCTGCTCGCCGCTGCTCAGCCGCCGCCGCCGTCAGATTCGGCAATTTCACTCCTGCACCCTTCACCACGCGTTTCGGCCCTGTCCTCTTGATAACAACCGGATCCCAATCTTGCCCGTCCATTTGATGTGCGGGCAAGTTTGCGACGTGAATGTTTCAATTTTAACGTGTTAACGCCTGCTTGTTTATTAACATTTATCAAAAAACAGTAGAACTACTTCTAAGAGTTCAGTATTTTCACCATTATTAATACGATTTATCTGTGTATCAATAGTTGACTTTAATACGTTTAATCGGCTTGGCATCTCTGGATTCTTGCGATTTCCATCCGAGTCAATATACAAATGTGGATTAAAACGAATAAAAATCATTTTAGAACCATGTCTCATCATTATATCATTATACCTTTTATCTGTATCATTATTGTCATAATATTTGTGCTGATTTTCATCAACCTCAATGCATAAAAGGGTGTTACCAATAAGTGTTCTGAAATCAATCCTGCGGCGACAAGTACAATCTTTCTGATCTGTCCATAAAGCTGTATTGTGTATGAAATTACTGTAGTTTTCTGCCAAGTATTCTCGCACAATATTTTCTTCAGTCCTAGCGCGTATCAGTGCCGTGCGCGGATCATGGGGAAAGTTATATTCAAAACACTTTGTGCAATAATATGAATATTTCTTTTTAGCTCTATAATCATACGGGCATTTAAGGTCTCCATTACCTTCATAGTTGATTAATCCCATACATTTCTTTGATAAGATGTCAACCATTTCATTATTTTTACAATTTACGCAACAGGTCGCAACTCTATCTGTTTTAAGACCAAATACTGGTTGTGCGTTTCCACATTTGCACATCTTTGCCCTTATATTTATCATTGCTTCTGTTTTACATTTCACACAATGTGTAGCTTTTTTATCAGTTTTAAGGCCAAATACTGGTTGTGCTTTTCCACAAAAACACATAATATCTTTAATATTTACCATGGTGTCTGTTTTACAAGATATACAGCAACTGGGTTTCTTGTCTGTTTTCATTCCGAAAGTTGGTTGCACTTTTCCACACTTACACATTTTAGCTATAATATTTACCATCCCCACTATTTTACAGCTAGCACAGCAAGATGCCCTCTTATCAGTTTTTAGCCCAAATGATGGTATTGCCTTTCCACATAAACACTTCTTTGTTACGATATTTTCCATACCAGGCTTCTTACACTTTAAGCAATACGCGGGATTCTTATCATCTTTGAATCCGAATGCGGCCGTTTTACCACAAGGGCATAGATCATTTAATAAACTGATCATTCCCTCTTTTTTACATGATACACAGCATGTCGGTTTTTTATCAGTAGAGAATCCAAATGATGGAATAACCTTGTTACATAGGCACTTCTTGTTTTTATCTTTCAAATTAATCATTCCATCCTTCTTACATTCGCTGCAATAATCTGGACGCTTATCACTAGGCATCCCATATGTTGGTAAATGCTTCTCGCATTTACAGCGTCTATCAGCAATATTAACCATATTATCAGTCTTACATTTTGCACAACAAGATGCTTTTTCACCCTTTAGGGCATATCGCGGTGTTGATAGACCGCATCTACAAATACCATACTGTGTAAAAGCACCCACCTGCCGTCCATGCCCCATACAGTATTCTGGAACTGCGAATTTAAAACCGTAAGTGGCTTCAAACTTACAGCTGTCGGATTTACATATGACCATCCTATTATATGAGCCGATATTCGGGTTTAACCCGGGGAGGTGAAACTTCCATTTTAACTTCACGAAGTTTCAGGCCATCCGATTTTTTAAGATTTTTACGGTGTATGACGGGAAACATATCATACAACTGCCGCCTGTTTGTTTTTCATGGGTGCGAGAACTAATTTTACTTCACCCAAGTTGGCCACCGTATAACGCAGAATGAGAGGAATATCGTTCTTCAGATACAGCTCAATAGAAGGGCACAGGCTCGTGCATTTGGTGAAAAGCACAAGATGCTTCAGCTGGAAAATGCCCTGCACAATCTCCGAAGCACCATTCCCGAATTTATGCACCTTCATGTTCGAGTTATTACGCTCCGAAATGATCGTCTCCTGCTCCGCGAAATCGCCCATGCACTTGAAGATGAGGTCCGATCCGCTGCTCGTAATCTCCACATCGAGCTTCTCACCCAGCGCATTCATATCACGGCAAATCTTCTGGAGATCCACGCTCGGCATGTGAATGATACTCGTAAAGTTCAGGTTAGGAATCTGGATGTCCTCCACATCCGTGTCGAACAGCTTCAGAAAGTAGTTCGTCACCGTGGATTTCTCCGAGTTCTCCATACGAATGCCCAGCTTGTTCGGATTGGACGCAGGCAGATACAGAGTGAGATTATCATTGTTGCCCATAGTCTTAATCAGCTTGAAAAGATAGATCATATTCACACCCAGTACATGCTTTGCAGGGCAGAAATACGACTCAAACCGATCCGAATGCAGGCGCAGATATACTAAAACTGTATGGGTCTCATCGACCGCCATGACCTTGATCCCCTGCGAATCAAACTCCAGGTTTGCCTCCGTCAGAATCTCCTTCAAAGCCTCAACAAGTGTGCGAAATGCACCGGACTGAACAGTTTTCACCTCAAACAGGTTCCCATTTGCATTCGCAGTTGGTCGGGACACAGACATTCTATTTTCAACTCTTGAAAACCTCTTTATGCCTGTAGCGCGTTTTTTTGCCGGTGTGTTGCGGTTTTTTAGGACCTTTTCGTGCGTTTAGTGCGGTGGTGTTGCCGGCGGGGAGCTCTCCGACTCTTCATCCGAGAAGGATTGTTCCGGATAAGACGATACCCTTGTGCAAAAGCGGCGGTCAAGAAATATGGTCCCGTGCTTGATACGCCAGCCATTACACTCGGATAAAATCCTCCCCGGCCCCTCCAAGAACATCCGCAGTTTCTACGAGTTCCCATCTGCTCTTACTTAAAAGAAGGTGAGAACTAATTTATAGGATGATTTCACGTCTTATTATTGACTCCACGTCAGCAAAAACGGAACTATGTGGCATAGGAGAGATTGTAGGGACGGATAAGAGTCCCTACAATAAAATCGCACATCGTCACCCCTACACCGCTGTTTATAATATGCTTTTAGCTCCACTGAAAAATAAACCTATCCGATTTGCGGAGATTGGCGTTGCGATGGGTGCGAGCGCCATTATGTGGGACATATATTTCAGAAATCCTGCGGCAGAGTTGCACATGTTCGATAGGGATGAAAATATTCTGATGTATGGGCGAAACATTGTTGGGAAACGTGTTCAAATGAGCTTGATGGATGTAAGTATAGAGGGTGATGTCAAGCGCGCATTAGTTACCGCTGCAGGTGGGGAGGATAATCTGTATGATGTTATTATTGACGACAGTAGTCATGCGCGCGAACACCAAGTGTCCATCATTAAAGAGGCTCTTCCACGTTTGAAATCGGGTGGCATGATTATTGTAGAGGACATTTTCCGCTCAGAATCGGAAGAATATTATGAGGCACAGCTAAAAGATATCATACCTCAGTGTGCAGCCTACTATTTTGTTATGTGCGAACACCAGGATAAGTGGTCACCTGGGTGGGATAATGATAAACTCTTGGTGCTTGTTAAAGGGTAAATCTCACGATCTCCTACGTCTTCGGCGTGTTCCCCCTCTCATAAGAAATTTCATGTGTTTTTTACTAATGGGATGAGGATTTCCAGGAATAAGTGATCGATAGTCTTCTGTGAGTTCTTCTCCCTCTGCGATATCACGTAGAGAATGTGTGCCCGTCGTATTCGGCGTATCTGAGTGATTCATCCATGATTGCAGGGAGGCCGTGAGATTTGGAGAGTAAAACTGTAAAACGTCATTTGACTCGTCAAAAAATATTTTGTCAAGGATTAGTTTCCGAATAGCAGGTTTCAGATGATCCATTTCTTCAGGTGTAAGTTCATTCTGCACGCGTTCTTCCCCGTAAATCATATGATCTGTTATTTCTGTCCCCTTAGGAATATTGCGAATAGCAAATACTCCTATGCCTTGAATAGGCGAAGGACGTAGTGTAGCCCATACCGTAGAGTTTAAATATTCTATACATTCTTGACCTGTTCGCATCCCCTATTTAGCAGGGTGATTCTCTCAACAGATTACCAGCTTCCCTAAAAATTGGAAAGGGGGCAAGCCTCCCCCCTTGGTATAGGAATGGCCGACGCATCTGCATACAAAAAGCACACGCACAGGGAGCACATCTTGGAGCTCCCTGATACGTATATCGGTTCCACGGATACTCACGCTGAGTCCCGCTGGATCTTTGACCCCGCTGTTGGGAAAATGGTGCGTCGTGCAGTGGAGTTCAATCCGGGTTTCTACAAGCTCTTTGATGAGATTGTAGTGAATGCGCTTGATGCTCTCGTGCGCAGCGCCGAGCCCGGTCGCACTCCTATCAAGCACATTGACGTGGTCTTCTCTGAGGGCGAGGGGCCGCTGACTATCTCCGTAGAGAATGACGGCGATGGCATTCCTGTGGAGATGCACCCTACGGAGAATGTGTGGGCGCCTGAGCTCATCTTTGGCCATCTGCTCACGAGTGGGAACTATAAAAAGGAGGAGGAGAAGATTGTGGGTGGCAAGAACGGCTACGGTGCGAAGCTGACGAACATCTTCAGTCGCCGCTTCACCGTGGAGACGAGGTGTCCCAAGAACGGCCAGAAGTATTCTCAGACTTGGACGGACAATATGTCTGTAGCTGGGAAGCCATCTGTGAAGGCGGATAAGGCCAAGGGATTCGTGAAGATTGTCTATGAACCGGATCTGGCGCGCTTTCCTGGGCTGAATTTGGGCGACATGATGAACGTTATTCGCACACGTGTGGTGGAGCTGGCGGCTCTTGCTGGAAAGGAAGTGAAGGTGACCTGTAACGGCTGGACAGTTGCGACGAACACCTTTGAGAAGTTTGTCAAGCTCTTCGTGCGTGACGACACGCCGGTGGCGTATGAACGTTGCGGTGAGCGCTGGGAGGTAGCTGCAGTGATGGCGCGGCAGCTGTTCGAGGAAGATGCGGTGCCCGATGAGAAGCATGTGTCATTCGTGAATGGCATCAATACGAAAAAGGGGGGGAAACACGTGGAGAAGGTGGTGGGGGCCATCATCGGCGACTTCTGTGAGCACGCGGCTAAGAAGAAGGTGGTGGTGAAGCCTGGGCAACTGAAGGACAGCGTGGTCTTCTTTGTGGCCGCGACGATTGTGAATCCGGCGTTTGATTCGCAGACCAAAGAGACACTGACCACGCCGGCTAGCAAGTTCGGCTCCGTATTCAAATCGGAAAAGATGGTGGCGCAGCTGGTGAAGCTGGGTCTCTTAGATGAGGCGATGTCTATTCTCGATGCAAAGGCGAATAAGGACGTGAAGAAAACCGATGGCTCGAAGAAGCGCACTCTGCGCGGGATGCCGAAGCTGGTGGATGCGCTGTGGGCGGGGACGGCCAAGTCTGGCGAATGCACGCTGATCCTTACAGAGGGAGATTCAGCTGCTACCTCCGCAATCACGGGCTTATCCGTGGTGGGCCGCGAGAAGTGGGGTGTCTTTCCTTTGAAGGGTAAGATGCTGAACGTGCGCGATGTGTCGGCGGACAAGTTCGCCAAGAACGAGGAGCTGACGGCCATCAAGAAGATTCTCGGCCTCGAGCAGTCCAAGGTCTATAAGGATCTGAAATCACTGCGCTACGGACGTGTGATGGTGATGGCCGATCAGGATTTGGACGGGTCACACATCAAGGGTCTTCTCATGAATCTGTTCCACGCCGAGTGGCCGGCGCTGATGCAGGCAGGTTTTATCTGCTCGCTGGCGACTCCGCTACTGAAGGCCACGCGGCGCTCTGAAGTGAAGAGCTTCTACTCCGCGGCGGAGTTTGAGGCGTGGAAGGCGGGGCTGGGAGGCTCCTCGGCCGGCTGGCATCTCAAATACTACAAAGGGTTGGGCACGAGCACGGACGAGGAGGCGAAGGAGTGGTTTGAGCATCTCCACGAGATCAAATATACGTGGGACGGTGAGACGGACGAGTCCATGTCCATGGCGTTTTCCAAGAAGCGCGCCGACGACCGTAAGCGGTGGCTGGCCGACTATGATCCGCAGCGCATGTTGGTCGTCGGCGACGGCGGTCGTGTGGATTATTCGCGCTTCATCCACGATGAGCTGATTCACTTCAGTAATGCGGACAATATTCGGTCCCTGGCCTCTATCATGGATGGCCTGAAGCCGTCGCAGCGCAAGATCATCTTTGGCTGCCTGAAGCGCGGTCTGAAGGCGGAAGTGCGTGTTGCACAACTGGCGGGCTATGTCTCGGAGCACGCGGCCTACCACCACGGCGAGGCGTCGCTGACTGCGGCCATCACCTCCATGGCCCAGCAGTTCGTGGGTGCGAATAACATCAATCTGCTCGCGCCTATTGGGCAGTTTGGCTCTCGCCTCCAGGGTGGCAAGGATGCAGCCTCAGCGAGGTATATCCACACGCATCTGGAGGGCATCGTGGATACGATTCTCCGCAAGGAGGATTCCACCATTCTCAAGCATATTGACGACGACGGGCTCTTGGTGGAGCCCGAGACCTACTTCCCGGTTGTGCCTCTGCTGGTCATCAACGGCTGCATTGGGATTGGCACGGGGTTCAGCACGGATATTCCTCCGCACAATCCCGAGGAGGTCGTTGGGCTGTTGCGGGATCGCCTGGAGGGGCGGCGGGAGACGCTGGAGAGCTTGGCGATGCGGCCTTGGTGGCTCGGCTTCAAGGGGCCGGTGCAGCTGGTCTCTGACGGCGTGTGGCAGACGAAGGGGCTTTACACGTTTGACGATGCGAAGAAGGTGATTACGATCACGGAGCTACCGGTGGGCACTTGGACGTCCGACTACAAGGCGTTTCTGGATGAGATGTGTGTGGCGGGCACGACGGCTGGGGCCAAGGTCGGTGGCTCGGATGGCGGCAAGGCGGATACGTCCAAGACGGAGGACGGCAAGCCGGTGCTGAAGAACTTTGAGGACCTCTATAACCACATTGACGTGAAGTTCAATCTGGAGTTGGACGGCGACTACTACGATGACATTCGCGGGAACCCCGTGGAGTTCGAGAAGCGGTTCAAGCTGACGAGCACGTGGCGCACGACAAACATGGTGGCCTTTGACACCGAGTCAAAGATCGTCAAGTATGGTTGTGTGGGCGACATTCTGGAGGCGTATTATGAGCCGCGGCTGGCTGCGTATGAGGCGCGGCGGGCGGCGGAGATTGATCGGCTGCGGCGGGATGCTGTGGAGGCGGATGCAAAGGCGCGTTTCCTCCAGGCGGTCCTCGACGGCACGATCGATATGCGTCGTGCGTCGGATGAGGACATTGTGGCTGCGATGATTGCGCATGAGCTGCCGGCGCTGTCAGGTGACCGTGCTGCGACGAATGTGGATGCGTATGATTATCTGCTGCGGCTGCGCATGGATCGCGTGAAGGCCGCGGCGGTGGAGGAGCACCAGCGTGCCGTCCTTACTGCACAGGCAGCCCTCGCTGCGCTGGAGAGCACTACCGCATCCGCGATGTGGCTGTCGGATCTGGGTGACTTTGAGGCCGCGTGGAAAAAGATGCGGGCCGAGCGCGAAGCAGCATTAGACGGTAAGGGTAAGAAAGTCGCAAAAATCTTGAAGCCTAAGCCGAAGGCTAAGGTTTAATACAGCACATCGCTACTGTAGTCATGTAGCCTATTTCAAGACTCCCCCCAAAGAGGGGTATTTAACTATAAGACATCGATCTTCCATGATACCTTAAACACTAATTGCGCCTTCTCGCGCGCGTCATAGTTCTTCGTCGTTTTAACATCTTTCGAAGATTCTTCACTGTTTTTCCATTATAAACTTCGCGCAATCTCTGCAAAGTCACTTCTGCATTTACTGCTTGTTCCCCTATTTTATCTAGTTCCTGTAAAAACTCAATGGCTTCCGCACGACTAGTTCCAGCCCTGGTCATAACAGCGGCAATTTCTTCTTCATAGGGTGCAGCCGCATTTTCTTGTTCATTCTCCGCAATACTAGGTAACATAATTCTATTTAATCGCCGCCCTTGTAGCCGCCGTGTTCTAGCTGCAGCCCTCTCATTATTTACTGCTTCCTTTCGCACGCCTTCCACAACGCTATTTTGCATTCTCGATTTAATATCATTTTTAATTCTTTGACGTTCCTTTTCTGCAAGCAATAAATTACGCATAACAGCATTCAACGCATTCAAAGATCTTCCTTCTTCTGCCGCTGATAATGCCTTATTCATACCTATACTAACAAGCCATTTTTACGAGCGCCTACAAGGCGCACATAAAAATGGTCCGGGCGGGGATCGAACCCGCGACTTTGGCGTGCCATTAGCATACAACAACTGTATAAGCACCACACTCTACCAACTGAGTTACAGGACCTCCAATATGTAATATTCGCACCGTTTTAAGCCATCGTTACTTCAGCTCAAACGCCTTTATGAGGGCGTTCGTTTTCCCCGTCTTATTTCTGCGGAGGCGCTTGGCCTTCCGTGACTTGGGTTTCGCCGTCATTTGATTGAGAACGGTCCGAATAGTATTTGCGGCACTGCCACCTGTTTGCGACACTGCAGATTTACCCACATCCACGAGCATGATAGATAAATCGTCACCATCATAATCGGCAGGATTAGAGCCAGCAGAGGCTTTTACATGTGCTGCGACAACGGCCGTAGCTGCACGCGGCAGATCATACGCACTCACCTGTAGTGCCTTAAAGATATCGGCAGCCACGTGCGGCAACGGTTTTAGAATATTCGTGTTCGTCTCCACAAGGCCATCCGACATTAGCGCAAGAAGACCAGTTTCAGGTCGTTCCCAGACAACAAAATCTGGGTGGGCTGTCACTTTCATTTGCGTCCAATCGGCATTATAGGGTGGATTACGGATATTGGGGAACTTGATGCTAAAGTCTCCAAAGGCGCGGCTAACCATGAGTCCATCTATCCGGGGAACACCCATCTCATCGATTTCCACTTCCCCACCGGCACGCTGAATCCGCGCAGCCTCGCTTGCAAGGCTGGGCTCGTGCTTCCCCATCTCTCCCCCGGGAAGAATGAGGCCCGTATTCGGATTCATGAGAAAACACGGAGAGTCTCCAATATATGCTACAATAACGTGCGTAGGTGTGACGATGGCTACGGTGGCGGTGGATCCGGAGTCGCCGACTTTCTGGATGTTACGGGCAAGATCCTTATCGTGTTCAATAAATACTTTAGCGAGAATCGTTTTCATATTTTCCGGACTGCGAAGAACATCCGGCTCGGCCAGTTTCAGCGCTTCTTGGATCCGCGCAACAAGGTTCTCTACGGTATAACGAACTACACCGGAACCTGAATGACCATCAAACACTGCGAATAAATCACACTGTTCCATGAGTTTTCTGAAGCACAGGCGGTCTTCCGTGGAAGGAGGAGTTCTCCCCCGACCATTTACTTGTGCCCTGCCGTATACCATCCTATATGGGGAGTCGAGTCACTTCCGGATTATATGGGCGCGCTGCCTCGGGTTTTACATGAAAGGATTCATCGGCAGCGACTTTGTTCCGGCGCGGCTCAAATGTTGCGGCTGTGCCAAGGGCACCGGCATCTGACTGATGTCCTTCAGGTAGTAAAAATAGTGATCCACGGCTGAAAGAACATGTGGCACGGACCAATCTACCACCTTACGGTTTAGGTCATTTACTTGCGCCTTGATATCGGCCGCTAAGTTGCGTGCATATTGGTAATAGATTGCACGCATAATGATTTTGAGTTCATCCGTTGATTGATCGTCGATCACATATCCCTTCGGCTGGCTCCGATCATACACCCCCTTTCGGATAAGTTGTTGGAGCCGCTGGACATTCTCTACGGAGAAGAAGGCTGTGCTAACGGGTGTAGTCTCCCAGTTTCCCCGGAGCATATCCGTTTCAAAATGCGGTTCTACCCCTGTCTCCGTTGCAAAACCGGGGAGACCGGCGCTGCGATCGGAAAAATCAGAGGAACTAAATGCCACGCGGCCATTTTGTCCGGCTGGCGCGTTTGTTGTTTGTGGAAGTATGAAATCCGGTGGAGGGCTGGCCATCTCTACTACCGGTACCGCGAGGTATGAAAATAAGAAGATCTACCGGCTACGAAATCCCTAAATTTATTTCTAAATCCGGGATATACAAATGACCTCCCTGCTCACCTCCGTGAAGACAACATCGAACGACACTGAGTACTTCATCTCCGTTGCGAGCATGTTCAACAGAGTGAATGCGTACAACCCTACGACGGGCACCTTCTCCACGGCGACCTGGTGCGCGAACGGCGGCCAGGCGGCGGCGACGATGACGGGTTTCACCTCCACGCTGAGCACAACCACGGCTGGCCTGATTTTCCGTGACATGGGTAAGACGGTAGTATCTTCTCTGCGCACGTTCCGCAAGCTGCAGGTGGTGGTGCCTAACCTGCCCTCCACCTTCGGCGTGGGCGGCCGCGCCGCTGGCGTCACGGGCGAGGACTACTTACAGGGCTATGTGGAGCTCGGCTTCGAGGGCAACGGCACCCCCGCTCCCCTGGCCCACTTCGGTCGTTAAACACCTATGTAACGCTATACAAACTGTCATGCTTAGGGTCGCATCGCCTCTAAGAATATCAGTTCCTGAGTTAGAGATGGAGAACTATTGGTTCTGGATATATGCATTTGCCGCTTGTGTGGGAACAATAGGGTCCGCATTATACTATAAATCGATCAATCAAGAAATAACAGGGGGATTATTGCTTGTTGGATTCATAGGCTTCTCGTTTTATTTTGGAATAAAATGGTTTTCTCCGGCGAGGAGAGATATAACATCTGTAACTACATGGCCACCTATTGTCAATTACTGCCCCGATTTTCTCAGTTTATACAATATAAATAATAAGCAAGTGTGTGTCGATACTATAGGTGTTGCACGAACTGGTGGCATAAAGCGCTGGACAAGTCCGACACAAACAGATGAATCATATTTCTTTGACTTATTTCTCGACAGCGGTAAAGATAGAGTAGCTAAACTTTGCAAGCAGGCAAAGGATAAGCAAGTCACTTGGGAGGGTGTGTGGGATGGAACAATCTGCACTGCAAAGAATGAGCCGCCGTTACCTCCGCCAGTTCAGGCATAAGGTCATGTGCCAAAGTTAAGAATCCCGAAGGGGCTTCTTAAAGCGATGTAAGCAGAGATTAAACACTCCTGTTGGATTCTTTAATGCAGCATCGCGGTAAGATTGACACGATATGCCGGTTAAAGAATGAGCTACCAACCATATAGAATGAGTAAGGAAACAGTGTGCCTTCATCCACATATTGAGACACAACTCAATGAGTGGTTGAAAACGAGAAAACAGCCGGCAGTTCTATTACTAGGACCCCCTGGAATTGGTAAAACTACTCTCGCGCATCGTGTTTTTAAGGCGGCTGGCTTGAAAACGGTGGAATTTAATGCGAGTCATACACGCTCTGGGACATCATTTCGTAAGATTATTTTGCCCCTACTTCGTGAAGGAGGGATTGTTCAAATGATTGAATCCGGTAAGAAGGGGGGCATTGGTGTTTTATTGGATGAGATTGATGGTCTCAGTAATGGGGAACGCGGGGGCCTCAATGAACTTCATACTTATCTTAAATCAAAAGAAGTAAAGGATGGTCGTCCTCTGATTCTTATTAGTAATTCACTCGATACACGCACACTCCAGCAAATTGCGAAACTATGCCTTACATTCAAGGTGGAACCAGTTGCAACAGATCGCTTGCGTGAATGGCTGGGTAAAGATCCACCTGAAACATATAATGGTGATTTACGCTCGTTACAACGGCAAATGGCGGGGCTAGAGCTCCCTGAACATAATATCGATATACCCGATGGTGTTATGCCTATTGCGTGGTGGACTCTTTGGGGTGAATGGGATCCACTTCTAGATTTCAACATAGAAAATAATGAAGGAAATCTTGCCAGTTTGATTAGTTTAGAAAATATTCCTGAGCGCGTGGAAGCTGCAAAGGGGGATACAGAAGAGGCATGGAAATTATATTTAAGCCTTTTTGATGCGTATAGAGTATCAGATCAAGGAGATTTTTGGGCATTTTTCTATCAATGTTGGACCATTTTACCCCTTTCATTAAAACTAAAATTAAAAACAATCAGTATGCGCCTCACCAAAGAAGCACCGCTGCCGCCTGGAACTGCATGTTTTACGCAGGATAATTTTCGCTATACGCCTGTTCTCACGAAACAATCCGCAATGTTCAATGCATGGAAACTACTCTGTGACATCTCAGAAAAACGCGGGGTTTCTATCCGACTTGCACCAATGTATGCGCTCGCGGAAATCCAAGGTGGAACTCTGCGACCGGATAAAGTTCGGCGTTATGAAGCGGTGAGCTTGGAGCAATTCAATAAGAATGTTCAACAGGCTTAGTTCGTTGTCGGCATTTCGCGCAGTCCAAAGGACGAAGCACTAATGCCAAAAGACAAACTTTAGTTTGTCGTTGGCATTTCGCGCAGTCCAAAGGACGAAGCACTAATGCCAAAAGACAAACTTTAGTTTGTCGTTGGCATTTCGGCGAACCCGAAGGGTAAGCCATGATGCTGGCAAACGAACGTTAGTTCGTTGTCGGCATCTCATCCGAATGTAAGAGGCGTATAAAGTACAGTGGTGTCGTCCTACCCATCCGATACGCGCGCCCCAAAATCTGTTTCTCCTCCTCGTGTGTCATCGCGTGAAGAAGAATCACATGCGTCGCAGCTGTAATATTCAGACCCGAACCTGCATAGTGCGAGTTGAGGAGAAGGCACTTCAGATCACCACCCTGAAACGCCCGCAACGTCGCCGCAATGGCATCCTTATTCCCCTTCAGTTGTTTCACCTTTACTCCAAGTGCATCAATCGTAGATTCCATCGCCGTAAAAGGATTATCATACCGGCTAAACACAAGAAACCGCCCCTGCGGATTATCCCTAAATAGACGCATTAGCGCATCCTGCTTCTTCTCTAACATGTCCTCGGGTCCAGGAGAAGCCTCCACAATCTGCGTCACATCCTTCTGCGTCACAACCTTTGTAAGCTCCCCCCCCTTAATGGCCGCGCGACACATCGGGCAGCTCGGATTCCGTGTCAAACACGTAATAATACACTCACCACAGAAAATCCTCGAACAACACGGGGTCAAAATCGCCTCACCAGGCTCGTCATAACAAATAGGGCAAACCTCATTCTTGAAACCCTCGATACGATCTTGAATACTCTTAATCGCCTCCTGCTTCTGTTTAATCTTATCTTCCAGTAATTTCAATGCAGCCTCCTTTGCCTGCGGAGTAGAATACTCAATCGCCGGACCAGATTTAAAATCATAGGTCAGCTTCAGCTTTGTAAGCTCCTTCTGCAGATTCTTTGTTACAGCATCAATCAGGCTTGTCGTGTCCTCCGATTTCACGCCAAGCGCATTCATTGCGCCTACAATATCTCCCCCGTGAAGAAGCTGCTGAACCTCGATAGGGATTGCCTGCGATACAATACGCTGTTGCAGTGGTGCCTTGCACAGGATATTCTGCCGATACAGAATAGGCAATGAAATAGATTCTTGGATGAAAGAATCACTACAACGCAGCACAAGATTTCCCCGCAGCTTATGATCAGAGTTTATGAGTTCGCGGAAAAAGTTGGCAGATGTCATCGAGAAGCGTATATAATCATAGGGACGCGTTGATCTGTACAATTCATCAAAATGTGGCTTCAAATATGAATACGGTGCATCAGGTGCAAATACATGCGTATGCAGAATCTGTTTCTGAATATAAAGGCTTTCATTCGGAAACAGGATATTCATCCACGAGGCTGTAACAAACCACGTAAAACGTGCCTCTGGTTTCGGATATCCATTTACAAGATGAATCGTATCGGCCTCATCCACAAATACCCGCTTCCACCGAATATCATTCTCCTTTTGCCATGCACTAAACTCCCTATAGAGTGTGTTACTCACAAGAACTATATCGGCCCCCATTACATCCGCCTTGAATGTTTCCGCTTGAAGCCCCTTCTTCTTATCAAGAAGAATCCCCTTTAGATTCGTCTGCTTCTTAATATAATCCGCCCATTGACGGAAAAGAGTATGCGGAACAATAATAAGCGCGTTTGCCTCATTCGTATTGCTAAACATATTTTTCTTGATACTGAAGACCTTGTTAGAACTATGCGGTCCCATAGAAGTGGATGACATCAGCGGAGGAATCGTTGCAAGCCGAGCAATATGACCAAGCACCATGAGAGATTTGCCAACACCTACAGAATCACCAAGGACTGCGTAGGATGAATAGAGAATCTCACCTGAACAATCCAGTCCATTCATCAGTTCGCGCTCCTTTGCCTCCATAGCATATATTGCGGCCTGTTGATGCGAGCGCAAACTAACTTTCAACGAATTTGCTGGAACATCTATGCAAGAAGATTCTGATGTCAGTGCTGTAGTATATGGCACTGACATTACACTCATTAGTCTTTGCGCCTGCGTTAAATAATACGTTGTCATTTCTGTAAAGGGGTAAGACACATTCTTAAGGCCTTCTTTCAAGCCTTTTTAAAAAATTCACGTATTTCTTTATCACGTATAATCTGCTGTATTTTCATACTTGACTTTTTTACAAGGGGGTTATTAGGTTGCTCACGCATTTTTGTTTTGTCAAATGTATTCTCAGAATGACTCATTACTAACATGACTTTAAGCGCAGGAAGTTGGATCATAGGATGAATATAATCATCTAAATATGATTTTTCCTCTGCATGTGTCACTGTTTCATCATATTGATGCGTTTGTGCATAAGAACGTCTCCATGCCATAGTGCCATTTGTCGCATGATTTGCGCTGTATGGTCCTAACTTGTAAATAGTCTGAATATCGGAATAATACATGTATACTTCGGAAGCACCGGCGAGTTGAATATTAGGGTGACGTTTAAAGGCTTTTACAGCGGTGGATACACGCTCAGGTGGATAGTAGTCATCGTCATCCATAGCAACAATAATATCACCACGGGATTCTGCATTCAGACGATTTCTTTTTGCACCAATAGTGCGCTTTTCAGACTCGCAAATATATCGGACATTAGGAATACCGATATCTTTGAATAGGTCCCCTACAGGGTCCGATCCGTCATCAAGGATAATCCATTCCATCCGCTTTGCAGGATAATCTTGCGATTTGTAGCATTTAATAAGATAAGGAATAAACTTCCTCCTATTATACGTTGGGGTGATCACCGAAACAAACGGAAAATTCTTTGCTTCTTGCGGTGAGCATGCTGGGATTTCCATTCTAAATTATATATGAAACAAGGGTTTATACTGTTACCGCGATGTATGGGTAACGGGACATCACCGTTTTATTTAAGTCTTATTGCGAATTTATCTATTCCATAAAATACCCCTATAGAGCCTAGCACTATAATTTCAGCAATAGATAATGCCCTTAGCATATTCTTACTCATATACTGCACCCCGTCGGCATATGTAAAGGCGCCTGCCTTACCAAGCGGTTGAGGTGGTGTAGGCTCCCCTCCACCGCCAAATGATGGAAAGACTATTTTAGGCAAGTTAGGAATTTGTATTTTTCCAACAAGGCCGGCAAATTTATCAAGAGCTCCTAGAACCTTTGAACCTTGGGGTGGTGAAACTGGAGGAGGTGAAACTGGAGGTGGTGAAACTGGAGGCTTTGGACCCATGGGCTTTGGACCCATGGGCTTTGGACCCATGGGCTTTGGACCCATGGGCTTTGGACCCATGGGATTTGGACCCATGGGCTTTGGACCCATGGGCTTTGGACCCATGGGATTTGGACCCATGGGATTTGGACCCATGGGATTTGGACCCATGGGATTTGGACCTGGAGATCCTAATACAGCAGGAGGTGGTGCGGGTAATACCCCTAAAGGATGTTCAACTGGCGCACGAGGAGTAGTTGAAATAATTGGAATAAAACCTGATTTCCATTCTGGGGGACTATACGCACCAAATCCTAGGGAAATTGGAAATAATATGGCTCCATAGAAAAAATAATATATTTTTATTGCCCAAAATGGTTCATTTGCATGCGTATTTGCAGAAATTATACCACCAAGAATAGCACCTATTATGCATATTATTATTGTTATATAAGGCATTACACTCCGCAGTTTATTCCATAGGCGCCGTCCAAGATTAGCCTTTTTGGTTAGTTCTTCTTCATACTGATTATCAAGATCATCTATAGATATACGAAATTCTTCCTCAGATGGTATAACCGGTAGAGGAGTTGTATCATCCAATGGATCGGCTGCTTTAATATCATTTAGTGCAGTCGTGATTTTTTCATTTAATTCCGTATATTTTTTAACAAGTTCGGGCGATATATTAGTATTTCCCGTTACTACCATCATTCTCGTCGAAATTGTATTGGACACCTCGGTAATGGAGGCTTTCTGATCAGCAAGCGTTGATGCACGCGTATCTTTTGCAGCCAATGCATATTCTTTTGTTTTTTGTTCAATCTCAGCCGACGTAAGATTAGACTTGCATAATGCCGATATGTCGTCGCATCTTGCCTGTAGCGTCGTTGTATCTAATCCACTTAACCTACCCACATTTACAGCAAGGCATAAACTTGCCTTTAAAGTTTCGCAGTTACTTCTGGCTGCTTTCAGATTTTTATCTTCTGCAATTTGATTGTTATATGCGTCGGGGCTAGGAGTAGATGTACTTACACCCAGTGCCTGTAAGACGGCGGCCATTACTACACCAGGTGAGTTTTTTTACAACCACCAAATAGAGCGCAATGAAAACAAGAAAGGCGAAAGCAGAAGATTATGTTATTGCAATTCCATCATACAAACGCGCTGAAACACTACGAGATAAATCATTGGCGCTTCTGACAAAATACGGTATTGAACCAAATCGTATATATATTTTTGTAGCCAATAAAGATGAAGGCGCCATATATAAAAATGTTTTAGATCCCAAATCCTATAATAAGATTGTTATCGGTGTCCCTAAAATAGGGCCGCAGAGAAATTTCATATCTGATTATTTCCCCGTAGGAAAGCCTTTAATTCATATGGATGATGATGTATCCTCATTCATTGAATGGAGTCCAACGGCGCGTCGAAATGAGACAGAGCTAAAAAACTTAAAAGAGGTTATTCGGAGAGGGTTTGATGAATGTAAGCGGGCAAACTGCTCGCTGTGGGGTATTTATCCTGCAGCAAATGGATATTTCATGAAAAAGGAACACACGACCGATTTGAGATTTGTAATCGGAACGTTCAATGGTTGTTTCAATCCCGGGACCAAGGGTCCCAAGGGAGTGAAACTTGCTCTAGAAATGGATAAAGAGGATTATGAAAGAAGTATCCGTTTTTACCTGCGTGACGGGGCCGTCATTCGCCTACGTGACGTTGCACCGAAAACAGCATACTATACGGAAAAGGGGGGGAATCAGGAGTTTCGTACGATGGAAACAGTAGCCGCTGGGGCCAAGAAACTTGTTAAAATGTTTCCCGACTTGTGCTCTCTGAATCTTACCAAAAAGAGTGGATATCCTGAAATACGCCTTAGAGATAAACGACCAGCCACACTTGCAGCTGCAAAAACTCGTAAAGTTAAAGGGCAAACTTGAGGCCGCCCATACCCGAAACCACTTGAAACCAGTTTATATTTTCTACGTAAATTGTGATATCATATGCATATGTCGTTGCAACCGGCAGAGGAAAAAGATCCAAATCTACTTGAAAATTTCGAATACGACTTGCATTAATCGAACCAGAAGCCTGTGTTGCAGATTGTGATAGTTGAAATGAATATAATAATAGTCCATCTTGCCCAATCCCCTTTCCATACCTAAATGTGGATAAATTCGCGAAATAATCTGTATTTTTCTGCTCCTGAATTTCATTACCGTCGCATAAAACACGCAAGCTTCGAATAATGTTTAGTTGTGCGTTTGGAACTATAAGTCCAGATATATAACCCTGTTGTAATGATGTTAAAACACCAGGCGTGGGAATAAAGGGGGCGTATGGATATGAATACCAGTTCGTAAAATTCGCAAAATCATTTCGCATATCCGCGTCCGACCTTCGTTGAATAAATATTAATCGCGTAATAGGATTATGCGTTTCAAGATCAAGAAGATCGCGCGTATATTTGCCTGGAAATGGGTATATAGTTACCTGTGGAATCATATATGTCAAAGGCCGTGATGCAAAAACCTGTTGCTCCTCCTTCGGGAGATATATGAAAGTTCCCTGCAGCCGTGGATTAATATATAAATTATTGAGAGCAGGAACAGAAGCACCAATATCTGTCAAAAAATAACGAATGCTGGCCAAATCATCATTCGCGCTAGAATATTGCGGAGTATTGAGATTAATTTGCGATGCAGTTGCGTTTATTCTATATTCTGGATTAACTCTAGCACCCGATGCATCCAAAACGGTGTATAGTTGTGATATGGGATTCAAAGTAATTTTAATTTCACATTCGTGATACTGTAGCCCAATTAAAGGGATCGCTTGAGAGGGAGACTCCGTAAACCAAAATGAAAGGGGGATATGAATATCACGTCCCATAATTGAGGGACGATTCAGCTGTTGAGCCGCTGTAGGATTTGTTATAACTGTCGGATACCCTGTATGAGAACTTCCACCTGCATATGCCCCTTGAGAGGGTTCTGTCATTTCAGGCGTATCTCCAACCAAATTTTTCCATTTCCAAAATGTATCTTGATCCATATCAAGTAATGCACGACTTAGAAGGTATGCACCATCAAATCCCTGGATCTTTTGACCACCAACGAAAAATTCTGCATTTTGAATAATTGCTGCACCTAAATATCGGACCCACTGAAACTCCCACTGACTTGTGCGACCGCTTGGTTGTGTGACGATATACTTACTATATATATCCGGAATCGTAAAGCTGAATATCATATCGGACATGAGATCTCCAAAGCGTGGAATTTTTGCCCGGAGGCTTATTGGTTGATCAAATGAAAGCTCATTTGGCCCTTCCAATGGGATTGTTATACTCTCCATTGCAAAATGAGAATATCGTTTGAAAGCACGATAGAAGTAGGTCATCTGTGGATTGCCACTCAACAATACGTTTTGAGCACCATATGCAACAAGGGCTAATAATCCACCGCCGGTCATAGTCTCACCCGAATCCTTACTGGAATAGAAGAGAATATGCTATAGGCCACTGCCGTCATATGCGGAACTTAAGAACCCACCATGTGAGTTCTTATTTTGCGCTTTATATCATTACTATGGTCAAACGCTACGAGACCACCAATCATCTGCAAAATACGGTGGTTTATCCATAGCAGCCTCATTTATTTTACTCGACGGCCCTGCATTCATGTGAGCCTGTATTTCATTGAATGAAAGAGAATACCGGGCATATACCATATTAGATAAAAACCCTCTAAATGAGCCGTCCAATCTAAAATCCTCATTATTCAATGACGGTATGCCGCTACCCAACAAACTACCAATATGCATGTTGGAAAATAGTATCAAATCTTGGAAATTTTGATACGGCAGTGTATTATCAAACACGATACGATTTGCGAGATTACCATTTACAAAAATATCTAAGCCCCCCTTGGAACAGTTTAGCGCAACGTGAAACCATTTTTTCACCGGTATATTCTGCACATCCGCATATGTAAAGGGATTTTTATACGTGTTCATGAATACGCGCATTGTATTTGTAGCGCCATGTATGAATACTCCAGGTCCCATAAGAGGCCACGGGCATGCAAACCCCTTATGGAATACGTGTTTAAATGTAGCAGCATCGGAAAATGTTTGCGGGAGAACAAAAATATGAAATGCGTATGCAAATTCTATACCTGTTCTCTCATTGACTGAGAGTCCAATTGTTTTAGCATCGGCATATTTGGAGGGGTCTTGGTGTATTACGATAGTTTTTTCTTCCGAGTTCGCTGTATAATCTATTATCGTTTGGAAACGTTTTTGAGCGTCTATTGTTATTACATATAGCATTTCGCCTACATATATAAATACCAGTGTCGTCACCAGGATTGTCATACCGGTAATAATTTGCCCGGAAGATGCACTATCCATTCTCTAGTTAAGCAGAACCTTTGAAAAGAGATACGAACCAACTAAAAACATCCATATTGACCCCATCGGGTCCAAGGAGATATGCCCTATATATTTCATCCGGGTTCATAGCATAGTTTGCAACAGAAGTATTTGCCGTATATCCGTCGAATCCTCCACGTTCTGTCATCAAGGCTTTTACGCCTGTAGGATCCACTTTATAGTATGAAGGAGTCATACACGAACGACTGAGCTTACCATCCCTATAAACATCAATTGTCCGCCCGGAAAGAACAACTGTTATCATTGTCCAGCGTTGAAGATCTATTTCAGGTAAATCACACACTGGGGGGGTAGTAAGAAGAGAGTCATTCATTGCAGTGGGAGTAAACATACTATTCACTGTCCCCGCAGAAAGATTTCCAGCGGAAGTAGCATCCGCCGCATTGGGTGGAACAGTTGATCCGCTCATACCAGGCACATACGTGACTTTAGGATTCACACCCTGGCTTGATTGACCAGCACCAAGTTGCATAGCAATACCTGCTGGAACAGTAATACCCTGTGCATCCGCAAAACTTTCCACACTGGGATCCTTTGTATGCGTGCGCACAACAAGAGTATTATTATATGCACCAAGCCCAATCAAAAGGCTGGAAAAATATGTGCCCTTCAACTCAAAAATATGTTTCCGTGTATTTCTATTCTTGTTGAAACTGCTTATATATACCCATGTATTTACTGAATATTCACCTCCTTCATATGGCAAGGGAATGGTGGGGGGTTTTTCAAGCGGCGAATCAGCATTACGTTTTGGGCCAGAAAGCAATACCATTTTACTTTCAGAAGAACTGTATAGAAACGTATATAAATAATATATGGCTGTGATGCCAAGGAGCAAAAAAATTATTGTGAATATCCCAAATGTATTATTACTTTGTGCATTTTTTTGATTAGTAACACCGGGACTTGCCTCCATACTTCTATATCATACTAAGAGTTGTTTTTTACATCTCTTAGTATAGCATAATAGTGATAGGTAGCTGTAAAATAACTTTATCCGTAGGGTGAGCTCCAATCATGTATAGGTGATGCTGAACGAACAACCGGTGGGTTAAGGCATTGACCAGGAAAGCAGAAGAATGAACTCAAAGTCATCCCCGACTTAAATCCGGGGTTGAGGCCGGATGGGTCAGAATATATATAGGGGTTTGCATTCGTGCCTATACGCGGATTTCCGAGAGTATCTGTATTATTTTTGTATATATCAATTACTTCTGGATTGCTTAACCTTTTATCGTATGTTTTTATAAGCGTAATTTGCCCAAAAAGACCTTCTGAACCGGAAACAACCCCCTGTAAATTCGTTTTACTCCTGTCAGAAATTGGCTTATAGTTAGGCATTTCACTGAGAACCATTTGATCGTTATAATATACATCAACTCTTCTGCCTTCGTGTGCAATTGTTATCATTGCCCACTTTTGAATATCAAGTGGTGGGAGGATCATTGTTTCAATATACTTTCTAAAGGTCCCATCGGGAAGTTGATTTTCTGTTTGTATCAGAAGATGTGCAGGAACTTTGTTTGTGCGACTAGCATCCGGGGCATTTAGAATTTCTAGGATAAAGACGTTAGATATATTGATGATTGTTTTATACCCTGAATGCAGACACACCGAACAATCTTTTGTTTTAGCATCACATTCGCATGGTACAAACTTTCCGTTACATGACACTTGATTGGGATTTGTTACGCAATTTGGATATTCGCCGGTTCGGTTCATCGGGTTAAGATATATAAATGACGATAAACTGGCTGCTGCAGTGGAATATAACATCTCGGATTCCGAAACTGTTAATATAGTTGAGCGCTTTTCTAATTGATAGGGTCCATCTTGCTGCCCTTTGTTTTTCTTTGCGAAACTAGGACTGTAAAACAAAAATGCAATGATTGCTATTAAACAAAATGCAAATACCCCCCACTCCATCTCTAACGTCAGTTGCCATATTTCTTATCGTCGTGTGCCAAATTTAAGAACCCCCAAAGGAGGGTCTTAACTTAGCCTACATGACTGCAATAGTGATCTAAGCATATCGCGGTAGGGTTTTATTTAAAAACCGTGTCACATGTTTTTTTATCACTGTGCTTGAGTATTTCTCTGTATGACAAATCCCTGCGCCAATAGCAGAGATTTGCAATTTTAATTCCAATCAATTTGGATGGAGGTGGGAAAAAATATGAATTATCTGGTGGGACAATGGGAGTGTTTTTTAATGTCATAGTTTCTTTGAGTTCCCCATTCATATATAGTTCTATATATTTATCAGCAAACACTAAGGTTATATTAAAAGCTTTGGGTGGAATATGCACTGGTCGCATATGTTGAATTGCAGGAGTGATTTTACCCGCAGAAGCAGCTGTATTTGTAGAGGCTTCGTTATTACCCACTACACTCACATATAAGTTTTGCTCCATGTGTTTATACCAAACGATTAAGTTTGTATCTGGAAACTGGCTAAGCAATGTATCCACAGTATCTATTCCTGCCCGCGGATATGATGTATTTTCTGTCTTAGCTCTATAGAGAATAACCATCGGTTCCCCCAATGAACTAATAGTTTTTTCATCAATATTTATATCGGCGCTTAAAGTATAATTAACCGGTTCAAGATTATCAAAATTTGCTGGAGTACTTGATATTGCAGGATCATCTTTATATCTTATTTGCATATCACTAAATGTTGGTATTTCAATGAGCCCCTTATCACCCGCATTAAATGAAAATATAGGATAAATAGTAAAATGTATAATAACAAGTAAAATGATTGTTCCAATTAATATAGATAAGATTGATCCAAGTGCCGAACTTTGATCCCAGAGCGGCCATTTCAATGAAATGCTGGGGCCGAATTTAGAGCCGGTTCCATCTGTTTTAAATATGTCAAATGGGTTTTTATTCAAGGATACGTCTAGACTATCGGCCGGGATCCTCCCAGATATTGTATTACCCATAGTTCTCTTACTAATATTGATTATTTTAACGCTAATAATTTAAGCTTCAGTAATTTTTTCTACAATAGTGATTTCATCATTAGACCGCCTTTTATATAAAATTGCCGAAATAATACCTATACTGCAGCACAAACAAAAAATAACATTCAATGGCACAAAAATATATAGATATACCATATTCATTGAGGCTTGTTCAGCGTTTTGCACACGTATAACAATCTCTGCTAAGGCACTCGGAGTAGGGGCGGGGAGAGATGTTTGACTTTTTGTCATCGAAGAGCTAGAAGTAGGTGTTCCCGTGGGTGTTCCTGTAGGTGTTCCCGTGGGTGTTCCTGTAGGTGTTCCCGTTGCCGTGCCTGTTGCCGTGCCTGTTGCCGTGCCTGTTGCCGTGCCTGTTGCCGTGCCTGTTGCCGTGCCTGTCACCGTTGCAGCAGGAGTCAAGGATGGACTTGCATCCGCAACCTGAGCTGCTGCGACGGATTGAGCCACCGCGGATAAAGAAGATACGGCCCCCGCAGCATAGTACCATGTAATGCTACCAGAATTTCCTATTGCGATGTCCCCCAAAGGAAGAACAGCCGCATAGGAACCGTCCGTGGGAACAGGTGTCATGGGGGGGAGAGAAAGAGGATTCACATTATATGCGTTAGAGAACGAACAGCAGAGTGCATACGACGTCATCACCCCAGGTGTCTCAGAATAAAAGAGAACACCCTCATTCGCATTTGTAATCATAATTGCACGGGACGATTCATTGTTCGCCGTAACAGCCGTGAAGTTACCCGTGCCCAGGTTACCGCGTGTCTTTGTATTCACATCCGTCATTCCCACAAAATCATCCCGCGTCCCCGTCCAGATTATGAGATTCTTAAGGGTCTCCGTCGAGTTATTTATTACTTGCGTTACGATTTTTACGAAGCTGTCATTGAGGCCAAGAGAAAATATGTTCTGAAATATGATAGGTTGCCCCAGTAAATTCAGGTTACGTGTAGCAACAATCTTTCCATGTCCCACAGATTTTGTGGCGTCACTGCTATCGACCACAAAATCCGAGTAGTTCGTAAAAGAATTCGACGGGGCGAGTGAGTATAAATCCACGATCGTAGTCTTACTCCAGTGGGAAGAAGTGTTGCCTGTGCCGATTGCCGTATCAAGAGGGTAGTTATTAAACGTGAGTTTATACCATGAATTCGCCGTCCGTGAATAATACCACGGCTGCACGAATAAGCCCTGGGTATTCACGGAATTTTCCGAACCCGTTCCGAAACGCAGATTCGAATTCGCAAAAACACACGAAGGCGCAGTACAACCTGTAGAGCCGATGGGATCTTGTGCGCCTATACCTAAAACACACAAGAGGCCGGATAAAATACGCAGAAGCATTTGTGTTTCTGCTAGATAGAGGACTTTTTACGCGTGGCCCCTTTTTTACGCAGATCCCCCCGCTGAGGATCGAATTTAATCCGATTATAATACGCCTGCGTCTCTTTTGGCTTGCAACCGCGCAATTTTTCCCGCAGATAACATACAAAAGAAATACGCGTGAAAGGCTTCTCGCCCCCCATCGTCCCCGTTTCCACCGAGTCGTGGTGAATCTTCGGAAGGGCCTTATTAAATTTTTTATCCGCATCCGATTCGTACATTTCCGTATTACAGTGCCATTCATGAACGTCCATGGCTAAAAAGTCCCCTGTCCGCACGTTGAACCCAATCTTATAACGCGGAAATATAGTGGCGCCCCCCGAATATTTTCCCCGCTCTATGACGGATAGATTTCCGTAGCCCTCTCTGAAATCCCCGTCGTCCATGTGCAGGGCCGTGCGGAAGTTCCGGTTAATCGTAATAGATGAGAAAGCCGTATCAGCAACACGATAGTTAGGCGCCTGAGACGCAGCTGCAAGTTGCTTCGCGTGCTTATCCGGAATCAAACGTTTGAACACGCCATTAATCGCTTGAATAAATGGAATACCGTGTTTATACTGCTGGAAGTATTTTTGCGTGTATGATGTAAGTCTGCACGGAAGACCCATAAAAGGTGTTTGCTCAAAAAATCCGAGAACGGAACTGAACACATTGTTATTCACGCGCATCTTACTGAGTTTCCCATCCTGTTCATAACGCGCCGACCATTTATTGATTTCCACCGGCTTGCGCTTTTTCCAATAGTTGGAATCGGCTTGAATCGGCCCTGCTGCAGCTCCGCGATTACGACTCGCCGCCGCCGTCTGATAATATGCTTCCCAGCCCGTTTTTACCAACTCATTCGGCAACACGTGTTTTCGGAAACGAGCCAAAAGTTTCTTTTGACCCGTAGAGGGATCTTTACCATACACATCCACGTCCTCATCGAGAATCTCATCGGCATCTTTATCTGTGAAATATGTTCCTTCACGTGCCTTGATTTCATCATTCGTCATCTTGGGCTCCAAGTTCAAAACACGGACAGAAAGTTTCACGGCTTTCGCTGGTGAAGGGGGGATCTGAAGGCCCTCATAAATTTCGGGCTTATATAATGGCTTTTCTTCATCTGTTGGGTGCCTTGCTTTGCGGCTTACACCGCGCTTACTTACCACCATCCTACTTAGCCTCTATATTCTCTCCTCTTGTAGCCCACCATAGAAGGCCCGCACCAAGGCCCATAACAGTTGCGCCGATTATTGCACCCTTTAACATAGATCTTGCATCTATTTCATCCAAATCTACCTGGGTAATAATTGGGGAACGCTCGCGTGCCCCAATACGCTTATAAAAGTTAATAGATTCTGTCTCTGATACACGGGGCTTTCCAAGATTATCATTTACTTCATTATGGAGCTGAACCGTCCATCGGAATAAGTCATCACGCCGATCCAAATGCGGGGATAGGGGAATTTTTTGTAAATGTTTCTTATAGTGTTCTCGACAAACCGGGCACGGAATCAATTCGGCCATACTTTCGTAGAATTCTTTTGCGGCACGTTTCTGTGCATAGTTTGGGTTTGTGGGATACGACAGAGCCGTAACGTGAAGAGCGTGCCAGAAAATAGGTCCCCACACGGAAGGAGGAAACTTCATCGCGTTCTGTCTAAATATGAGTAATGTTATGCATACGCCTAAACGCGTAAAGCCTATATGAACTAGTTGAGTGCTTAAGCACAATGAAGCAATTTAAAATATTTTCACCATCGGGACAAATATGCACAAACTGTTCGCAAGCCGGCCATCAATCGAAACAATGCCCACAGCCAATCACAAGTTACGGGGTTATTATATTCAGAGTAAAAACACCAGGCAATGTTGCTTGGAATCAAGCCGAAACGTTGGTACAGGAGGCCCAGCCGAGTTTAACGGGATTAGAATCACTTCATAAAAACATTGAATATCTCCTTATTTTGCGAAAGGATAGTATCGGGTTTATAGAGATAATGCGGGGAAAATATCGTCTTTCTGATCGCGAATATATTAAACAGCATTTATCGGGTATGACCGGAGAAGAGAGAGAAAAGTTACTAACACAGTCATTTGAAACACTGTGGGAGGGGCTGTGGGGTCCGCCTCAAGGGGGGACGCATGCATATAAAAATGAAAAAGAGCATGCGCGTCAAAAGTTAGAAGCTTTGCGTCCAGAACTAGAGGATTTAATTAAAGAATGCCCGCCTGCATGGGCAACACCTGAATGGGGGTTTCCAAAGGGTCGTAAAGAGTTAGGGGAATCAGAATATGCATGTGCAATGAGGGAACTTTGGGAAGAGACGAATATAACCGATCGTCAGGTTGTAACAGCTCGTAATATTGAACCCATTAAAGAACTATTTTTTGGCACAAATGGTGTTCAGTATTGTCATAAGTATTACATTGCATATGCGCCATTGGGTGTAGGCGAAGGTAGTATAAGTGACGCCGCAAAAACAAATGAACATATTCAGCGAGAAGTTGGGCGTATTCAGTGGTTTTCATTCGCGGATGCACATGAACACATACGTTCAGACAATAAAGAAAAACGCGAAGTATTATTCCGGGTTAATAATATTCTTAAGACATATTGCGCTCTGCAGCTGCCCGCGTCGGTTAAGCACGAAACGAAAAAATAAATATATGATAGATGTCTGCGGAACTAAACGCAGAAGACTTATTGGACTTATGGAATAATGAAAAACTCCCATTAAAAACACGAGATGAAATGCTGAGTGCGGCGCAGCTTGAAAAGTTGAAAATATACCCTCGCTTATGGGAAGCGACAGATGCATGGGAAAGTAGTGCGGGCCTTTATCCCGATACAGATGATCCGAGATTTGCAGAAAAGTTAATGCAAAAGCAAGAATTTGCAGAAAATAAACAGGATAGTATTGCGGAACAGGCGAGGCAGAAAGTTAATCCATGTGATCCCGATAATGAGTTTGAGCTTACACCAGTCCAGCGTTTTATAGGGCGATTTCTTTCGCCACAGTGTCCCTATCAATCTGCCCTTCTCTTTCACGGGGTAGGTGTTGGTAAAACCTGTGCAGGTATAACTGTTGCAGAGAACTATCTTCAGGCATTTCCTAGACGTCAAGTAATCATTGTGGCCCCGAGAAATATTCAGCCCGGATTTCGTCGCACCATATTTGATGAAGAGGCCTTAGTTATTCCTGGGAATGAAGGGGTGCCAAATATGGCGAAGGGATGCACGGGCAACATGTATTTAAAACGCACCGGTACGGAATTTGAGCGTGATCGCGCCACAATAACACGCCGCGTAACACAGTCTATAAATTCACGATATCTCTTCATGGGCTACATTCAATTTCATAGAATGATTGACGATTTGCTGAAACATATGCCCAAACCTATAGATGAAGAAAAACAAAATCGTATTCTTCGTAGGGCATTCAGTGGCCGTCTTATATTGATTGACGAGGCCCACAACTTGCGGGACAATCCTGCAGAATCTGTAGAAGATAATACAGATAATCCTGGTGGCGATTTAGAACTTACAGAGGCTCAAGCTGGAAAGAGGCTCACGCCGAGTTTGATTAAAGTTCTGAATGCCGCAGAAGGAATGAAACTATTGCTCATGTCAGGCACACCCATGTATAATTCCTATAAGGAAATCATATTCCTATTAAACTTATTACTTATGAATGACAAGAAAACTACCTTGACGGAGCGTGATATTTTTGTCCCTGTGACAGGGGCGTTCAAGGTAATTAAGCAAAAGGGTCCTGATGGGGCGGATATAGTTAGGAAAATTGGTGAAGAACGTCTAGGTGCCGCTGCAAATGCCTATGTAAGTTTTATGCGAGGTGAGAATCCGCTATCATTTCCAGTGCGTCTCCCTCCACTAGGAACAGCCGAACTTGGTGAATGGCCTAGGTTTGGCCCAGATGCAAAACCGGTTCAAGAAGATGCACGAAAACGCATGAAACGCCTTCCGTTTGTGCCGATTACATTTGAAGGGGATTCTGCGGGCGAATATATGCGAATCTCGCAGGAAGCAATTGAGGCAGGGGGGTTAGGCGTAGGCAGTATTGATGAGATGGTTCAAGCAGGTAACTGGTTATTTCCAGGGGAAGATGGTGTGCAAATCCGTGATGCCGGCTTTGATTCTTGCTTTGAAGATACGGGTGGCGGCGGGGCGTCCAGTTTTCGTTCGCGGAAGGGACCCCCTACATGGCTTCAAATAGAAAATCTAGGCACGGTTTCGCCCAAAGCAAAACTCACATTGGAGCGCACACAAACGGCAAAAGGGATTGTATTTATATATAGCAGATTTATCAAATCGGGCGCACTTCCGTTGGCGCTTGCCCTAGAGGCAAATGGTTACAGTCCTTGGGCAGAAGGAAAACCTTTGTTAAAGGATGGCATACAGGGTGATCAAGGACGGCAATGCGCAAAATGTCCTCGAAAGGAAAGGGCACATGCAGGAGCGGGGCACAAGTTTGTCCCTGCAAGATATATAATGATTACAGGCCGTGCAAATATATCACCAAATAATCCGAAGGCAATACAGGCTGCGCGGGTAAAAACGAATATGGATGGCGGTGAAATAAAGGTTGTCATAGGTTCTCAAGTAGCATCTGAAGGTATTGATTTCCGTTTCGTGCGCGAGATTTATATTTTTGATAGTTGGTTTCACTTGAATAAAATGGAACAAGTGTTGGGTCGTGGTATTCGTACATGTTCGCATGCCCTTTTACCCCCTGAACAAAGAAACTGCACGACACATTTATTAGTAAATACATTTGGAGGTGAAGAAGATACGGAAACGGCCGATTTATATATGTATCGTAATGCAATGACGAAGGCCATGTTAGTCGGTGCAGTAACACGTGTTTTGAAGCGATATGCGCTTGATTGCAATTTGAATCGTTCAGCGATTATAGTGACTGGGCTCGCCGATCAACGTCATGTAGATGCACAGGGGCGTATTCGCGAAGAAGTAAGTGTAAATGATACACCCTATACAAATGTATGTGACTGGATTGAAACATGTGAATATGAATGCGCGAGGCGAGTAGATATTAATATGGAAAAGTTGAATCAAAGCACTTACGATGATTATTCTGTGCGTTGGATGGAATCACATCTGAAAACTGCCATAAAAAGTATTTTTCAAGGAACGGGGAAATGGACAATGCGTCGTCACCCGATTTTTAAACAATGGATTGCAGAGTTAGAAGCAGGAATATCTGAATATGCCACTGCCACCCAAAATGATGCCGATTCTGTAGGGGTAGAAACGAACAGATTTAAAGAAGATTTAAAAGCTAAATTATCAAAGGGGCAATGGAACACAGAAATTGTAGATTTGTTACCTATACTAACTGCGCCCGATATACCCGTCCCTGATAAAATGCCTGCAACCGATGGAACAATCATAAATGACTGGGTGGTTTTGAATAAGTTTCGTGAAATGAAACGGGGGCGCGATTATACCATGAAAACAGAGGGATTCAATCCTGAACTTCTCTACGGAAAAGGGGGTAAAGTGCCCCTTGTTAATGATATATCGCCTCCACCAAAGGACGCTGGACAAACAGTATTTACGCTAGAAAACATACACGAAATGTTTTCTGGAGTTCCTAAGCGGGCACTTTCAGGGCTTCTTTCTGACATTGTAGGAAATCAGTCATTTCGTCTTCGGGTTGGAAAAGTGGATGGATATATTGTCTATCGAAACAAATATTTTATGTTTCAACCTGATTATTTATCTGATATTCGTGTCCCTCTTGCGCTACGCATTGCAGAAGTCCCTATAAGGAAAAGGGAATTCGAACCGGCAGAATACCAATTAAAACCAGTTGCGGAAGCTGCTGCACAAGAGGGGGTTGCAGCCGCACCCGCGGCTGTTGCTGCTGCTGCAGAAGAGGAAGTTGCGCCAGTAAATTTCTGGGCTGCTATTACAAAATGGGCTGGCGAAATTGAAGATAAAACCGCAGATAATGATGATATTCCAAAATACCTTCGTGAAAGTATTGGAACGCGCTATACAGGAGATGATGCTATTTTCCGCGAAAATGATCAGCTTATTATGATTAATTGGTTGTATTCGTATATTAAAAATGATCCAGATAGCGGAATTACCGAGGAAAGGCGTATTATCTATTTGAAGGCTTTGGCTCAAGCGCTATTAGAAATGATTTGGGATGAAAATATTCGCCCTAACGAACAAGAACAATTATTCTGGAGCGGTGATAAAAAAGCAAAAGAAGTTGCAACAAAAGAACAAGTCGTGGAGCAATCTGGAACATCTGCATTTCGTATTATGGATATTACGACAGGGACTATCAAATATAAATGTGGTCCCGGAAAAGCATGCTCAGATGCAGTTGCACGCATTTTTGATACGGATGCCAGCAATCCAATAAATACATTACAGGCAAATATTAATACTGCTGGACCCATATATGGATTTAATGTTCCAAAAGTAAAAGAGGGGCGGACAATATTTAAAACAAATGAGCGTTCTGTTCAGCCAGGTCAAAAACCTGAAAAGGGTAGTGAATGTTCTATTGTAAGCACAATCGCATTTCATATTCGTATGCTCAAAGATATCGCGGAGATACTTCAAAGTGAAAAATACTCCACTTTTATACTTGTAGAAAAGTATTTGGATATGCGAGAGAAGGGGACCGCAGTAGAAGAAGCAACTAAACGAAGAACGGGGATATATGCATTGAAGGGGAAGAAACCGTTTAAAACTCGCAGTTTTGAGAATGCCATTCGCGCATGCGCTTTAAAGAATATTATGTTGCGATGGCTCGATATTATGCAGGCAATGAATGCAGATGGAAAACGCTATTTCTATCGGCCGATTGCAGCATTCAAATCTGGACACAAGGGGGGTAAATAATAACGTGCGGGGGCTTAAAATTGATGAAATGGAATCCTATTAGGAAGGTAGGAAGATCACATGGAACACACCAGCGTATTTGAAGAGCAAGTGGCGCTCACACCGAAAGATATGCGTGTAAAAATCGAATCTGTCGAGGATATTCTTCGTGAAAAGCTGCAGCAGCGCTTAGAGGGGAGATGTTCTCGGCACGGCTTTGTTATTCCTGGATCGCTGAAGCTACTTTCTCGCTCAATGGGGTCACTAGAGAAGGGGCGCTTTACAGGGAGTCTTATCTTTCATATTCAGGCAGAGGGCAAAGTTCTGAACCCACCTGACGGTGCCATTATTGAAGGTCTTGTAATTCGCAAAAATAAAATGGGCATGTATGTTTCCTATATGGACGATGCTATTCGTGTTATTGTGCCGCGTGATCTTCATATTGGCAACGACGCCTTTGAAGCGGTAGAGATTGGTGAAAAGGTGGAGGTCGAAGTGAAAAAATCCCGTTTTCAAGTGAATGATCCGTATATTCTGAGCGTTGGAACATTCCGGTCTTCAAAGGGGAAAAAAGCCGCAAAAGCACCCGCTGCTGCTCCCCGCCAAGTGCCAGTCGAGGAGGCTGCTGAGGAGGCTGCTGAGGAGGCTGCTGAGGAGGCTGCTCAGGAGGATGCCGAGGAGGATGCCGAGGAGGATGCTGTGGAGGCCGAGGAGGCTGCAGATGGCGAGGAGGAGGCTGCTGCGGAAGATGAGGGCGCTGCCGACTGACAAGTAGAATAGAATGAGTGCTACTGCTGCTGTGCTAACAAATGATGAATACGAGGAGAGAAAAAGATTTTTGGATGATATTCGTGCGCTATCCAAATCTGAGTTAGAAGAACTCTATCGTATTTTGAAAAATTCGCGTTCTGAGTTCAGCGAGAATAGCAACGGCGTGTTTTTTGATCTCTGTAAGCTGCCTCCCGAGGTATTTGACGAAATGAAAAAGTTCATGGAGTTCTGTCATAAAACTCGCGACGATGAGGCACAGCGTGAAGAGGAGGAACGTAAGGCCCAGGAGGCGCTTGTCCTTGGAGGGGACTAAAGCCTCAGCACTATACTCCTATAGGAAATGGAGGTGTTACATAAAATCCAATCATGGGCCTTAGAAAATCCCCATCGGAACTGCAAAGTGACTCCGATAGAGATTTTAGCAATATCTGATACGCAAGAGGGAGAAAGTATTCCTGCGACTCTGGCGGGGGGTTGGGCGCCGACTCCGCTAGAGCCGCCTGGTCCTGTAAGTCTATATCTATGGAAGACAGATCCCGAGTTTCGTGGAGGAACACCGGCTGTTCGGCGCACGATTCTTCGTGATATGATTCTTAAAATCACGGAGCGCGCCGATGCAGAGTTACGCGGAGTGAAATGGCAGCGCAAGAAAATCCTTGAGCAGGTCGCCGCACAACAGACCTCCGCTGTGTCCCCCCCTATGGACACGCATGAACTTGATACGGGACTCTGTGCCCTGTTCGGTTATCAGAAAGTCTCGGTGGATGAGGCCAATAAGAAAGTGCGATTTTTTCCCGAAGATCCGCGTTCTTGGTCGGTGGATTTGCCCGTATGGGGGGCTACAGCGGGTTCGCGAGCAGTGCTTCATGCTGGTGGGGAAGGCTCGGTAGGGGTTGGTCTCGCCAAGTGGCTGGGGGAGCGCGAGCGCGAGGGCTGGAAGATTGATTGGCCCGACGCCGAGGGAACTCTGGAAGACATCAAGAGTAAGATGGCCCAGCGGAATGCAGGACTCGGTCCGCGCATCGATAAACCCAAGAAGGCCGATTGGGCCGCGGCTCTTGGGCGCGCAGAGGCTATTAGCGCGTTAGCAAAGTTTTTGTAACTTCTGGATAAACAACACATCTATAATCAGGTACGTAAGTAGAATGCGGAAGTTATTCATACTATTATTGATTGCGGCATTACTAGGGTGTTTGTTTAATAATAGAGATGGATATCACAACTACGCGACAACTGTTATAAGTTCAGAGCAACCAAATGACGTATATCTTCAGTGGTTACTAAAAGGTTATGGCTATGAAGGAAAACGCGTAGTAGATCCCGACTATAATATGCAAGAATCCACGCGTTTGAACAAAATGCTCAGTATGAATAATTATTACTCGCAGCCTGCGACACCCACTTTATTTTTATATTAAATTGCACAGTTAGGTAAGATGCGTAAAGTATTTATAGTTATAGCAGTCATATGTATCGCAGTTCTAGCAAATTTTGAATCTATTTGCACGGAAGGGTATTTAGATCAGATGACGGAAATGATAAATGCTCAAAAGAAGAATGACGAGTTTCTGAATTCCCTTTTACAGATGAAGGGTTATGCTGGAACGAAGGATCCCGATGAAAATGCAAAAGATCTCACAGAATCTGCGAGAATTATACATACATATTATTGCGCCGATGGAAGTCTGAAGTCCGATCATCTGTTCAACAGCTGTTTCTATGATATAAAGTCCCCCTGGTCGGTTGAAACACATCCTCTTCTTCACAACCCCTATACCACTCGCGAGCTTGCAGATGGACAAATGTGTTTAAAAGATGACGACTGCTATTCCAAACGCTGTGTATATAGCCGCTGTAAATCGTACAACAATATCCCTGCTGGATGGTCACCTCCTGGCTCTAGAACCACAGTGGGATCTGTCATATACAATACAGTGAAATACACCACTTTATTCGCACTGTCATTCGTCGTTTTTGCGCTCATATTTTTTGGGGGAGATAGCGATGTTAAATCTCCGAAGTCGCCGAAGACATGATACTCTTCATGTGACATTTACACGCAGTTTTATTGATAAAACCGCGCGTAAAGTAAAATTGCCTTGTTGCCACCCAAAGCTAAAGCTATACAAGTTATTAGAACTCGGCCTCCATGGAACTATTCTCTGCAGAGGCCGAAAATATCCGGAAAAGGGTGGAAGAATGGATCTCCCACCCCGACTATGAGCTGGAAGCGACCTTTGGCTCCTCGGGAGAAGTAGATGCAGTGACTTTCCTCGCGGTTGCACAGCGTCTTCGCGCGAAGGGCTATTCGGCCCTACCGCAAGAAGATCGTCTTACGGTTATCACCCCGGAACACATTCGTTTCACGATTTCCAGTCTCGGCATCATTCAGGCCTATTGCAAAGATGATGTAATGGCTGGAAAACCATATACCGTTATGATTAAGGATCGTGCGACAGCGGATTCCCAGATTGACCTTGACGACTACGAGACGCGTATTAAAATGCGGCGAGAGACGGATATGGCAAGTGATGACGCGGTTGTGAAGAAACTCTTTGAATCGTGGCCGCAACAACGCAAGGCCTTCCGCATGATTCGCCGCTGGTCATTTGAAAATGATGGTATTCGCATTGACATGTCTATTGTTCGCAGCACAAAGAGGCTCCGGCGGGGCGAGTTCCAGTGGCAGCGTTCTTTCCGGGACCAGGATGTTATGGCAAGTGTGCCTACATATGAGATTGAGGTGGAGCTTCTACATCGCCCAGATGACACGACCGATGGGGCTCTCAAGCGCCTCATTCGCGGCATTGGCGAGATCCTGCGGGGCATTCAAAAGAATACGATTCTCATTCGAAAGAGCGCACGCCAAAAAGTGCTGAGTGCATATTCTCAACTGACAGGTTCTGATCGCTTTCGCGGCCCTGCACTCCGCACACTTTTAAAGAAGAGTTTCAGTTCCGAACGCAGTGCAAAGACTCCCAATATCCGCGACGGCTATAATGTTACAGATAAAGCGGATGGTCTCCGAACTCTCGGCTTTGTAGATGCAAAAGGCGACTTTTATCTTATTGACATGGGCATGAATGTATATCGCACTGGGCTGCGCAATACGGAGTTGCGTCTCTCGCTAGTAGATGGTGAATGGGTGACGCAAACAAAAGATGATCCCCCGAGGCCTATGCAGCAGTTTCTCGTGTTTGATATCATCTTCGCAGTAGATAAGCGCGATGTGAGTAAATTCCCATTTGAAGAGGGGGCAACACCGCCTCCTGCAGAAGGTGAGCCGCCTCTGCCCACTCCGCCGCGCGAAGATAGTCGCCATTTCCAGCTGAATGCATGGGTTGAGCGATGGAACAAGGATACGGGGCCGAAAGTCACTGTTGCAAATCTCACGGAGGCGACGAAACTTCAGGTTTCTGCGAAGAAGTTCTTCTTCGGCAAAGCGGGCAATGACAGTATCTTTCGAATGGCAACGCGAGTTCTCACCGCTGCTAGACCCTATTATACAGATGGTCTGATCTTCACTCCGAATGCACTGCCTCTTCCCGAAAAGCCTGCCGCGACTTTCTGGGAGCAGTTCAAATGGAAGCCTCCCAAGGACAATACGATTGACTTCTTCGTCACAACCGAGAAAATGACAGGGTCTAAAACGCAAGATAAGGTCATTACGGGGATTAAAGCGGGGGCTACAGGTGAGACACTCACCTACAAGACGCTTCGCCTCTATGTTGGCTCGAATAACGAGAATGCACGTGATATTGTGCTGAATAATCGCGAACTCCCGCGGCGTGATCGCACACCCTATGGTGCTAAGAGTGAGAGGGAATACAAGCCGGTAATCTTTACGCCGAAGGAATTCCCTGATCCGATGGCTGCTATCTGCCGTATGGAGGTGAAAGAGGATCCCGATACAGGGGAGCAGTATATCATGACGGAACACAGTGAAGAGCCGATTCAGGACAAGACCATTGTGGAAATGGCGTATGATCCTTCGCAGCCGCCTGGTTGGCGCTGGAGGCCCTTACGTGTGCGCATGGACAAAACCGAGCGCCTTCAACGCGGCACACTTAGCCGCACTCTCAACTCCGAAGGCGTTGCAGAGGATGTATGGAACAGCATTTATGATCCTGTGACGGAATCCATGATTCGCACGGGGGCGGACGAGCCTACAGAAGCGGAACTCAGTCTCATTCGCACGGAAGCATCGGGGCGTGAAACCATTGCGCGGCGCTACTTTGACCGCGAGGAGCCCTTGATCGATGAGGCCCTTGTAAGTGGAATGAAGGCGTTCCACGGGCGTTACATTCGTGGCGAGATTCTGTATCGTGTCGCCCTATCAAGTGAAAGCAAGATTCTGATTGATACTGCGTGTGGGGTAGCAGGCGATCTCCATAACTGGATACGCGGGGGTGTAGATTTCGTCCTAGGAGTGGATTATGCGGCAAAGAATATTATGGACACGAAAGATAGTGCCTATACTCGTTATATGGGTGTTGCTATAGAACGCGGAGGCTTGAAGAATATTCCGCCGATGGTCTTTGCGATTGCAGATTCTACTAAACCTCTTGTCGATGGTTCTGCGGGTAACAATGATCAAGAAAAGGATATTCTCCGTTCCGTATTTGGTAAGGTGAAACCCACTGGATCTGTTCCTGCCTTTGTCGAAGAGTCTGGTGCAGGGCGTCTTAAGATGGGTGCAGACTGCATTTCCTGTATGTTCGCGATTCACTACTTCTTTGAGAATCCCGCGAAACTAAATGGCTTTATTGATAATCTTGCACAGACTCTAAAGGTGGGTGGATACTTTATTGGATCCTGCTTTGACGGTGAAAAGGTATTCAATCTGCTCCGCGACACTCCCATCGGAAAATCGAAGGCTGGGCAGCAGGGCACCACGACTCTATGGGAAATCACGAAACAGTATGATGTCGATGATATCCCTCCTGGCGACGCTGGCTGTGGTCTCGGTGTTGATGTGAATTTTATCTCTATAGGGATGCCCCACCGAGAATATCTGGTTCCATTCCGCCTCCTGGAAGAAAAGATGCGCCTCATTGGCTGTGAGTTACTCTCTTCGGATGAGTTGAAGGCGCTGGGAATGGTGAATTCCACGGCAACGTTTGATGTTTCGTGGGATATGGCGAAGGCGAAAGGCAAGGTATTTAAAATGATTGATTCGGTGAAGGATTTCTCCTTTATGAATCGGTGGTTTATCTTCAAACGGAATCGGCAGGCAACAATGGCAGAGGCAGAAGCTGCAGCTGCAGCAGAAGCTCCTGCACAGGCTGTCCCCATTGAACCCGCGGTTGGGCGTGCAGCGAATGCGAGAAATCGCGCCAATGCAGTTGCAAAAGCTGCTTCTGCTATCCAGAAATCTGCTAAGTATAATAATGTTGTTGCTGGAGTCGAGGCCCCTGCTGCTGGAACCGAGGCCGTGCCTAGAACTGTTGCCGTAGCGCCTGGTCCTGCAGCAGATCCTGCCGCAACAAAGGCATATGCTGTGGGCCAAATATTTCGATTCTCTACAACGGCATCCATTGCAAAAGATCAGCTTGGCATCAAAGATTTCGGCGCAGTGAGATGGCTAGCTCCTTCTGCCCCCTTTCCGATTAAGGATATGGAAGATGGAAAGGAGGTTCAGTATCCCACTATGGAACATTATATCGCAGGCATGCGTGTCAAACAGGGGGGGAAAAAGCCTGAAGTTGCTGCATCCCTCTTCAGTCGCGAAGGAACTATCCACCAACGCTTCCTGAATGATCGTCTCGGCATTTCAAATGGGGGGACAAAGCCACTCACAGAAGAACAGGACTTTGAACTCCTTACCACGGAGCTGGCCGCAGTAAAGAAGGCAACCGGCAATGTGCTTCTCAAGAAGACTTACGGAGTAAGTATCAACGAAGCCGAGTGGGCAACGATAAAGGATAAAGTGGTGGAGGAAGCCCTTAAACAGCGATGGACAGGGGATGCGCGCTTTCGCAAAATCGTTGAGACAGCGCGTAACCAGGGAAAATATCTACTGTATGACAGCACAGGTGCCACAACAAATATGGGTGGTTCATACAACAGGGCCACCGGGCGTATTGAGGGTGAAAATAAGGTCGGTAAGATCATTATGAAACTTGCCGGCTACCCCGAATAAGATAAACGGGCTAAACCAAGAGGAATACGCAAACGCTCGCCGTCCTCTAAAATACCGACCCACCCTAAAAGGGCAAATCCCTTTGTATTTAGTTCATTTTCAAACGATGTATTTTCATACGGGTATGCTTTGCCATAAGCAACCGCGTGAAAACTTTCAAACTTAGTCACTGCACGCATAAGAGCAGTTTTTGCTTCCTCGTAGCTTTTGAAAATAACAGGGGGGATTTCCGAAAGCTTGGGGATAGCATATGTATAATAGTTATTGTCCGAATCATAGAATACAATTACGAATGCGCCATTATCTGTTGCAATAGTTGTCATTTCTAATATTTCTAATATAAATGCCTGCGATAAAATTAAACGCAATGTTGCCCGGCATTACTTAGAAAGCAAATGCCCCAGCCTTGGCAAGAACTCTCTTTCAAGAATAAGCATCCACGTGATGACAAAATCGTATTTGACGAACCAACACATGTTTATACTGTAAATGGCAGCTCAAAAGGGATTGTATCTTGCACAAAGTTTCTGCACGAGTTCTTTCCCCACTTTGACGCCGATGCAGTGATCAAAAAGATGATGTCCTCGCCAAAATGGCCACAGAATAAGCACTATGGAAAGACGGCCGCACAAATCAAAAAGGAGTGGAATGATAGTGGTGCAGCGGCTTCAACTGCGGGAACGGCAATGCATCTTGCAATAGAACAGTTCCTCCACGGCCATCCGGAATTGATTGAGCCGGGTGTTCTTAAAACACCCGAGTGGTCCTATTTCATGAACTTCTGGAGGGAGGCAGATGGCGATTTGGTCCCCTATAGGAGTGAATGGGAAGTATGGAGTGAAGAACACAAACTGGCGGGATCGATTGATATGGTATTCTATCGCAAATCAGATGATTCTTATGTTATTTATGACTGGAAACGCTCGAAAGAAATCAAGACAGAAAACAGTTTTGGAAAGGGCTTTGGCCCCGTTGCACACCTAGATGACTGTAACTACTGGCACTACACGCTACAGTTGAATGTATATCGCTGGTTCTTAGAGACCTTCTACGGTCTGAAAATCAGTGATATGTATATTATGATCTTTCACCCAGATAACAACAATTATGAGCGTTTTCAGCTGGAACGCCTTGACAAGGAAGTAGAAGCTATGGTGGCGGCGCGTCTCCTTGCTGTGCGTGAGGGTGGGTCTAAGATTGTAAAGTTTGATACTGCCTCAGCGGTCAAGGGTTCTGCGGGGACATATTCTTTCTTGGACTAAGCTGCGGCCCCTGGAGCTTTTTTCGGTTGTATATGTGTAAGTAGCGTCTTTGCTTTATCGACAATCTCTCCAAGGCCTCGGGGCATTTCTACACGCTTTAAAAAGTTCGGTTCGCTGGGATTCAACATTAATAGCGCTGGACCCTCCATTGTTGCAACAAACACAGGCACACCCGTCGTTGTCGGGCGTGCCGGTCGTTTCGCAATAACTACAGGTGGATCTACTTGTAAATTGATATGAACAATCGGTATCCCCTTTATACGTATTATTTCACGAACTGCTTCTTCGGGTATGACACTCGTATCGACAGGTATGCCAAATTGTGCCGGCGTAAGCCCTAAAGGAACAAAAAGAGTCTCCAATGGCGCGCGGAATAAACGCAGCGCGCCAGTTTTTACATCGACGCCATCTTTACCATTGAGAATCGTCTCTAATCTCGGAGGAAGTATAGTGCTTTCATCCTGTTTCGGTGGAGGCAGCACATCCTCTTCTTCCTCATCGCTCTCGGCAACCATTTCTTCATAGAATTTCGGCTGCTCTTCTTTTTGTGTTGCCCAATCCAACCGCAATAACTCATACCAAGCCGTCGATTTTTCAGGATATATCTTCTGATTACCTTCAATCATTATAGCATTATCCATAGAAACAATGCGACCTACTTCCTGTTCAAAAATCTGTCGCCGCCTTTCTCCATATCGCAACAATTCCTCTATAAGACGTAAAAGTAGCACATTGGGTGAAGATACATGCCTATGTTGTTCCTCACCCAGTTGTATTGTTTTAGGGGCGTGCAAAAGGCACTTATCATCTTCACCCACGCGTTTCCAACTGCATCGGCCCTGGCATGCTTCTTTCGATCGAATACGGCAATCGACACGCAATAGTGATATATTCTTTTTGTCTTTTTTATCATCGCTATCTTCTGTGGTAATCCATTTTCGTATAAAAGGTTCAATAAGAATCTTCAGGCGTTTTCTTTTTTCAAAAAGCGGCAGTTTCTTTGAAAAAATAGTATTATTCAGAGTTTCACGGAAGCTCCCACTTCCTTCTGCAGTTGCGAGCCAGTTAGAAAAAGTAAGACGCAAATGTTCAAATACTTCATGAAAATCATTCATTTTCATACGCTCATTTTTACCAGGTAGGTTATCGACTTTTCCATGCCCTCCTAATGCAATCTCACGATTTATCTCCCATTCTATATCATCTATAGGAACACTTGGCATTTTTGAAACTACATCGGCCGCCTCTTCTGTTGGTTCATCTACTGGAACATACAGCCCATTACGCAGTTGTATTGCCACAAGTTCTGGACCACTGCGCACAAGACGAATTGGAGAAAACCCAGGATACATTTCAAAACGTCCTTCAACATATGTTTTATAGAATTGAAGGACAATATCTACAGGGGGTCGTTCAAATTCAGGATCATCCCAATCAAGTATTAATTTCTTATTTACAATCATCTCGCCATCGTCTATTACTGGCAGCGCAATATAACCTACATGCGCCTTCATTTTTTCTTTAAAGAGTAGCGCGCCAATGTGATTATATGCATCTCTTAAAACTCCCTCCAATGAAATGCGTTTTTCTTTGCGGAGAATGCGATATGCTGCACTACAGGGAATCATGGACATAGGATTCATGGCGCTTTGTGATGTATAAATAGAACGGCCTATAGAACTACATTGAACTGCATATTCTTGCACACGTTTTTTAACAATAAGCGGCCAGGTCGGCCCAGCTTGAGCCATTTGAAATGTAAGAATAAAGTTATCCATCCCGCGTTCTCCTGGTTTTCGCGCATCTACATAAAATATTGGTTCCCATATACCAGACCAATGGCGCAACAAAAATCCAACGTCATTCGCCGCCATTAGTTCAGCATTATATCCCATTGGGGGGCAACGCACCGACATTTCACCCGATTTTAGAATATCGAGCACAATAAATGTTATACCAGGCCGAATTCCATCGCGAATAAGATTCGCTTGGGCGAGAATCAATGCAAAATGACGAAGTTCCTTTTTTGTAGTATCAGATCTTAGCCATTCTTTAAAGGCGTGGTAACTCAGATATGCACGGACAAGAACTTCGCGATTTTCTCTTTGGGCATGTATTTCTAGCTCATCTTCTGCCCATCTATCTATAACTTCATCCCTGGGGCGCTCGGATGTAGAGGGATCATAAAATTCCAAGACAGAGTTCCCATAATTCATCGCCATGAAAATACGGGCTGTTATTTTTTTATCGAGATGTTCTTTCATTTGTTCTGCGCTATTTTTCATATAAAACGGCGCAATAGCTGCTAAAAAACTGTCAGCTTGAAACTGAACACGATTCTCTACAGCTATTCGTAAAAATCCCATACCATCGGGTTTAATCTTCTGCGGATTAAATGAACGACTTACAAGCCGCGTTTGATCCTGATCAAAGTAGGAGTCTAGAACTGGGGGAAGGAGACCCACTTGAGCTTCTGCCACCTGTATTTTCTTTCCGCCACGAACTCCTGCATCCACTACTGGAACTTCTAATGGAAATTTCTCAGCACCAATAATATATTTGCGTGTAACACCCGCCATAATGACATAATAATCCATAATAGGAATGCCAGCACCTTGACGGGGACCCTGTTCGGTACGCCCTTCCTCTTCCTCTTCCCCTTCCTCTTCATCCCTATTCAATACATTTACCGCCGCTGCATTTACCGGACGAGGTTTAGACGGTTTTCCAGGAAGGCCCCACTGCCTGTATTTATCATATGCGGGATCAGAAAACTTTACAGCAGATTCATCTAAAAAACAACAGGGGAGATAAAATCCATCTGGGTGCGGAGTAGATTTCATAAATCTAATAAAAAGATGACGCTGATCTGTTTTCGGCTTTACAGCGCGTTGAATAATTGTGTCCGTTGCCCGAGGGCTTTTCTGATTCTCGATAACAGTTCCTCTGCAAAAGGGGCACTGCCCACTCTTTTTAGGCGCTCCTTTCGGCCTACGCATTTGGGTAGATCTTAGATCAACCTCACGCACAAGTATTTCATCTTTTATACAATAATATTTAGAACAAATATAGTAGTTTTGTTTCTGTTGGCTTGTCCCGTAACGTAGTACAGTATAATAATCAATTTCCACATCACCCGCCGGTTTCTCAGGCTCTCCTGGTTCAAGAGGATATACTTGGAAAACTGCTTCTCCTCTATACTCCTCCTCCATTCGTTGAAACTGGGCTTCGTTCATAACAGCTGGTTGCCGCCCATGAGTCGGCTGACACTTACTTACATAGCGTTTCAACGCTGGATTTTTTTGATGATAATTAAATAACCCACTATCAGCTTCTTGTAGTTTTCGTAAAAAGTAGTTGGCAATGCTTACTTCACCCGCAGGTTCTTCCTCTTCTACCTCCCCTACTCCTGCGAGTTCTTCCTTTGGTTTTTCCACCCCCTCGCCAATAGCACGTTTAAGTTCCTCTACAGGGGGTGCTGCAGCAACCGCAGGAAGAGGCGGAGCAGGTTTCTGCTCTCCTGCGCTCGGCACCTCAGGATAGGGCGTTCCTTCTTTGGCAACTCCCTCCGCAGGCTGTTCATCTTCTCCAAACGCAAAAAAATCTAAATAATCTCCCGCCCCCTCTTCACCAGCAGATTCTGTATCTTCTGCTGCCGCGGCAGCAGGTAGCACCGGTGATTCGGCAAGTTCTTCCGCTATTTCTTTCGCCTCCTCCACCGCTTCTACTTCTTCCGCCGTTTCAAGCTCCTTTACAGCCTTCACCGATACAACTAAATCACTGGGTTCTGCACTTATCATCAATGATATGACAGTTATAATACGCTGAAGATTCTCTATCGAATTCACGCGATGCAGATGAAAGGTGTAAAATGGATGTTGTGCAAAAAAGCCGACATCTATTCCAGGATTATATTCATGCATGTAATCTTTGGAATCGGGATTTATAAGAGCAACTTGTCCCTGCATCTGAAGCTTAGTTGCAACCTGTTTTCGCGCCTCAGTAACATCCATTTGAAATTCATCTGCGACTAACTCGACAAGCCCATCGAGTAACCCCTCGCCGCGAATAACTTTGCGGTTCATTACCTGGGTTATAAATGTTTGTATGCGATCTTCATTGGCAAAATTACTTACTAGTTTATAACGCAACATAATAAGAGGTTTCTCACCTGGAAGGGGAGCAATCTCATGGAAGAATGACGTAAATACAGGAAGGCGTTCGCGTAATATACGTGATGTTATTGGGGGGCTATCCTTTTTTAAACGAATACCAAGAACAAGGCTGGCCTTGTAAATATCTGGAACACCAGTAATATAAGGGAGGCCCTCCAGGCCTTCTAGCAGATGATCACCGAATGAATCTAAATCTGTTCGCGGCTCTAGCTTTTTCATAGGCTTTGGCGGCTCCAAAATGCATTTTGCAGTTCCATCATTCAAAAGGGATAAAGTCGTATAAATCGGCGGAAGATTACTAATACCCCTACGAATTAAAATTTTGGCAAATGCATAATCCCTTTCAGGGGTAGGACTACGCTCCTGGGCCCAAGAAAGAAGCATTTTTGGATCTTGAATATCGGGCGTTTTTCCATCTTTCAAATATATTTTACTAACACTCGAACCATCCGTTGGAATCAAACGTATAAAAGGGCGGCGCTCATTTGCAGCTGCTTCATAGAATTGTGCTTCAATCCCAGGAATACCCTTTTCTTTCGGCCATACGAGAACAAGGTATTTTACAGCAGCTAAAGTCAGTGGAAGTAACGGTATATTATCATCAAGCAGTGATTGCAACCGCATAAGAAACTGCTGGCGTCGAATAAAAATTGTGGCCATCCGTTTCGCCTTTGTCTTATGTTCGCTCGTGGGCTCTGTTATACTCACCGAAAGGAATGGAAAAAAGGAGTAAAGACGACCATTCCAGTCTTTTTCACTGGGTGGTTTGGAACCTGGAATCGCCGCCAAAAGATCGCGGTAAAAATATGCATGAAACTCGGGAATACCTTTTGCGATTTTTCCATTCCCCTTTAAAAAAGCATCTTCAATACTAAGTCGCTCGCGATTTATCATAGGCATTAACTTACGATCGCCGCTGGATTCTACAAATCGATTATCTAAAGGCCTTGTGCCGCTAACAAGATCAAATGGAAGATAGTTATTGAACTTAACCTCGGGGGGGAGAGTAGGATCATTCCACGTATAATCTATAGGAGTACTCTGGTGTTTCACCGCCGGTCGGGTGTATTGCATACAAAGATATACAAATTCAGGAATCGCATATTCTTCTTGTTTTAGCTCCGTGTAAATTGCCAGTTTAATATCCTGTAGGGTCATAAAAGGGAAAATGTTTTTAATCGTCAATTCCCTTGGTTGTGCAGTAGGGGCCATGTGCAGTATAACAGTTATTTCGCCGGATGGGACAGAATCTTGAAAGCTAGCAAGGGCCGATGGATAAAATAGGCGTCGAAAGAAATCTGGTATAGTATCCACCGCCATCTCTAACGGCACATGCCAAAGTTTATTTCGTAAAATACGGAATAAACTTTAGCGGCAACTGGTAAAATATCCCTTCGGGGAGGTTCATTTTATATTAAACACGACGGCTACGACGAGAAGAACGTCTTTTATTCACAATTGTACGACGCGTTGGTAGCCGCGTTGGGCGTAATCCATATTTTTTCTCGTTGTTCGAAATCTCACGCGGCTCGGGATCAGAAGCGCTAGCACCCTTTACCACTAAGACGGGGGAATCTCCATCTTTAATATTATAGACGGGGGCATTATTATTCAAGTTCTTACCTTGATAGACAAGATGCTGATCCCCTTTTGCAATCCCCCTTTTTTCTTTTATCTTATCCTTGAGGTCCCCAATATTGTCAGAGGGTTTTGCATCGACAAAGAATGAATCTCCGCGTTCTGTCTTAATAAAAATTGCTCTATCCATCGTTAGTTGTGGTAGTATCATGTTCTGCCTTTGTAGAGGGGTGGGATTCCCTGGATTATCCATTGTCGAGTGCAGTAACCGCCAGCGCGCCGCTTCCACGTCGAATGGAGAAGGCGCTTGAGGGGTGGGATTCCCTGGATTATCCGTTGTCGAGTACAGTAACCGCCAGCGCGCCGCTTCCACGTCGAATGGAGAAGGCGCTTGAGGTGTAGTGCTGTCGATGTTAGATGGCTCATTTCCCTTGTAAATGATCGAGGAAGGCAGGCCAGACTGCCCTGGGTTGTAAATAGAGCGTAGTAATGCACGTGCCGCATCCACGTCATCGAGCGAAGGCGGAAGCGCCGTTTTCACGTCATCGACCGAAGGCGGAAACGCCGTTTCCATGATTTCTTCTGGCGGCGGCAGTGGTTGTAGCCGCTCAAGGGCATTTACACGCGCTCTAACCAAAGGCCCTAGGCGACGACCATTCTGCGGGACCTGTTGCGGGCCAGAGGGAAACAGTTGATTCACTCGCGCATATCGCGGCTTAGGTGGCTCTCTTGGTGCGAATACTGCCTGTGGGGGCAGTCCTCTTGGCATGGGGACCGCATTAGGTGCTGCATACACTTCTCGTAATAATGCTTCGCCTGCACTTTCTTTCGGGGGAGTTCCACGCGCCCGCATACGGGCCCGAATACCAGCGGCACTAGGCCGCACACCGCGTTCTAGCGCTGGCTTGCGCTGCTCCACAGAACGCGCATACTCTAGCGCACGATTCCTCACCGCCCGCGCCTTCGCCAGGGCTTCCGCCTTCGCCTCCGCCTTTGAAGGCTCTTGCGGCACCGGGGCTGCAGCGGCAGCGGCAGCACGTTCCGCAGCCACCGCCGCAGCACGTCGCAGTAGCGGCGAGGACGACAGAGATTTCTGTAGTGCAGCAAAATCCGCAGTAGATTGTACCGAGGGAATAGTAAAATCATGTGCAGCTGAAGAACTATTTATAAACTTTCTCAACTCTGCAGTTCCGATCGTGCGCACGGCCCCACCCTGTTGCGCGCCAGATGGAAGTCCCATAGGGCTGCCAGCAGCAGAAGCAGTGGGCGTCTCAGCCTTGACATTTTCCAAGATTTTTGCCGCCGCCGCCGCCTTCGCATTAGCCTCTACTGCTAGTTCCCTTGCGCGCTTGGATTGTTGCACACGAGTTTCCGCAAGTTTTACCGCTGTGTTCATTTTTGCCGTTCTTGCCGCCGCCACTCTAGCATTCGCATTACGCAGCTTTTTACTTAAAATCTCCGATCTATTCACTTTTCCAAATATATTCTTAATACCCAGCGTGGGTAAAGCCTTTAATTTATTATATACTGACGCATTTCCCAACTTTTCTTTTCCTTCATCGATAATACTTTTATATTTGGCACAATCATACTGCTCATATTTCTGTGTTGCATTATTCAAACGAGGTTTTAATGCAGCCAAGTTGGCAGATTGTCTTGTAAGTCTGTTTTTAGTATTTTCTGCCCTGGCCAATGCCTTTTTACTCTTGTTTATTTTATTCGCGTTTGTAGGGTTGAATATACTAGATAATTTACGTGTCGCAGGCTTTAACATATTAGATATTTTATCAAAAAGCCCCATTCTATTATATACTTGAGAAATGGCGGCAAGTACTTTGGAACATGAGCTTAGAGTTAAACACAAAAGTTAGGCGCACTGAGCAGCTAACTTTTATATTAAACGCGAAACAAAACTAACTATGCGAGAGATCAGTTCCATCTTTACTAGAATCATACGTTGGTTGATCTGTAATTTTCATCCCACAATAGGACACCGGGTGAGCACGAAAATCACGATGCTTATACACATTTATACGCTCTGCCTCTTGAAGAAGCCATGCAAAGTTGTTCCAAAAATCAGGACCATGCCCTACAGTTCGCGTAATCATATGACCCATTTCATGAATCGCAACAAATGTAACTATATCTTCATGAACAAGGGATTCATCATTCCCCTCTCGTTGTCGGAGGCAAAAATGAACTGTTTCACCTTTATTCACACTATAGCTTGTGAATTCTGCCTCTGGTGTGGCTTCATATAACCTAGAGGGATTGGCCTCAAAATTTCTTACAAGCTGCCTCACTTGGGGCTTATCCGGGAAGCTTGATTCAAGATGTAGTTTCAGCTTATTCATCTTCATGCGGACTTTTGCCATAATATCGGCAGCCTCTTGCTTATCGGGCATATCACGAACAGAATAGCTCTGACCATCAATATTACTCTTAACTTGCACAAGAGGGTAGTCTGATGTTCGAATACCAATGTAGTTTAATGCATACGAGAGAGTTCCACCAAGGTCTCCCATCTATTATACCAAGCTACTTAACTATATCAATTGCGACGATTTCTACGATTTCTACGATTGCTGCGTCTGCTGCTTCTTTGCCTCTGCATCTTTTGCTCAAGGGCATTTACACGCGCTCTAACCAAAGGCCCTAGGCGACGACCATTCTGCGGGACCTGTTGCGGGTCAGAGGGAAACAGTTCATTCACTTTGAATTGAGGTGCCATAGGGTTGCTAGCTCTAGGAGTCTCAGCCTTGAGATTTTCCAACGTTTTTGCCACCGCCGCCGCCTTCGCATTAACATCTGCTGCCAGTTCCCTTGCACGTATGGCTTGTTGCGGGCCAGAGGGAAACAGTTGATTCACTTTGAATTGAGGTGCCATAGGGTTGCTAGCTCTAGGAGTCTCAGCCTTGACATTTTCCAACGTTTTTGCCGCCGCCGCCGCCTTCGCATTAGCCTCTGCTGCCAGTTCCCTTGCACGTATGGCTTGTTGCGCGCGAGTTTCCGCAAGTTTTACCGCTGTGTTCATTTTCGCCGTTGTTGCCGCCGCCACTCTAGCATTCGCATTACGCAGTTGTCTATTTAAAATCTCCGATCTATTCACTTTTCCAAATGCATTCTTAATACCCAGTGTGGGTAAAGCCTTTAATTTATTAATTAACGAGGCATTTCCCAACTTTTCTTTTCCTTCATCGATAATACGTTTATATTTGGCACAATCATACTGCTGATATTTCTGTGTTGCATTATTCAAACGAGGTTTTAATGCAGCCAAGTTGGCAGATTGCCCAGCAAGTCTCTTTCGAGTGTTTTCTGCCTTGGCCAATGCCTTTTTACTCTTGTTTATTTTATTCGCGTTTGTAGGGTTGAATATACTAGATATTTTATTTGTCGCAGGCCTTAACATATTAGTTGCCGGCTTAAACATAGTAGATATTTTATCGAAAACACCCATCTTATATTATATACTTATATATTATGCTGGCTGGTCGAAGTGCCTACCCGTAGGAGTATAAAAGTTAAACGCATTGCGTCTAAGTTTTATACCTACAGCGCGCTAGTTTATTAATGTTGGTTACGACGATTTCTACGATTGCCGCGCCTGCTGCTTCTCCGCGACTTCTTTTCAATGGCATTTACAAGTTGTTTTACAGAAGGAGATCCGGGATTGGATGTAGAAGGAGATTCAGAAATATTAGATTTAGTGTTAAATATGGGGTGCGTACTCATATTTATCTTATTTAATGCAGGTGCGCTCGTATTTTTAATGGAGCCACACATGTAGGCACAGAATGCCTTCCGATTCGATTCATTCAGATCTTTCATTGCCCTGTATGCCGCTCCAAGAGTCGCCGATATCTTACCGCCAATGCTCGCGATAAAGTTTCCAGCGGCAACCGCACCACTTCTTATAGCGCTACCTATCGATTTCATCCCGTTTATAATCGCATCCGCTGTCTTTTCAGAGAGACCCATCCAAACGAGTGTTTTGCGAAGATTGTTCATCGCAGTTTCAGTTTGTTTTTCAATATACTCGCACGAATCTTCGACAAATCTCATTATCTTACCGGGCACCGCTATTAAAGTATCCTTTGCTTTTACGAATGCCTGTTCTACGTCATCCCTACTAGGCGCAGGGGGTAAAAGCTTCCTAATATATTCAATCACCCCTTCGAAAAACTTTTTTACCGCACCAGCACCCTCAGTAATCATCAGCCAGGCTGCACCGAAAAATGCATTTATTGCATCGGTTCTCGCGGTAGCTTCTTTATCCGCCTGCTGAGCCCACTCTAAAGATCCCTCTAGTTTCGCAGCCTGCTGCCCTCTATAGGCCGCCCAGTTGAGATTTCTTTGCCTATTAGATCTTCCAAGTTTCCCAGCTAACAAATTTTGAATCACATTTTTAGTGCGTCCAAAGCCCGCCTTTATTTTATTACGCCAAGAACCCAGCGTATTTGTTACTCTCTTCTTCATGCCAGCAATACGATTTGCCATCATTTTCTTCCTTTCTTCCTCCAGCTGCGCCCTGGTTTTCGTTAGGGAGTTTCCATAAAGCGCAGTATTAGCAGCAGATAAAGGCCCAGCATTGACCCCAGCCCTGTTCATAAGCATTTGCTGTCTATTGCGCGCGGCCTTTATCGCGGCTTGGTAGCCTTCTTCAGCCGTTTTATATCCCCGCATCCGCTGTGTAGCACGATTAAATGCACGCCCAGCATATCCTGCCGCAGCACCTGCCCGACTACCCAGATTTCTAAGGTAGTTTTTGATACCACGCGGAGGTGTACCAGAAAGACTCATTTTCTATTTATAAGATATAATTTATTTCGTGCTATATTAAATACTCCTAAAAGGACTATTTAATGCGGCATACACTCAGTAAATTTACGCAATCTCTAGGGCACGACGATTCAGGTCAGGCTCGATTGTCGGGACATTGAAGACTGTTACCGGAACCTGGGGATTCGGCGGCTCAGACCGGAGCTGGTAGTTAGCATTCCGCAGACTCTGACCCACCGTATTCACACCAATGAGCGCACCAGCCGAAAGGAAGTTCTTCCCCTTCAGAGAACCAGTGCCCATCGGATTCTGCTGCGCCCACGTAGAATTCGCGTCCTTGGGAAGGAGCTCAGAGGGCGTGAGCTGATCACGAGGATAGCAACCCGCGGGCTGTTCCGCATTACCAAAATCCGCCGGGCCAGAAGAAGGTGTCGGGACAACTTCAGGCGCAATCTTTACCGTGGATTCACGAACCGGGCCTGCAATAGCATTGCCACCAGCCTGCGCAGAATAGTTAGATGCAGCAGATAAAGTTGCCTGGAATCCTTCGCGGCTGCTAAATAAATCAGGACGTGCGTACGACACAAAAAGGGCCAGTAGGGCTAAAAGTGCTAGCGCGCCGAGTGCTTTCATACTTCCCGAAGTAGGTCCTGCCATATGTGCTTCTGTATTAGCACAAGCCTATATTTTTCTGGTTTCATCTTCCAAATCCGATTCCGAAGAAAGTTCAGATTCGGAGGAAGCGCCCTCAAAATTCCCATACCGCTTGTAATAACGTTCCGCAAGTCTTTCGGTGTGGAGTTTTGCAAGAGAGGCCTTAAGCCGGGCCTGACGAATCCGCTTCCGCGCCCGCTCCCTTTCCGCCTTTTCCTCGGGTGACATCTTTCCAAAAGGAATTCCCCCTTGGCCAATTTCGGCGATCGGGAGTTCCGGAAGTTCGCTTTCAATAATAACTGTATCCACTACTTCTCCTGGAACCCCCAGATCACTGAGAAATCCGGAGGGTATGGTTGTCGGAATATAATATGGTTCCACCTCCGATAAAGTAAAATGAATTTCATAACGATTCAAACAAAATATAATGCGCGCCGGAATCCATGTTGCTCGGAATGTATCCCCCCGCTGCAGAACATCCGATAAATCTACTTCATCCGTTATCCACTGATAACTAACACGACGGTAAAATACAACTTTATCAAGCGCCTTTGAAAAGTATTTGGACGCTTGCTTCAGAAATTCATTCACAAAAATATCGCTCAATTCTTCTTCAGTGATAGCGAGTTTCGATGGATCCGTAGTTGTCTCCTCGATTTTTGGCGCATTCTTAAATATAAATATATACCTCTTTTTATCTGCTTCATATTGTGGCGGCAATACTTCAAGGCTCATGCGGGCAGCTTTGCTATATGATAAAAGATTAGTATTGTAGAAATGACGAAGAAAGAGACGCCCGGGACAAACAGTTTATTAAAAAAAATGGTAGAGTATATTGGGCAAAATAATGATATTGTTAATCCTATAATACATCATATCAACAGTCGCTTGTATCCATATATTATCATATTTAGTGTGCTTTTTGTGCTCCTTTTTATAATGGTTTTTAGCATATTATGTATTGTAATACTTCAATGGAAAACTCCGAGCACGTATATAATACCGCCAGTTAATGCAGCAAGTTTAATAGAATGAGTGCGCCTCTTCCACCTCCTACGGGAGGCGGGACACTAATCCAACAAATCGGTAACCTTGTCCGTCATTGGGTTCATTATGATGATACTATTGGTGATCTCAATAAACAATTGAAAACAGCAAGAGATACGAGAAAATCATATGAAACCAACATCCTCCATATGCTTAAAGCTACGAACATGAACAGTCCGGTAATTCAGATTGTCGGTGGCCGTATTATTGTAGGCGAGGATAAACAGCAAGAACCTCTAAATTATACAAACTTACCATCGCTCTTACATCAGTATTATGCAAAGAAACCGGGGGCACGCGATGAAACGGATGATATAATGAAGTTCATAAAGGCAAATCGCGAAGTACGTGCTACACCATGTCTAAAACGTCAAGGAGCCCCGCGTTCTCGTTCAAGATCATCTAAAGATGGAGAAACATGATAATACAGTAAAACTTGCTTGTATTTTATCAAATATGAACTGGGATGAATGGCTGAATGAGAGTGTATGGTGGGATATGTCTGAAGATATTCCTCGGAAGCTCGCAATATACCGTTTATGTAAATACGGCCTTATTCCATTTTGCGAGGCAAATGGCTATAGAATTACTATTCGCCTTGATACATTGTCCTCACGTATTGCAACAGGTATGTATAATAATCGATATGTAAATACACTGGAAAGTGACTGGAATATTGGTGAAATAGAAAATATGTTTCTAGATAATAAATATCATATAATACACTATTATAACGTGTTATCGTATGATAAATGGGAAAACTTTTGGTCGCTTTGGGGCCTTTGGTCTGATATAAACACTAGCAGCGCATATGGATGGGATCGTCAAAATGATATATCTGAATTCATGTGGGCACAAATCAATTTGGAGGAATCACCCCAAATGCAAGTTGTGAATGAAATGCTTGGCATTGAAGATTGTGCAAACGACGAGCAAGATCGCCGTGATGCATACATTCGAGATATTGCAGAATCAAGCTACAATTAAGAAGACGCCCATTTGTCGTCATTAAATGGTTGTAAGAAAGCCGTTTCTGCTTCTGACTTTAATTGGCGCGTCATTTCATCTACTTTGAGTGTTTCGGGGGATCTGGGTATTTTACCTTCTTCCATGAGTTGTTTTTGATCATGGGCGGATTGCGACGGTTTTTTGCCGTAACAATTCACACCATAACGCATATCGGGGTTATCAAAGAACCCCCCATTGATACCAACTGTGCCACATGCCCCCTGTTCATCTGCGGGGCCAAGTTGCAGTTTATCGTAGGTATTTTTCTGTGTAGGATAGACGGCCATTTGCCCCTTCACCCAGCCGTAGTTACACCAATCCGCACCTTTATGCCATGCATCTTTTACTTGATCGTATGTGGCAAGTTCCGCCCCTAATGCTTTACAGAGGGGTTCGGCATCGTAATAGGTGAATTTATTCTGTGCTACATTATATACTTCGTTTCCACCACTACTAGGAAGAAGCTTTTCAGCAATATTTTGAGTAAATGTTTGTTGTGCCACGTGTTGCGTAGGTGTTATATTTTGAGGAGGCGACGGCGGGACAGTTATTTCTTGCACGACACCTTGCACTGGAATAGTCGGTGCAGTTACATCGGGGCGAGGTTCGATACCAATACTTCTCTTAAAAGATCCTGTAACATATTCATACCCTCTCTTAATTTGATTATTAAACATGGCAAATACTACTATAAAAATAAAAATGAGGCCAATAAATATATTAAGTGGGCTAAAAAGGGTCCCCTGATTCAACTCAAATGTCGGAGGGGAATTCATAACACCCACATTAGTCCGTGTATTTGGTGGAGAATTACTTCCAAGAGCTATTATGCTGTTAATAATAGGAACATTTGATGCCGCGTTGTTACGCCCAGCATTCGCAGGAGCATTCGCAGGAGCATTCGTGAAAATATTGCTGCGGAACATGTTATTTTTCTTAATATTATTGCTGGGCTTTCCAAAGATGTTATTGGCAGCAGTTGTAGCGACATTAATAGCACCGGATGCTGCATTAACCACCGTATTTGCAGCATTTGTAGCGGCACTTGCTACCGCATTTACAGCCCCTGTAACGGGGCCAGCATTTGGCGAGACTAAAGGGGGTGGTTGAACATTCATCCTTCTTCTACTAGAGGCCTTGAAGAAGCGAAGGGATTTGCTGTTTCATGTGTTCCAAAAAAGCCGCCACACTTACATCCCAATGAAAACCATCCGGGGCCAGATTTGGATATGCTATTCCAAAACCCCACGCAGAGGAAATATCATTAAATTGCCCCGTGCTCCCATTATATTTTAACGGATATTGAATTGCAGTTTCATCCATATATATTTGAATATTGTCACGCGGCTGAAATCCCATTGCATATACTACCCAATCAGCATAATGCGATGTCTGTATAACTTTAGATGTATTCTCTACATGAACAAGATCTACGGAAATATTACCTGATACTATATCATCGGCAACTTCAGCTGCTTCTTCTTTAATGCCGTCATATGCCCCATTACGTGCCCAGTAAAATGGCTCTTTACTGTTATAATATGCGGTAACACTGGCACCACACTTCACGGCATTTCTTATAACAAGTGTTCCACTATGCATGGTTCCAAAAACAATTATGCGCTGCATGGGTTTTATAAATTGTTGAAGGCGATCGGCATCAATTGCTATTTCTAAGGAAATAGAGGGAATAGGAAGATCAAGCATTTTTGAATCACCGCCGTTCGCAAGAATAAGTTTCTTTGCCTGAATTTCAATCGGCTTTCCAGCAGCTTTTGCTTCAAGTATCCAAAGCCCCGTATCGGAAATATATTTTGCTTTCGTCACAGACCCCTGGATTTGTTTAACCCGCTTTAAAGTAGGTGTAACAATTTCACGAATATAATGGGCAATATCAACTAACTTGGTAGTATTATTAGGATCATGCGAACTGCTGGAAAGTTTGAGTGAAGGACAGGCTGCACTTAACGCTTCAATCGTCTTAGACCAGGGTGTATTTGACTTTACAGCAGTCCAACGACGAGCAAGATCACCACCATCAAAATACGGATCAATTATTACAATCTTTGATAAATCAACTCCAGATTCTTGAAGAAGAAGTAACATGCTAAGACCTGTTACTCCTGCTCCTATGATACATATGTTCATTCTAATATTTTATATAGAATCTTCAGCGCTTCGGACAAGGCTTACGCCGAGTCCTCAGGCTTCGTGCGATTGCCACCACGCCCAGCAATATATTGACGCTGTTTAGGCGTTGTGCATACACAGCCACCCCCACAACTAAAGCTAGCACCGCAGCACTCGGGCTTACACTGATTATTCTTGAACATGAACAAGTTATCCGGTCCAGGCTCAAATTCAGGGCCCGTAAGAGGCTCATTAGGGGCAGTGTAGCGCCACCCAGAAACCTTGTTACCCGTAGAGAGCTTCACACCATCAAATGCTCCAATAGGCGCATACTTTTCATCCGCACCCGCCCCATTCTCCAAAAAATAAGATCTAAATCCTTCTGCACCGCTTATTGTGCCCGAAATGCCACCCATGTTTCCTCCACTCACCCCATTCATGGGAGGAACATTCTGAAATCCTCCCATCTGAGGCATTCCACTAGCCGTATTCCCCATGTTCCCCATGTTGCCACCACTCACCCCATTCATAGCAGGAATATTCTGAAATCCCTCCATCGGAGAAAGGCCATTAGGCGCATAATAAACCATTATCAAATTCGCTACCAATATAAGTAACAGGGAAGTTACTAAAAACGCAGTCTTCATTTAACGATTCTTCTCAGTGTTGTTTTTTTTTGCGCAGAACTAGGTATTTTTAAATAAATGATTTGACCCAATTCCTGTCTGCCCCATATATTTTTGAGGCAGCCGGAATAGTGCGCGATGTAAGCTTTGCAACAGCATCTAGTTTATGATAAACACCAGTTGCTGTATATTCCATAATGGCTTTATGCAACGCTATACGACGTTTTTCTCGTGTTTCACGAAATGAATATCCATGTTTAGCTAACTCACCCTTTTTCAACGGACCAATGCCCTTACCAACCGGACCCTTGCCAGGAAGCCCAGTGTTTTTAATACACCCTGGCTCAACATACATCTGTTTTTTAGTAGGTTTTACGCGATAAATAGTGCCTTCTTTCTTCTTAACCGTAAATCCACGCGCTCTTATTGCCGTAGAATACTGACGAATATACCCCTTTCTAAGTATTTGACCCGGGGGGCAGTTTTTCTGTGTAATAGATCGTATGCTAGGAATTTTTGAAATTAAATTATTAGTCCTCTTCTTTATTGTTTTCTCACCCATATCTACTATCGTTGAACACTATTTGATTCCGTATTAGGAATAATACGCTTTAAAGGTTGTATGCCATTTTTATCTAAGCGGTTTATGTGATACTTGCTAATTGTAAATGGATATGTGCGTAAATCTAGTATAGTATAATGCATCATCTCATCCTTTAGAGAAGGATTCGCGACTAGTTCTTTCATTATTGGCTCAAAAACTTTATATATGGAAAGAATATTCACGTCTGTCGTTATAGGAGGCACGCCATTCGCATTAATAAAACCTGAAACAATCAAAAATAATTGATCAATATGGTTGGCAGAATCTTCTACTTCGTATATATCCTGCAGCGACGAGTTTTCATCATCGCCATCTCTCTCCTCTAAATAGGGCACCTTGAACTTACAAAATAAATCACGCAAATAGGATATAATTTTATCCTTTTTCTCATTGGATACTGGCGCCGATGCTGTAGCCACTGGCGCCGATGCTGTAGCCACTGGCGCCGATGCTGTAGCCACTGGCGCCGATACTGTAGCCACTGGCGCCGATGCTGTAGCCACTGGCGCCGATACTGTAGCCACAGGCCCCGATACTGTAGCCACTGGCGCCGATACTGTAGCCACAGGCCCCGATACTGTAGCCACTGGCGCCGATACTGTAGCCACTGGCGCCGATGCCATCATTTCTAAAGACAAATACGTAAAAAATAGAAAAGAAAATGCGCCCCTGTTATAAATGCCCGTATCCGGCAATACACCCCACCCCTTCAGTCGCCCCCCTCGTGATAACGGCCCCTCCATGGAAGATTCTCTCAGAGATGCACAAGCGCGTCAGTTGGATTTTCCAGCCGCTGAACGTGCCGTATATATTCGTGCAATGGTAAAACTATCACAAGAACTCAAAGCAGCCGGTAAATCAGTAGAGGAAATCAAGGTGCGTGTCCCGGAGTTTGCTCGTGATTATCCGAATTTGTTTGAGACTGTGACTCAACAAGACGCGTATGATCAGACAAATCTACAGACAATGCTGGCAATGTTAGATCGGATGGGGCAGGGGAGCCTGAATCACCACCAAGCAACTGTAATTGTTGGGAAACGCCTGGCTGAGAAGTATATACGATCTGACGCACAGTAACAGGCACTGCAATACTCGTGTGTGGAACTCTAAATCGTTGGCACCACACAAAACTCGTATGAAAATCACGCTGAAGCTGGGTTGAATACCACACTTCAGGGTGAATCGCATATTTTTCCGCAACAGATATGGCATTTAGCTGATCTGCTGTATTTGCAGCAATATGTGTATTAATATACGCCAACCCCTCTTCCGAGAAAAATAATTTTGCATTCGTAGGATATTGACTCTTTTTCCCCTGTGCTTGAATCTCTACAAGGCATTTTATTACATCAGCAGATGCCCCCTTAAATCCGCGACCCAGAAAATACCGCTCAGAGTTGCATGGGCGCGATAATGCGGGCTTATATAAAGTCCATTCTGAAAAACAACTCGCCATCAATCCAATAAGAATTATACTTGGTTGCGAAAAGATATCAAACATTTTAAGAACAAATGCCCCATCTATCATAAGACACCGTAACCCAATAGTAGCCGAACAAACAAGTAAATTATATGCACATTGCTCCTGTATATCATAGTTTATACTAAAATCAAACCCACCATCTGCCGTAAAAAGATTCACTCCAGGTGTAGTCGCTTTAATAAACGATTCCTGATTTTCGGCCTTGTATATATCACCGGTCCCATCCGCCCCATAATGGAGGCGAACTTCGCGATGATGATGTAAAAATGCCGATGCACGCCTCCACCCTGGAACCCGCTGATCTGTCGATTTTAATGTCATCGCCGTCGCTTGTTGCAGTATCTTTTTGTTACGCTCTACAAGTTCCGTAACTGCCTGAATAAACCCCCCAGGACCCTCTGCAACATGCGCTGTCCGAATCTTCGGTGTCTGTTTTGGTAACTTTTCAAAAAACTGTAGAACATCCATTATTTCAATCAATTTAAAATACGATCTACTCAGCGGTTTAATAACAGCTATAGACGGATGAAAATGAGGATCCTCGTGCGTATATACCATTTCATAGGGATTAACCATCTTTTTTACAAGTTCCCAGCGATTCATTTCTTCTAATACCGATATACGCCTCTTTGCAGCCTGAAGATCTGCAGAAGAAGATGCCTCCCACGGCACAAACGTTAATTCTGCAAACGGTTGGGCTATTTTTTTTCCGCGCTGCCACTGTGGTAATAACCAAGGTGGCTTCGCCTGTTGTGCTTTCTCCATACGTAGTCATATAAGGGGGGCCTTAACCCATTATTCCTCCTGATCCATAATGGTAATCTCTACATCGCCTTCCTCCATCAGCACAGCCTTCTGAGGCATGGCCACATTCATCCTCAACCTCGCCGTGGAACACAGATCGTCCTGGTCCTCATGCAACTCCGCATCAATCTCTTCCTGCGTCGGCCCCTCATCATCGTCTTCAAAGCCCTCCAAAGGCGTCATGCCCTCCTGTAGCCGCATGAAGGCCGACTCATCAAATAGAATCTCAAAGAAGCCCGTGCCACCACGAATAGGCTGGCCCATCATAATATTCGCCGAAATACCCGTCACCGGATCAATCTCGCCAAACAACGCCGCACGCAACAGAATCTTCTCCGTCTCCTCAAACGACGCCTTCGCCAACGGACCAATATCCATCTTGTTAATGCCATAACGATCTACAGACATCAGGCGCCCCGCACGCGTCATCACATCGCACAGAAGCCCCAAGTGGCGACAATTCACGCCAGCTTCCTCAAACAGGTTCGTGATCTCCTGAATCAACGTGTAACGCGTGGCCTCAATACCCAGGTTCTCGTAAATATCATGCACATGGCTGCTCATCAACTTCGTCCCATCCACATACGGGTGATTCATCACCGCGAGGAAATTTGTGCCATCCGTATCCAACACATACTGCGTCACCTGCTTATACACACCCTCCTCCTCGTTGAACTCCATGACATCCTTGTCCTGGCGGAAAGTCACCGCCTTAATCCCAGGCACACCGCGAATCACAATACCCGTCAGCAGGCGATTCTGCAGCTTCTTCAGCGCAAGCAGGTCGTCCATGCCCGAGTTCATCTCAGGAGGGATGCGCACACGCATAATCAAGCGCTGCGAGTTGTAGTCACTGTAAATCAGGTTAATCGCCGTGCCAAACTTCTGGCGAAGCACAAAGGCAATGTCATCCATGCTAATGTTCTTCATAAACATCCGCTCGCGGTCCAGCTCCAGACGGAGCATGAGACGACTCCACGCCTGCTTCGGCTCCTCCTCCGCGCCCTCCTCACCCTCGCCAAACTTGGGAGCCGGTGCAGAATCCGGATCCACCTCCGCCTCAAACGCCCTGTAGAACTTTATCAAGTCACGGTCCTCCGCCAAGACCGACTCCGAGTCATCCGGGTCGTAGTAGATCGCAGCCTTCACCGTAATGTCCTTCAGAAGCGTGAGCTCCAGGTCCTGCGCAACCTTGCGCGCCTTCTCCCTGGAATCACGAATCTCAGGCTTCAACGTCACCGTCAGCGAAATCGCCTTCGGGTTGTGCGTCACCTTGAGCAACTCCTTCAGACGCGGCACACCTCGCGTGACGTTGGACTTCGCCGCCACACCTGCAAGGTGAAAGGTGTCGGCTTGTATGATACAATCCATCGTCATGAAGTTACGTGTCGTCTCAACCGTGAGATCATAGACCCTATCCTTCATGGGCGCAATCTCTTTAATGGACTTGATTGTGTCCCAGATAACATCGCCAGTCGTCTCGCGGCGGCAAACGCGCTCACGTGCCTCAGGGCCAAACTGCTTATCTAGTACAGCCTGCTTCCCAGCAACCGACAGGCGGAACGTCTTTGCAAACACCGCACTATACTTTACAGGAATATACATCGTGTAGTTCGCCTTCACAGAATCGAATGCACCCAATTCGGGCGTCCTCTGCGATATCGTGCTGAAGATTCCGAAGCGCGCAAAGAGCGTTCCCAGGCGGACAAGTAGCTCTTTCGAAACAGAGGTCGCCTTCACGCAGCCCGTCTTCTTCTCTACGGTCCCGTCGCCACTAATATACGCATCGACAAGCCCCTCGATGAACTCCACAGGAGCCTGGAACACCCAGTCGGGCATGGTCTTCTCATGGCTCACGCGACCGAAGACCTTCCGCACCAGGGTCGCCAGGAGCGTGGAGTGAATCACGAGACTGGTCGTCGTGCCCTTGATGCCGGTCTTGGCAGCCTCGCGCTGCTCGGAAACGGTGTGCGTCCCCACATTCCACTCGGCCATCAGTGCAGCCACCTTAGCGAGATAACTAGCGTCGTTGTTCGTAATGTTCACCTGCGTTGCGTTGCTAGAGCCCTCGGCGAGATAGGCACCCACGAAGAAGCCGAACGACTCCGTCAGAGGAATCTCGGCAGGAATCTGCGAGACATCGGGGCGAGTGCGCGCAGGGTATACAAAGCCAGGGCGAATGGCTGTCGCGTTGCTGTTCCTGCCATCTACGAAGGCATCACGGAAGGAGTCGCTGCGGCTATAGGGCACCGTGAAGCTGCTGCCATTATTCTTCTGGAACCAATGGCGGTCGCCACCGTTCAGAGCCACTAGTGCAGCCGCCGCGTCGGAGCCATATAAGAACTCTGTAGGGGGGAGGTGCTCCCTGAGCGAGAGGCTCTTGGTCGTCGGCAGGGAGCCAATGGCCAGGGAGTTCGCAATAGGGAGGACATCGCCCACGCGCAGGTCAGAGCCATTGATATCGAGCACCTTGTCGCCCACACGTGTCAGGAACGACTTGCCCTTTGTCGCCTTCACACTGCGTCCAGAAGCGAGCTCCACCTCCAGAATCGTATTTGTCCCGTCCTCATTCACGACAGGATGCTTCGTCACGGCCTCCAGCTTCGTCCACATCATCTTGCCGTTCTCATCGCATGAGACCGCCTGCCAGTCATTGCCGTCCTTGAGGTCCAGGTAGAGCTGATTGTTGGGAAACTCCTGGATCGCATCGGGATTCGCCGCCATATGCGCGTCGACGAACTCGCCAATCTGCGTGCTGACGATTTGACCGTTTTTCGCAATCATAATCTTCGTGTCCCAGTCCGCACTGTTCAGCGTCATCTGCGTTGACGGCTCACCAATAGACTGTGCAGCAATGATGCCCACCTGCTCCCCAGGCTGCGCCCAGCCCTGCCAGTTCTTCACGACAATCATCTCGCATACCGTATCAAACGCCTTCCGCGTCAGGCGCTCTTTTAGAATCATCTTGTGCGGAGCCAAGTAGAAGCGCAGCAGAGCCGCCCACAGACGATGATAGGCCTGCGTGCGCTCAATCAGCTTGTCAATCCCCTGTAGGACATAGAGGGGAGTCAGATCCGTGGGGGCCTTCTTGTCCAGGCGGAAACTCGTAATGACATTCGTCAGAACGCGCTCAATATTCACCGAGGCGAACAAGGCCACGTCCTGTTTGGAATGCTGCACACCCTCTACAAGCATCTCACGGTCATTTAGGATCTGCTCCGCGAAAGTCGTCAGCGCACCCGCGTCCTCCCCACGGAGCACACCCTCCGAAAAGATACCGTCGAGCACCGCGCCCTCCATCCCATAGTCGCGCTGAATCTCCGTATTACTCAGCTTCCCCAGACCCAGACTCGCCGACTCAATCTTCGTCGCGTTAATACCGTCCTCGCCATACTTGAACTGTACCACGTTCATGCGGCTGTCACGCACCGAGCCGTCATACTGAACCGTCAAGTCCTCCATGGCCTTCACCAGCTGACGCTGGATATATCCTGTATCTGCCGTCTTAACAGCCGTATCAATCAGACCCTCACGACCCGACATCGCGTGGAAGAAGAATTCCTGCGGCGTCAAGCCCTGGATGAAACTGCTCTCCACGAAGCCCCGCGCCGCCGCACCGTCATCATACTTCTTGAAATGCGGTAGAGTGCGGTCCGAGAATCCATAGGGAATACGCCGTCCCTCAGGAGCCTGCTGACCCACACACGCCATCATCTGCGAGATGTTGATCGTGCTGCCTTTCGAGCCCGCACGCACCATCGCCACCAGACGGTTCTCATCGGATAGCGCGCCCAGACCAATCTTGCCCGACTCCTCCGTGGCCTTGTTCAGCTCGGTATAAACCTTGTCCTCAAACTCCTGCTGATTGGACTTGCCCGTGCTATTGTCAAACAAGTCCAAGTGAATCTGCAGAAGAATATTCTCAATCGCCGCCTTGCGCTTCTTCACAACTTCCTCCATCTGCTTGCGAGTGTCCTCGTCAGCAATCAGATCAGAAATACCCACGGAGAAGCCATTATACACGAGAAACTGCTCGACAGTGTTCTGCATCGCATCAATGAAATTCACCGTATCCGTAGGACCATAGTCGCGATACGTGACATGCACGATGCCCTTGGACGGCCTCGAGAAGATGTCCTTGTCAAAGATGCCCTGCTCCACCACACCCTCCTTGATCTTCACGAAGTTCTCCTGGCTCTTGTTGTCCTTGTAGAGACCATTGCCCATCTCCAGATTGATAGGCGGCATCAGCTGCGTGAGAACCTGCTGGCCGGTCCAACGCGGCGGCTTACCATCTGCCCCCCGCGCCGCCACAGGCATCACACCCTCAAACCGCTTATTCCACATCATCATGTTCATGAATTCACGACGGTTGAAATCCACCTGCGCGCGCGTAAGGCGATACGCGCCCACCAGAGAATCCTGCACCACACCAATCAGCGGCTTCGCATGACGCGGCGTCACAATCTGGTGCGGCACAGCAGCAATCTCCGCCAGCTCCGTAGAGGCCTCATAAGACTGCGGAATGTGGGCATTCATCTCATCACCGTCAAAATCCGCATTATACGGCGCAACCACCGAAACGTTCAAGCGGAAGGTGTTGTAGGGGAGCACCTTGACGCGGTGACCCATCATAGACATGCGGTGAAGCGTGGGCTGACGGTTGAAGAGGATAATGTCTCCGTCGTCCAAGTGCCGATTCACCACGTCGCCGAGGCGCAAGACAATCTCCCGCGTGTTCACATGCTTCAACGAAATCATGCGACCGTCCTGGCGCACAATCGTCTTCGCACCCGGATGCTTATCCGCCCCATTCTGGATCAGCTTATACATCTGCTCCTTGTTATACGGCGTCACCTTCTCAGGGACCGTCAAGTTCAATGCAATCTTGATAGGAACGCCAATTTCCGCAATAGAAAGATTCGGGTCCGGCGTAATCACCGAACGCGCCGAAAACTCCACGCGCTTGCCCTGCACATTGTAGCGAATACGCCCCTCCTTAGAACCCAGCCGCTGCTGAACAGACTTGAGTGGACGCCCCGAACGCTGAGCCGACGGAGCCACGCCCGGGATCTGGTTATCCACCAGAGTAGCAATATGATACTGAAGCACCGTATGCTCATCCTCAATCAGATTCTTCGCCGAGTTATTGTTGATCTTGTCCTGAAGCCGCTGATTCGTAGAGATGATCTCGAACAACTTGTGCGTGAGATCGTCTTCCGAGCGCTGGTTATTGTCCTGGATCACCGAAGGCCGCACCTGCGGGGGGGGGATCGGCAGCACCGAACAAATCATCCAATCCGGACGACACCAAAAGCGATTGAGGCCCATGAAATCCACGTCCTCGTCGGTGATACGCCGGAAGAGGCGCAGAACGTATTCCACCTCCAGGACTTGGGTAACAGCCTTCTTTTTATCATCCGGCTTATCCTGAGTTTTCTTGTCATCCGCCGTGCTCAGGCTATTTACCCACTCAGCCACGATGCGTGCAATACCCTCACGCGTGTTATAACGATCGGGCTGCACAGCGCCACACCCATCCTCCGTGTCCTGACCACAGCGGGAGATGTTGCTACAGAGACCAAGAATAGCACGCCAACGCGCCTCGCCGCGGCGCTTTAACACACCCTTATGCAACTCCTTATCGACCAATAACTTGGAGCAACGAATACAAACACAGTTTAATACATTCACGATATAAGGAAAGAACTGAATGAAATACACCGGGCGAGCCAGCTTATAATGGCCGAAATGGCCGGGGCATCCGTGGTTCGTCTGGCCACAGCTCCGGCAAGTCTTTCCATTGTCTAGCACCCCCATACGCGGGTCAAAGAGCCCGCCAATGCGCGGCTCGTTGCCATCATATGTTCCCGAGTTTGTGATTTCAACGACCGAGCGCTTCTCAATCTCTTCCGGGCCAAAGATGCCAAACTGGATTCCAACCACCGGCTGAATATCCGAGTCTGGGCGATGAATTCCTGCAGGCATCTCTCTTCTGTGTTATAAGAGGGTTTCTAAGTGCCCTCCGATGGGAGGTAGCGCGCTCAATTTTCAAGGTGGGAAGCCTTTAAACTCTTTTAAAAAATCTTATGAATAAATATAATGTCCAACGCACTCGTGATGAAAGGAGGTGATCCTAACTTAGGAGAGCTAAACGTGGGCACTAGCAACGCTGCCCACGCCGAGCAGCTGAGCAAAGCCGTGGGCGCGCCGAAGAGTATAAGAAACAAAATTAGTAATGCGGCTGCGAGCCTTAAGTCTGGTGCATCCAAGTTAGGAAAATGGATTAGTAATACCTGGATGGGACGTAATGCGGCGGGTAATAGTCGTTGGACTAGATATGGACGGAAATTCATGGGGCGGAATGCGGCGGGTAATAGTCGTTGGACTAGATATGGGCGTGCCTTTAAAGGTCGCCTTGAAGGAATTGGAACTACACTGCGTCGTTTTGGATCTAGATTCGCTAATAGATTTCGCAAAGCGCCTTCTGCTGCGGGCCTTTTTGGAAATAACAACCTTCAGTTTGAACCCCCCAAGAAAAATTCCGCGCGCCGCTCCAGCCGCCGTGGCAGCCGCCGCAGCCGCCGTTAAAAAGCGTAAGATAATATCCACAAATATCTTCACAAACGTTGTGCAGATATTTATCGGATAAGAGTTACATTAAGGAAGCGCATAATTCATAAGCACATTCTTCGCAACATATTGTGTGGTAACATCACTTGTAGCCTCAGGAAAGAGCTTAGGTGCCTTTCCTGCATCATGTGCCTCTTTCCAACGTAGAGCACATAGACACCATTTATCACCGGCAACAAGGCCTGGAAATGAGTTTTGAGGAGTCATCAGATCATTTCCTTTTGATTTTGTGAAGGCCAAAAAGTTATTATCCATTTTCGCACAGACCACATGTGTTCCAGTATCCGTAGGACCCGTAGAACAATAGCCATTACGATAATATCCTGTTGGTTTTCCGGGAGGGGTTGAGCACGGTGCTAAGCTTGTGCCAAGTATATTTTTATGCTGTGTTTGAAATTTCTCCTTGGAGTTACCCTTTCGGGTTTTCTGCTTTCTCCGTGTGCGTTTTCGTATTGCCATGACTACTAGTACGGTTACTATAATACAAAAAAGAATGATAATATTTCTATACTTCATATTAAAGGGGAAGATTACATAACGGCATCCATCATATCCTTCACTAGTTGATCAAAAGTAAATGTAGGGCTCCACCCAAGTTTCGTGCGGATCTCTGTAGAATCACCCAGGAGCAAATCCACTTCCGCCGGCCGAAAAAATGCCGGATTCACGCGCACATACACTCGCCCCGTCTCAACACACACACCAATCTCATCAAGCCCGTGACCCTCCCATTCCAGAGTAATCCCCGCGTATGCAAACGCATCCGTAATAAATTCGCGCACAGAATGCGTCTCACCCGTCGCCACAACCCAGTCACGCGCCTCATCCCCCTGTAGAATCCGCCACATCGCCTCCACATAATCCTTCGCATGCCCCCAGTCCCTCCGCGCATCCAGATTCCCCACAGCAATATGCTCCTCCTTTCCATCCATAATATCCCGAATACCCTTCGTAATCTTCCGCGTCACAAAATCCTCACCTCGCCTCGGCGACTCATGATTAAAGAGAATCCCATTCGTCGCAAACATCCCATACGACTCACGATAGTTCTTCGTAATCCAGAAACCATAGAGCTTCGCGACTCCATAGGGAGAACGCGGGTAAAACGGCGTCGTCTCCTTCTGCGGAACTTCCTGCACCTTCCCATACAACTCACTCGTAGATGCCTGGTAAAACCGAATCCGATCCTTCAAAGGATGCGTGCGAATGGCCTCCAGGATGTGAAGCACCCCCGCACCATCCGATTGTAGCGTATATTCGGGCATCTCAAATGAGCGCTGCACATGGCTCTGCGCGGCCAGATTATATATCTCCAGACGCTCAGGCACATGAAACGTCGCGACCGAAATAATAGAGCGAATAGAACTCACGTCCGTCACATCGCCATACTGAATCAGCAGCCTTGAACTTTTAAGAAGATGCTGGATACGCCACGTGTTGTTGTTCAACGAGCAGCGACGCACCAGCCCATACACTGTGTAGCCCTTGTCCAGCAGAAGTTCTGTGAGATAAGAGCCATCTTGGCCGGTAATGCCGGTGATAATCGCCGCGCGCCCTGTCATTCCTACTTGGATTTAGAAGTGAATGGTTTAAACTGTCCCCGTGGTGAAAACTCCCAGGCGCTCTGCATCGCCACCCCACGGCTCATAACATAGACGCCGTTTCACATTGCCCAGGTCCAAATGTGAAGCCAGGCAATAAATAGACGACTCAATCATATGCAGCTCTTCTGCGCCCTCAATAAGATACGTGTAGTCCAGCAGGGGCTTCTCCACTACAAGCTGAGCTAAAGCATGGCCAGCAGGATCCTTCACCGGATCCACATGATTCTTGTTCAAATCTATGATGAGCCGAGTCTCTCCCGCGGCCAGAAGCTTCTCCACAATAGGGATCGTCTGCACAGAAGACTGCTGATGCACGACAATATAGGGGCGACCTTTAAAGACTTCCGCAAGTCCGCGCGCGGCCTCCGTCCTCGGCACATGAAAATACGAGCGCCGAATCTCTTTGGAAATGGCCATGTCGTCATAGAAGGAATTCGGCAGATCATAAATGGCCTTATCGGGGCGCGGCGCAAAAAAGCCACAACTATATACCGTATAGCCTTGGTCCGCAAAGAAATGGCGCCTTACACTCCAGGGATGCAGATCAACATCATCGTCAATCACGAGCAGCTTTATAGTGGGGTCGTCCGCATACATTGCAGCCGCATTGACCTCGTTGCGCCGCTTGCAGACCACCAGAACTTCATCGTAGGCCGTCGACAAGTAGCGCACGGCCCCATTCATCCAATACATATCGCCGAGCCCGAGATGCGTATATACAAGCGCCTTCTTCTTCGCATAACCCTTCTGCTCTCTTAAGGCCGAATTCGCCAGCGCATTGATCTTCGCCTTCATACGGAAACGCCGATCATTCTCCAGAAGAATCTCGCGACAGAGTTTCGCACCCTCGTCTGCACTCGTATCCTTGCCGTGAAAACGATCCTGTATTTCCCAGATAGCTAGATTCACCTCCCTCAGAATCCGGTAGTGATAGGGATAAGCTACAACATAGGCGTTCAAAGAATTCATCAGCACGTCATACTCCTTTTGTACATCAGTGCGGCGCTGCGGGTCCTGGATTTTGCTCATCTTAATGTCCAAAATGGTCAGTTTGTCTAGGGCTTCGCCGAGGCTAACGGGCAGGACGATGTCCATTCTGGGTGGAGTAGAGATGAACTCTTTAGCTGGCTCATTGACCCACCCTAAAAATTGGAGCCCGTGGCCGCCCCAGCAATCAGCATAGCCATGCCTGCTCCTTCTTATACTCTCTATCTGCTTGTCGATGACGAGGCACTGAAGGCGCACCCTCGCTACGATTTCACCATCTCCAACTACCCCGACAACCTGAACGCCGGCTTTGATCTTGTCACCGCGGAGGACTTCGTCGGTCGCCCTGGTCACCCGCATCTTCTAAACCTCGGCGTAAAGGCCATGATGAGCTCGAATGCTACGCAAGAGCTTGTTCATTATTGGCTCGCACCACGTTCCTCCATCTTCAAGACAGGCCATATCATGGCGAACTCTCTTGGAGTGATCGACAATACCTATCGCGGCATTCTGAAGGCCCCCGTCGTTGCACTGGCGGAGGGTGCCGCTGGGTTCGTCGCAGGTGAGCGCCACTTCCAGATTCTTGCACCTGATATGGGCTGGATTTCCGAAGTGCGGCGCGTTACCGTCCTACCTGAGACGCTCCGCGGCGCAGGGGGCTTTGGGAGCACCGGCCGTTAAACTGTTTATCGTCATGTGCCAAAGTTAAAAAATCCTAAAGGCCTGTTCCGCATATCGCGGTAGCGGTAACTAAACACCGCTAGTAAATGAATGACCATAATTTATTAAGGAAATATATAAATTACTTACTTTTAATGATGATACTATTGCATTTTTGGGTATTATATACAGTTCATTTATTTTTTTCATCGGTAATATATAACCAAATGATAATGCGACACGGTCATCCGTTTTATTCTCTGATGACCAATGCATATCAATTCCAGATCTACACATAACATAATGACGATTTTTTGCTTCGACGCGATATTCACCATAATATGTATCAAAGATATTAGGGACATTCACAAAAACATTGAAACGACAATGAATTGAGCCATCGAAACTATTTGGATCTGTATGAGGATGAAGAATACTCCCATTAGGTAGCAATGTTAAAATATCTTCAAACGCTGGATCTTGTCTATATGTATGAAGACCTTCTCTTTCAATTAATCTCTTTTTTATTTTCCATACGGCAATAGGAATTGTGTTGTTGTCTATATGTAACGTATAATCCCACCTTCGATTCGATAAACTCCTTAATTTATTATTTTTTTTTAGGCTTTCAAGCCATTCTAATATAGTAAGGCGCTCTTCCTCAGACATTATCTCACCCCTATCATACATATCTTAATATCAGGGTCGATTAAGTTGCGCGTCCCGGGACGCGTGTGTTTTTCAGCTGTAAATAATAAATGAGCCTGGAAATATGGTTTGGCCCCATGTTTGCAGGAAAATCTTCCGCCATCATTGGCACACTCCGCCGCAACGCATTTATAGGACGCACAACCCTATGTATAACACACGCTCTTGATAAACGCTATAGTGATAACAGCCGCATAGTTACTCACGACATGGTTTCCTATCCAGCAAAGGCACTATCGGAACTCATGCCGCTTTTAGAGACCGCGGAATTTAAAGGGGCTGCCTATATTATTGTGGAAGAAGCCCAGTTTTTCAAAGATCTACGGAACTTTGCCTTGGAAGCCGTAGAAAAGCACGGGAAGCATCTCATCTGCGTGGGTCTAAACGGTGATGCAGAAAGAAAACCTTTCGGGGAAGTGATTGAGCTAGTCCCATACGCGGACCAGGTGAAATATTTCAGCGCTCTCTGCTCCGTCTGCTCGGATGGAACAGCGGGTATTTTCAGTTTTCGTTCCACCAAACAAGTAAAGGAACAAGTGTTCGTGGGGGCGGAAAAGGATTATATGGCGCTCTGTAGGCGACACTACCTTTTGGCGACCCAGGAAAAATTGGACTAACGCGTCACATAGTTTGGTATAACACACATGCTGCTCATGACGAAAGACTATAACACTTTCCGCGTGGGAGATGAAGAGTTCGTAGGGGCTAGACTTGCGGGAGGGGCGCTTCCTGGCGACATGGTTACCTTCAACAGTAAATACGATATTCGCTTAGTTTCACGCGCGAATCACTCACATATTGTGGGAACGCTGGAACTTGCGGCCAAGGTGCGCTTCGGAATCACATCACGCGGCGCACATATTTATTTATTCACCCCCTTCTCGGAGGCATATCCCCCCTTCTATGTGAGTTCTTCTCAAAAGGATATTTCACGAAACATGCTGGCAGTCATCGAGCTTCTCGATTGGAAAGACACAACTTGCCCGCGAGGAAATCTTGTGCAGATGATTGGACCCGCGGGGGACCTCGCCTCCGAAGAGCGCGCACTAGCGCTACACGCAAGCCCCGTGCATTGGAATATGGCGGCGCGTAAAATGTTGGAGGTGTTGGTGGAACCTGCATGCATTCCCAGTAGTCTTTGGCGTGCGAGGACATTCCACGTCGATCCCCCTGGCTGCAAAGATATTGATGATGCCATTACTATAACTTCTCTCGACGCAGAGAAGACACGCGTCCAAATCCATATTGCGGATGTGGCTTCGTGGCTATTTGCAAACCCCTTTCTCGGCGAGCGTGCATCCAAAATCAGCCAGACTCTCTATAGAGATGGCGATGTCGTCAGGCCCATGTTCCCCGCCGAGTTGTCAGAAGATAAATTCTCCCTCATTCCTGGCACCGAGCGGCGTGTTCTTACTCTGTCATTCATCTGGCTGGTAGAATCACGCGAAGCCACGGAGTTTAGCTGGTCACATGAGACAGTTCAGATTTCCCAGGGATTTACATATGATACTGTGATCAGCTCCGTGTTCGCGAAAGATCTGGAGCACATTTGCAGTGGGCTCGCACAGAAGCACTTGACAGATTCCCATGAGTGGATTGAGCAGCTCATGCTCCTATATAATCGTGAGGCGGCCAAGCTACTTCGTTCCGCAGGCCGCGGAGTGCTACGCCGCCACAAGGGGCGCGATGAAGAGCGATTCAACCAGTATTCGGCCCTCGGCCTCCCCGCAGAGCGCCTCGCAATGGCCGCAGGCGAATACTGCGCCGCATCCGCCGAAGATACGCGCCATTGGGGGCTCGGACAAGACGTCTATTGCCATGCGAGCTCCCCCATTCGTCGCTGGGCAGACTGCGTAAATCAGATGACACTCCTCCAAATCATTTCTGGGACGACTCCAAACGTGGAGGCCGATGTCGCGCACATGAATGCACGCTCCAAGGCATTTAAAGCATATGAGCGCGACATGGTATTTCTGCGTGCCGTGCTTGGCTCTGAAAAGAAGGAAGTGCTCGGGGTCGTCACGGAGCCAGGGCGTGTCTGGGTGGCGGAATGGACTCGTATTGTAAAAATGGATACGGCGGGAGTGGCCAGCGGCGCGCCAGTGCGTGTCAAGTTCTTCTGCGATACTACAAAGAGGAACTGGAAACGGCGCATGGTGCTAGCCCTCGCCTGAAAATTGGATTGCGACCTGGTGCCACTCATTTTTATCACGAATCTATGGAAGAACAAGAACATACCTGCTTCAACGAGGAGTATTTGCGATTCGCAGAAGATATGGAGACTCCCTGCGGGCGTGCCGTTGTAGGGGTATTATGCTTCTTCGCAGTAGTATTCATAGCAGCAGGGCTCTCTGGAATACTCATGGATATTCACCCAACCGGCATATTCACTACGCTGTTTGGGGTCGGGCTTGTGATGTTTCTTATCATGCTTCTCGCCGGCTCAATCTTCCTTATAGGCTACTGCACTCTTCCTAAACCGAAGCCGAGAAAACGCCGCATTGTCACGGGCGACCCTATGGTGTAATGAGAGGCTGCTGCTTTGCATCTTCGATCGTCCTTGTATGCTCCATTTCACCGCAGATATCAGGGAGTTTAAACCCAGAAATATCTTTGAATTTCGTGTAACAGGCCTCACGTATATCTTTCGGAATAATCGCATTACCATCCGCAGCAGCTTTTCCTATATCGTCCTTGATATAACGTATAAATGTCTTACAATCTCTGCGCCCTGCGTAGGGCAGATTAATCACTTCCTCTATCTTCCCTTTGATGGAACACCAATCACTCGCCAGTTTTTTATGAAGATGGCTGGAAGTCTGATATCCCAGTTTATCCTGTAGGATATTCAGCGTTGATACTGCAATACTAATACTTCCAAATAGCCACGCAAGCTGAAATCCAGCCACAGAATATCCTCCCGCAATCACATTTGATAAGCCTGAAATGGCAGTAAGAGTGTTGATCGCAATCATAAAGCTTTTTGAACGCGCATCAAAAATAGCGAATGCTTCTGTATGCATCCATTCAAAACATTTCGCCTTGTCACACCAGGTCGCCAGAAGATAATCTATTTCTGGCGACCAACTGAAGGTTGTCGGTCCTTCCGCTGTTTCTTGTGGACCAGTCGTTTCTGACATTCTCTCTATTTGTCAGATTTTGCGCGTGATCTCTTTTTTGTTTTATTAGCCCTCCGTATTCCATCTCAATATTCTCTTCCATACGAAATAAAAAGTTCCTCCCCCGCTTTTATATTTCGCTTCGCAAATACACGGCCATCTTGATGAAAATATACATTCGCCTTTTTATTTGTCCCTTTCGGCGCATTTATACGGGATGTCCAGTTATAGTGTTTAGAAGCGTCAATGTTTATCTCATTGTTCGCGTCGGTCGGGTCAGTTATACGAAGAACATATACACTGTAACCCTGTGGGCCATATTTAGTTTCAAATTCACCGGGCGTAAGCGCCTCTCCACGATAATATCCCAGGTCTTTTCCCGAACTAATAGGCTGCTTTGCAAACATGCCCATACCTGCGCCAGGTATTCCAGATTTGCGTATTTCCACCATATTCTGCCCCACATCGTTTTCATCCTCTGTAGGAGGGAACGTCGGGTAGAATTTCAGCATCTTTTTATACCCTTAGAAATAAAAGTTATGTGCAATGCAATGCACGTAACTTTTATTTCTAAGGGGGATTTGTAGCGCTCTATAGCTCTCCAGTAGAAGCTTGAAAGGCGCAACTATAGCGAATCTCCCGCTGCCGCCTTGATTTCCCTGTAATATTTCTATATTAGAGATAGGAATGGCTTGGCGCAAATCCAAAGCTCCTGGCTGTATCAAGGTGACTCTAAAGAAATATGCGGATCGTCCAGGACCACCCTATCATGCGGCTGACTGCGCGGAACAGACGAAAAAGGGGAATGATGGCGCGGATTATGTTAGCAAGGAGGGCTCCAATGGCGTCTACAGGTGGGTCAAGGCGGGGGCTACGCGCAAGGCCAAGGGCGTCAAGAGATACGAGATTCACGACAATGGGTCAAAGCCGTTCGTGGTAGATGATGACGGCAAAAAAATAGTGGTTTTCCGGCAAATATTTAATATTGACACAAATACGTATAGTCTGGGAAAGAAGGTGTTTGAATCGCCCTACAAGAAGCTATTTGTCGGCAAGGATCCGCTAAAGATTGGCTGGGGCGGCTCTGAAACTGGAAATACGGTTCTGGCCCAGATTAGTGCAAAGAAGTTCGTCTTTATTGGAGATGGAGCGTATTCTTTTGAGCTTGTGGATGGAGATGAGCCTGTTCTCTATAGTTCCCCTGTTGGAAATTCAGATGTTCCCTATCCATATCTCATTGGAAAGAAGTATACGTACTTACTTTTGAGTCAGAAGACAAAGGATGGTCCTGGAAAGTGGAAGGATCAACTTCCTGCCTATATACCGAATGAGAAACTTGATCTGAAGCTAGATGTCTATCCCCAGTTTTGGGCATTTGAAATGGCTATGCGGGGCAAAAAGAAAATAAAGCTGGAGATCCCCGAAGAGCCTATTGCGAACTTTGCGAAAGTCTTAAAGCGCAAGATGATTGCCAAGCGAGAGTTTTAGAGGCGCAGATACAGCGAATCGCCTGCCGCCAAGTCGCGCGCCAACCTGGTCTCCAAACCCCGCATTTTCTCTAGCATCTCTGTATCCTTGGACAGAGTTGCTAGCGACCGCCATTCTTCCAGAATATTAGCCGCCTTACTGAGGAGCCGCATGAGATTCCCCTCATAAATCTCGTAATCAGCGCAGATCTCTTGGACTGTTGCATCTTGTAGCCACCGCCATACGGGTTCCACCCACGTTGTATTGAGATCCCAATAGGAATCACGCGGGGCTCGCGGGGCAGCCACAGTATCCTCCACGCGCTGATTCTCCTGCGCAGCCCTATGAATGCTCCAAAGGGCGGCGATGACGGGTCGCGGCACGTCCAGGCCATCAACAGCGGGCATATCCTTAGCCGATTCTCCCGAAAAGGCCATAAGCGTGGCCAAAATCTCCTCCGCACCCAAATCCTTGAAAAGCCCCTGTTGATAGGCCTGGGCCATTAGAATCGGATGGCCTTCATTCACTTCCGTGGCCATCGTCCCCAGCGGAGTCAGCTCGAGCGCATCCTTCTGCAGAGGCGTCTTCAAGAATCCCATGGCGCCGAGAGCATCTAGGCTCGGCCACACACCACGAGAAGGATCGCCCGCAGCCTCAAGCTCTTTCTTCAGCTGCGCCACGTTCCGCTTAGCAGCGAGGAACTTCGGCCACAGCTCCTTCGTAATAAGCATCCAGCGCGGACCCATGTGCGTATTATCCCACGCCGACCACGCCTTTTGAGCCTCCTTTCTCGCAGCATTCATACTCTGCTTCAACCTGCTGGATAACTCGTCACGCTGCTGCATAGCAGCCACTTCCGCCTCGCTAATCTGAATCGCGGCGAATGCAGCCTCTTCAGCCTTCAGCTCAAGCTCAATGCCATGAACAATCATCTCATGCCGCTTATACCAATAAGACTGACGCATCAACTTCAACCAGTCCAGGTTTCCTGACTGGAGCGTTTTCAGAAGAAAGTCATAATGGAATGTCATGCGCGACTGGAACGTCGAGCGCGCCCCCGAGAACATCCGCTGCACATCGGCCAAATCCTCTGGCTCCCTATCCGGTAAATACAGCACCAGGCCCTTGTCATCCTTGCCGCGCCGCCCCGCCCGCCCAGCCATCTGAATGTATTCATCCGTATTGAGCATCCGCATTCCACCCGTAACATCGTCATATTTCCTATAACCTGTGAAGACCACTGTCTTTGTAGGCATATTGATGCCCACTGCAAAGGTCTCCGTTGCAAAGAGAAGCTTCACGAAGCCCTTGCCAAAGAGAATCTCCACGATTTCCTTGAGGACCGGTAACAGGCCGCTGTGATGAAAGGCAATACCGCGTTCCAGAAGCGCACGCAGAGTATGATACTGCGGCATGCGCTGTAGAGTTTCCCCGTAGCGATGCAAGTGGAAATCCAAGATATGCTTCACCGAGGCCGTGTCCGACGAGTTCAGAAGAGTGTGCTCGCAGTTATCCGCATAGCGCTCGCAATCCTTCCGTGAGAAGACAAAGAATAGCGCCGGCAAGAGTTTCTGCTCGTCCAGCCCCCCGATAAGCGCATTCATCTGATGCTTGAATGATTTCTGTCCGCCCGCCCTTGCAACCGGACCGCCTTCGTAACCGCCACGCCGCCGATCAGCCACTTGCGCCTTATGATCATCTTTCGCCTTGGCCTGGCCTCGCAACCACCCCAGCCAACCCTTATACGCCCCCGCGTCAAATCGCTCCTTCGCGTCCATAACCGTTACGAGCCTGTCACCCTCATAGACACCGTGCTGAAGGGGAACAACACGATACTGCGTGGAAATGAGGTGAATCGGCTTCTGCTTCAATTCGCCCAGCCATGCCGCAAAGATCTCAGGCGAGTCAATCGTCGCCGACAGCAGCACGAGATTCACCTCGCGTGGCAAGAGAATCATGGTCTCCTCCCAGACCGCCCCGCGGTCCCTGTCATTGATATAATGGCACTCATCAAAGACTACCGCGTCCAGGCGATCCAAACTCAGCGCAGCCGTAATACCCAGCTCGCGCGTCGCGGCCGAGTCATATTTGAACAGCAAATTCCGCAGAATCTCCGTGGTCATAATAACCACATCCGCATCGGGGCGAAATTTCAGATCCCCCGTCATAATACCCACGCTCGGGAACATTCTTTTGAGATCATCAAACTTCTGGTTGGACAAGGACTTAATAGGCGTTGTGTAGAAGACACGACCACCTTTTGCGAGGCTGTGAGCGATCTGGGCCTCGCCTACAAGCGTCTTGCCGGAGCCGGTTTTCGCAGTGACAAGAACATTCTCGTCGCGGCTAATAGCTGCAACCGCGTGTTGCTGGAATGGGTCGAGGGGGAACTTGAATTCCATCGCAAACGTCTGGGGCATCGTGCCACAAGGTTCAGATGGATTAACTACGCGCAGATATCCCGACATGTTTGTGTGTTTACATATTTGCCGGCATGTTGTTGAAATTTTCCGACCCGGGAAATCCCTCCTCGACGACAGGGGGGAGAAAGTTCGTGGCCTTGCGCGACTTTCTGGGCCCACGAGACTTCTTCTTCTTCGTGGTGGCCCCCATGTTATTTGCCTCTGCGACTGCAGAGTTGGCCACCGCATTCTGCTTCTCCACCGTCTTTGCCGCCGCGAATGTTTTCACGGTGCTTACTATCTTATCTATGAGTCCCCGCGCGGAATCAGCCATCGCCTCCACTGCCTCCGACATCAGCTTATTAGAGGCGTTATTCACTTTCTGTGTCGTGTTGCTGGGCCCCGTGTTATTGCTTACATAGGGAACATAGTTCGCCACCTTTTTACTCTTCTTTGTTTTTCTAGTGGGGGGGTTGCCACTCTTTTCCTGGTTGCGCGTAATGTATTCCTGCAGTTTTTCTTTATAGGCATTTTCTCCCTGAGAAGTTCTGATTTTATGCAGCGCAAATGCCTCATAGGATTTCGCTTTCGGGGCTTTGGGGTTGTCACCAAATGTGCGCTTATATTCCTCCTTCATTTCAGCAAATGTCGCCATCCGCCCATTTAATACTGCCTGGGCCTTTGCAGATAGCCCACGCTTAGAGGCTGTTGTCGCAGGAGGCGCACTTACGGAGATATTCTCCGCAGGAGGCGCGCTTACGGACGCATTCTCAGCCGGCGGGGCGCTCACAGACGCATTCTCGGCGGGCGGGGCACTCACAGACGCATTCTCGGCGGGCGGGGCACTCACAGACGCATTCTCAGCAGGCGGGGCGCTCACAGACGCATTCTCAGGAGGAGGAGCACTCACCCCCTCAGAGGGTGCTGCAGAAACATCCGGTGTCGCTGTACTCATATTTCCAAAATCTCCTGGAGTTACAGACTCGGCACTCATCTATTTAGAACAAACTTAATATCTGGGTCCATTCCAACCTCGCATATCTCCCGCCTTCTTTTCAGGAGGGGGTGGTGGTGGTGGAGGTTTCGGGCCCATAGTAGCAAGGGCCAGTGGAAGAATATATAGGGAAACTACACTCATCGTAACTAAGAACAGAAGACTCTTATCTTTGAATAACATTGCAGCGATTGCAACTGCTATGATAAAAGCAGCGTGGCCAGCCAAAGCCCGGGAACCATTTTCCTCCGAATACTTCTTCAGCACATCAACCATTTCATTTTTACCAAACGACAGTTGCTTCACAATGCCATAATAGAACATTAAATCATGCAACATTTGCACCACGACAAGTACGCACACAAATACGAAGGGAGACCAAGGGCGGCCACCCGTTGTATAAAAGCTAGTGTAGGCGAATCGTGTCACTTGAAATAATAATACTACTAAACTGGTATTTGTCAGAATCCCTTCTAGGCCGAAGTTATCAAAATAGGCATTCAGGCTTTTTCCGCCTACAACACCCATCCGTGCCAAAGTAATCACTATGTTTATCACGAACAGCGTCGCAACCCCTATAGGGAATATTTCCTCGACGTGGGTATAATCACCAATATCTTCTAATCTAAAATAATCGTCTGTGGAACCGCCCCCTTTAAAGTCCATCTATCTATATGTATATAAGATGAGTCTCGTGGCCGGCTGGAATTGTTATCTTCTGGCAACCTCCGACGGTGGTTCTCAAAAGACATACGTGGGTGTTACACCGGACTTGGACAGACGTCTAGCACAGCACAATGGCCTTCAATCCGGTGGTGCAAAGGCGACACATGGACGCAGCTGGGAGCGTATCTGCCATGTTCGGGGCTTTCCAGATCATCGCGCGGCTCTCCAGTTTGAATGGCGTTGGAAACAGATCTCACGGGGCCTCACAGGCCCACCCGTGCAACGACGATTCCAAGCCCTACAGACATTAATGGGCCTCGACCGGCCCACCTCCGCCGCCGTGCCCTATAGCGAGTATGCGGCACCCTTAGAAGTGATTATGGAAAAGGACAATACCGCGATAACATTTGCCATCAATACCTTAATGGAAGTGCATCATATATAATATTAAATAAAGATGCTGATCTTGTATTTCGGTGATCATCATCAAGTAATATAAAAAATAAAATAGTATCTTTTATGCGGTCGTGTGCCCTGTTTTTAGCAGTTCTGTTTTTAGCACTACCGTTATTATTGGGAATTTTTTCAAATAATTTAATAATCGGATGATTTTTCTGTTTGGAGGTGCTTATTGATTCCACTTTTGTTCGTAACTCACGCATTTCCTTTGGACTCGCCTGAGTAATGAAACCTGTAAGATATAGTAACCGACCATTATACATACTTTCTGCAAGGTGTTTCGTGTGCGGAGGCTCGCTTGCTCCAGGTGTAAGAGGTGAAGTTGGTTCTTCACCATTATGTATTTGCGCAAGTTTTCTCCTTCGCCTAGTCGCACTTCCTTTCTTCATCCACTTTTCCAGGAGGGGTCCCTTTATATTTAAGTTTGCAAACGGGTCTGCCATTCTGATTAGCCCATATATTAAGTATTTATGATACTAAAAAATGACTCATTTAATAGGCGAGCCTGTTCCTCTTCTCTCTTCGGGTCTAGATGCGGATAGAGTTCGTAGAGCTCTTCCAGTTTCTCTTTTGCGTGTTCCAACTTTTCCTTGAGACTCACCTGTTTAGAACTCGTGGACTTCCACAAAATCCCCTCGGTCTTGAATTCAATGGCAAAGCGATCGCGATGATATCCGTTCGCTTGCACATACCAAATGTGTTTCGGGATTTCCTCCGGTTTTATACCACACATCGGCGGCAACTCTACACTCCGCTTTTTCTTCGCGTGACCCGCAGCAGCAACGGCTTCATCTACTACGCGCAGATTATCCCGCCGATTGTCCAGGCCATTTTTACTGATATGCTGAACCACCTCTGCGACACCGGGCTTCATTAAAAAGTTGTGAAGATACAGCTCGCGCTTCTTTTCATTGCCCGATATATCCACCTTTACAGAAGTCGCAATATAGTTCCCAGAAGCAAGATGCCATTTATGTTCTTGCACCGTGGGCAAATCCGTCGTATCAAACACGAACTCAATCAGCATCCCTTTGAAGAGAATACTGCCGATAGTTGCAGGACCCGCAGTTCTAAATGTAACCTTGCCCATTCCCTATTGGGAGCTAGGACCGGGAACGGGGTGGATTGAGCGCAGGATTTCAATGTTATTTAGTGGGATTAGTTACTTCTAACTCATTTATCCTCTCTTGTATGCGTATCATTTCATTATATGCAAGCCCCAACTTTATTTCACTAGTGCTAATATCTTCTATACTTTTCAAATAAGAATCATATGCTATATCACGATTTTTTTTAATTATTTCAATACTAGTGTCGGTTACTGTGTTTTTATTACATGCAGCACAAATACAGTGAAACTCAGTTCTATCCGATGTAGTATAAACACTCAGTATATCTGGAACATATGCTAAGTTATTATTTATACGAACCATCTTATTGGTAAAATGTTGATCTTCTCCAATACGAATCGTTTCACTATAAGGATATTTCTTCCAGAAACTCGATAATACAGTGGGGGAACCGTGCGCAATATAATCTATTCCTTTTATACTATTGTATAATACATATTCCCCCTTCAAGTATATCGGATTAAATGTATTTCCCGATAAATCGTAGGCATTAAAGGCATTCTGATAAATGGCATTTGTTAATGCCATCCATTGTATGGTATTTAAATCAATGTGAATAGCCTCTTTTGGGCCGAACATATATCTATTTAATATTCCAGTAAGCGTGGTATTATTCAAAAAATGTTGTTCGCATATTTCAATGCGTCGTGGATGCATTATATCATCCACGTCGAAAAATGAGAGAATCGTTGCACCAGATTCAACGGCCGCCTTCGCCGCCCTATTTCTATTTGCGCCAGCCAGGAGCTTTTCAGAATGGCTGTGAATTTTTGCGAACAGTTTCAGTTCAAATAGTAAGATCCGTATTTTTTGAATGTCTTCATCTGTGGAGCTTGATACAGAAATATGAATCTGATCTGGCTTACGGGTTTGATACTGAATAGAGCGAAGGCATCTGTCCAAATATTTTAAATGGGGCGCGTGAAGGGGGATACAGACCGCAATATTTACGGGGGATGTCTTTGCGGGTATATGTGATTTTTTCGCTCTTTCTGTATTATTTCTTCTGCGCATAACTATGGTAGTTGTTGTTTCGCACTTTATGTGGGTGAGGTGTGCCTTCCCGCACGATTGCCTTACACGTTGCCATTTTTAAAATAGTAACGCGAAAGAGTTTTAAGCTGTCCCCGAATTCGCCTGGAATATGGCGTTTTACTGAGTTTTCATGTCGCCTGCTCACATACGAAAATCAACAAAAAACAACAAGTATGCCTTGAATGTGACATAAAAATGTCTCCAGTTTCTTAATTGCTGTAAGCCAAGCCTCCCATACCGGACATCACACGCAGCACGTTGTAGTTCGTCGCGAACACATACACGGACGAGGAGGTCACCGAGCCCACCGCGTTGTTGGACACCGTCAGCAGCAGGGTGGTGTTATCAATACGCGACAAGTTGCAGGTGCCGCTGGGCTGGTGCTGCTCGGGCAGAAGCGCGAACGAGTACACGTTGATGCCCGTGGCGGGGATGTTGGTGTGGTGCTGGAAGGGCTGCACCTCGTTGA